CAACGATTGTAGTAGCACGACCGTCGATATATGGAAGTTTGTGGGAGTGAAGTTCTTTGTTCAGTACAAGTTGTAGTGTAGCTTGACGTACATCGAGTGTAGAACGATTGAGTTCATCCAGGAATAGTACCGAGTGACGAGACTTCGTACAGCTAACTGTTGAGTCTTTTGACAAGATGTGAAAATAGTCATTTACTTTATCGTAGTAGTTACAGTAAAGTTCATTGAATGTTTCACGATTTACAGTAGTTGATAACTGTTCTTTGGCAAACTTTTCGAAGTCAGCGTCTGCGAATACGATGTCTTCTAAGTTGACTGATGTAGGCCATGCACGATTGATAATACGTGAATACCAGTCTGGTGCACTCCATACAGTAGATTGCATACCTGCGATGTTTGCAGTACGAGGAATACCGATAAGGTCACCAGTATCCATCATAGACAAGAAGAGCTCTTCTAGATGATAGTTGTTTTCTTTAGCGAACTGTTGAACAATGGCGGATTTTCCGATACCGTGCTTTCCTTCGAAAAGGGCTGTGTCATCTGCAAGATGAGATGCTGTAAGTAATTGTAGGGCTTGAGGGATATTCATTGGTGTTTCCTTTTTAATAAATTTGGGTTAGCGAAATGCGGGACTAAGAGTTTGAGTAATAATGTTTTTCAGCAATGTTTAAGATGAACTGAGAAACAATAAGTGTTGCCGAATAGGCTATAGCTAGAATAAGATGTCCAGTATATAACAATACTGCTAATAGAGATAAATATATAACTAGATCGATGTACTTCTTGTATGGGTAATAATATATAGGAGTATCTTCAAGTATAGGCGTAATTACTTTTAAGAATGGTAAAAGAATAATTCCTATAACAGCAGTAATCCAAAACAAGCTGACAAGTAGAAATGAGATTATAGTCCATTGGTATATATGTGAAGCCAGTAGCAGTCCTATAAGAAGGCTGTTGATAAGTAAATGTGTTTTAAAATCCATTGAATTCCTTAAATATAAATTTCTGGAAATAGTGTTGGTGGTAGTACTAATTTCTGTACATCAGTAGCTGGTATTGATTTATCTGGTGTAGCTATTTTAAGTGCAAAGTCATGTAATGGGGACCAAAAGCTATGACCTTCTTTAGTGGATATCCATTCGAATATATCGATAATAGCCATTACATTCCATGTTTTTTCTGTACGTAAAATAACATTTTGTTGAAATTGTGGATACCAGTCTTGAGTCTTAGCCCAATCTAGTTGCTTCTGTAGTTCTTCCATTAGATCTCCAATTCTGGGTAGTGTGCTTTAACGTAACTGATTAAAATATTTTGACGATCTTCTCCGTTTTTACAGGAGAATTCACAAATTTGGCACGGGATGTCATTACACATAGCAGAGTAGGTAGTATTGTCTTCGGTACTTGTGACTAAGACATGATAACTGAATGTAAGGTCTTCATCTACAAGCTGTTCAGCTTTTGTGAATACGTGAAATGGGTAGTCTAGTTTGTTTGGTGGTTTCATATTAGTGTCTCTGGATAGTGTTTTAAGATGTCGGATAATGGAGCTACTGGAAATAGGTTGTTAATGTTATAGTAACCTTCACCTTCATAATCTTCATAATCATCAGAGTGAAAATCATATGCTTCAGTCTTGTTCTGTATTGAGTAAATGACTGTAAAACGATCAGGGTTAGAACGTACTTGGCAGAAGTAAGGTAGGTTTTTGGTCCAATTCATGATAATCCTTAAATGAAATATTCTGGGTGAGTGATTTTTAAAGCTTGGAATTCAGGTTGATTTTCAAGAGCTTCAAATAACAAAGTTCTACAGTTATCATCAGATGTGTATAATGGGCATTCACTGCAGTCTAAATTTCCGCACGTAAAACTTTTTAATACAGTTGGAGGTTTATGAGGTATTAATGATGTTTTATAAATAAATGCACCACCACTAGCCTTGAATGGTGTATCGTAGATGTCTACTGATCTTCCATTAAACGTAGTGGTTAGGAGTAGATTACTTTTCATTCTTCAGTTTGATAGCGGACATACGGCCTGCGTTCATTGAATCCATAATCTGACCTTCACTAGTAATAAGCCAAATGATAGGCTTATTAGTAGCTTTGTATGCAGCAACGTCAGACTCATCAATGTAACCATCGGTGATAACCACGATAACTGTAGCGTTGATCTTCGCTTCTTTAAGTTTAGCGATTGCAGGTGATAGAGTAGTTCCTCCGCAAGCCGAACGTTTGAAGGTTCGCTGTGAGCGCTTAAGAATATGTGGTTTATGAGCTTGTGTGTCTACTGGAACATACCATACTTCAGTACCTAGTGATTTACAGATATGTATACATTCACCGATAGCGGATACTAGTTCAGTGTTGGATACAGAACCTGATTCATCTCCGACAATAACAGGATCAGCTATGTGATCTTTTGTTTTACCTTTGATGTGCTCGAAGTTTGGATTACGTCGATCTCTACGAAGGATGGTTTTTCGGAAATTGGCTTTCTTATTAGACACGTAACGTTTAAATTTTTTCTTCCAGTCAACTTCTGACTTGCGAGAGAACATGTTAAGGTAGTCAGAAATTTGGCCAGGTACATCACCACGTGATTTTTGAGTTTCATTAACTGCCTTTTCGATCATGTTTCGAGTAATATCTTTTTGGAGATCTGCGTCACCCTCTGATTCTTGCCATTTAGAGTGATCATCTAATGGTCCAGGTTTTCCAGTTCCAGGTCCAGTTTGTTCATCGTCTTCAGGTAACTGATCTTTGTCGATGTATTCGTAGTATTGTTCGCCGGATAATTTATCAGGAACCTTAGTCTTACTAGGTAAGGTAGCAGGTATGATACAGCCTTGTGGTAAATGTTTTTGATCAATGAGCTGATTGATAGCACAGTCTGTAGCGTAGTTCCAAGCCTTGTGGTTTCGGTCTTCTTTTCGACCTACATGACCATTAAGTATGTGTAGCATTTCGTGCTTCAGTACGGCTAGTCTTTCTTCAAGTGTGAACTCATCGAAGAGCTCTGGATTGATGTGTAGTTTGTAGTGATCTAAGTGAAAAGATACAGCAGCTGGTGCTTTCATACGTTCAAGTACTATAGAGCATTGTCCGATCATATGGCCGTAAAATACATAAGTGGTTTGATAACTGTCGCCAGAAAACATGTTAGCTAGTGCTTCGTTTAATTTTTCTCTACTTAAAGGTTTTTGGGTGGTATTTTTTTGTTCATTTTCCATAATGCCTCCTGTGCATAGTTAATAGGATTTTTAATCAGTATTTCTGAATTACTGGTATGTTTAAATATTTTACTGCCTTTATACTTATATTGGTGTAAGTTTTTTAATAGCAGCTTTTCAAGGGTCCAAGCATCTTCTCCATTAAAAAAATGTTGTTCAAAAATTATTTTATAGCTAGTTCCTTCTTGCTTATACCTTTCGTTTATTTGACGAGAAGTAATCCCTATTTTATATTTACCAGATTTTGGTAAGTACAATATATAAAAAATAGTTTTTTTATTTTTATAGTACGACTTTCTGTAAGCATTAAAATTTTTATTACAAAGAGGGTAACCTCTACCGCGTATATGGTGAGTGGCTGCTTGCCAAAAACTTCCATGAGTATTGCAGATAATTTCAACTTTTGTATTACGGTTTACGTATTTTACTTTTGAATAATCATAAATGTTATTATGCTTTTTAGTAGCTAGTTTTAAGAAATCATTTTTAGTGTTTTTCTTATTTACTTTTATTCGTCCGCATGTTGGGCATCCTTGTTTTTTACCTATATGTGCGTATCCTACTTGGTTAAATTTGCCGTGTATGGGGCAAATAATATCATACTTATCACTAATAGTAGTAAAATTTGCTATATTGTAAGTATACTTGTTGTTATGAGCAATATTAGCTTTTTCAATAAAAGTATCTTTAGTGTATCTCATAATAATTCCTTTTTATAAGTATACTAAAAGTAACCTTTAATTTACCTTGTGTTAGCTAGTGCAGTATCTAGTCCAAGACGAGATAATGGAGCCTGCTTTTCAGCGGATTTTGTTTCGGTAGTTTCGGACATAAAGTCTCCTTATATTAGTAGTTCAGGATGCTGTTTTTCAAATGCTTCCTGATCGAAGGTTTTTAGAAATTCGGCGTATGGCGGGTATCGTGGTTCAAAAAGGCATACGAATTCGTTGTGACCTTTAAGTTTTGCTTTACAGTCTTTGCATCTATAGTTTATAGGTTCGAGTAATCTACAACTGCTAGTCGTAACATCTTTATCAGAATCTAGTGTATGGTAGACTTCTTTAAAAAGTTCCATAAAGTTGTCAGGTAATTGTTCCATAGTAAATCCTAAATAGTGAGTTCTGGGTAGTCTTCGTAGATTTGTGGAAAAAATGTATATAAAGTTAGTTCATGGCTACATTCTTTCTGAATTGGGCATAAGCTACATAAACATCCATTACATTGAGAATAACAACCATTACTTACTACAACATGAAGCTCATTTCTTTTAAATTCTAAGTCGTCTAAGTCATTAACAGTAGAGTACACGTATAACGGGTAGTTAAGATCGTCTCGTGAATATAAAAGCATGTGAATCCTATATAAATAATTCTGGATGAGTGATTTTCAATGATGGGATGTAACGATTAGCGATGATACCTGCGTTTGTAGATATTAGACATTTAGCAGTAATGGTTTCTAGAAATGGGCAAGTTTCGCAAGGTTGATCATAACAAAAAACTTGAGTAATTTGAGATGGATCGTATACTAAAATACCATCAATGAAGCCTTGTAAGACTTCATCTCGAGTAAGTTGCATCAGTAAGCTGGGAAGAAGTTAGTGTCTGCTTTACCAGAGATAGAGTTTTCGATCTTTGCAGATACACGAGTTATCTTTGCACCACCAGTAGATTTCAGACCAGCTTTCAGTGTTTTGTTATAACGTTTGATATTAGCGATCTTACGTTTATTAACTTTTAGTTTAGCTTCCGGTTGTTCGATGATCTTGAAAGCGGTATAGTAGTTACGACTTTTCATAGCCATACCGCTGTGAGCTAGTAGGCGATTGATGTTTGAATAAGCATTGACTGTTTTCAAGCGATCTTGAAGACTGCGCTGATCCATGTCTTTGAGGTATGGAAAGTAACGGGAAAAGCGTTTAACGAATTCGGAAATAGGCATTTCATAACCAGGTTTCAGTGTTTCACGGTTGCGATATAGAGTAGCGTTAAGACGGCGAACTGTTTGAGAAGTCATAGGTATCCTTAGTTAATGATTTTGGAGATAAGAGATGAAAGATCGACACGTTTTGGTTTTATCTCTTGATAAGGTTTGAACATTTTAAACTTTGTACGAGGTTCGCCTTCTAATTTTTCAGCGATCCATTCTAAAGCAATTTCTTCAGAAATGAAGTCTTTGATTTGGTTATTACTAGTTGTTACAAGAATAACGGTTTTTTCGTAGTCATTGGTCATATTAGGTTCCTTTTTAATTGGTAATGATTGAGCTGATTGATTACAATAAGTAAAATCAGTATATGTATAAGCTGTGCTATTACAGCGAACTTTGGATGATAAAGACCCTCTATCATAATAGAATAAAGTGCCTTTGTGATTTCCAATGGCTAAATGACCTCTAGATGGCGGACTTCCCCAATTAGGTCTAGTACAAAATTCTCCGTCTTTAAGATCGGTGACTTTCATCTACTTTACTTCAACTACCGGGATAGACGTTGTAAAGGCTTTGATTTCTTTGTGGATTACACAAGTACAGCCAAGACCTTTTGGAGTCTGTAAGAATTTGTTAATTGCTTCAGTAGCTGCTTCTTTTTCTGTAAAATAAGCTGTAGAATTATAAGCTCCAGAAGCGTCGTAAACGACTACTGTGAACTTCGTACGTTTTTCAAGGTCAGATGGGGAGTCAATAGCTCCGGATAGCAGTGTAGCAAGTAAGATTTCGATTTGTGTTGGCATAGGTGTTTCCTTTATTTGTTGAATTTGGGCAGGTTGTTCGAAGATATCTTCGTAAGCGACTTTAGTACATTGATCAAGACGTCTATAGTCCTGATCAGCCCATGGATAATAGCGAGTGGAATCAGTTGTACCGTCGTGGTAAAGATAAGGTTGATGGTTGTTTGGGCGTGCATAAGTTTCATCCTGTGTGTATAAAGCAATAGTATCACATTCTTCTTGAGTCCAAAGTTTACCGGATCTCTTATAGAAGGCGAATGGATGATGGTGTGGATCTAGTTCTAGCTCTGCTTCATGTACTGGATATTCATCTGGACTATCATGACTAGTAACAAAATACATATAGTTGTCAGGATCAGCTGAAGCTATCTGTAGATTTGAGAGTGTCTAATCAAAAAATTCTGCACTAATAGAATTTTTGTCTTTAAAGCGAACTATATCACCGGGTTTGAATGTCATATTATTTCCTTTTTAAATATTTTTTAAAGCGCGCACAACAGATTTTATATTGTGTTTCTCCGTTTCGAATAGCATCAGGATCATTAATATAATCTTTATGAGAGTAAGGAATCTTAAAGAACTTTGCTTTAATATGGTATTTGTACGATACCGGAAACTCGATTTTAATATGAGTACCACTAATTAAATGTATTAAGAAATGGTATGTAATTTTTTTTCCGTCTATAGAGAGATAAGGCTCTTCGATATAGACAACTGCATCCATACTAATAGTTTTACCGTTTTCAAATTCTAGTGCATAAGAATAAGGTAATTTTTTCATGTTGTTCCTTGTATATTAAAACTCATCGTTTTTGTATTTCTGTTTACGAGAGTAAGTTTTTTTAGATTTAATAGTCTTTGTCTGAAGATTGACTTCACGTTTGTAGTTTTTACAGATAGTGTGGTCACGTTTATTGTAAGATTTGTTACTCATAAGATTCCTTATATAAAATATTCTGGATATATAGTAGGTAAGTCTTCAATGGAAGAAAAAGAACAAAGTATTTCTGCTTTATGTCTAGTACAGAAATTATCTAAGGATTTCCAGTTTTTACAATTACCTATATAAGTAGATGCTGCAATGCAGTCAGGTACAGTAACATTGAATCCTGTAGTGTCATGAACAGTATCACAATAAATGTTGTAGCCGTTTTTGTAGGTAACTAGGTGGTACATTGTAGTCCTTATATAAAATACTCAGGATGTTCTTGTTTTAAAGAACTTACGGAGTCAAAAGTAGTCAGTATTTTAGGAGTATACGTTTTTTCAAACTGTTCAAATGATTCCCAATCTGGAGTAGAGGATATAGATTGAATGCTGTTAATACATTTGTTAAGGGTATAATAAGCACCTGTAGTGTTGTCAGTTACATCACAGTAGACGTTATACGCGTTTAAATAAGTTACTAAATAATACAATTTAAATTCTTAAGTAAGCTTGTTGTACGTCTATAATTGACATAGTTTTTAAGTCTTCAATACTGTATGTAAGCATAAAGTTGTAGACTTTAAAGTCATCAGATGAGTGCAAGTGCTTACGAATGTTAGCGTGGTCAGAACCAGTCTTTACAAGGCGGTCTTTAAATCCGCGCATACGTTTCCAGAATTTGTAGAATGGTGTCTTATACTTCCATTGAAATCCGTTAGTGTCTTCAAATACGAAACCTTCTGATGTTTCAAGTTCGATTGATGCTTGATCTGCAGTACGTCGCCATTGTTGTAAGGATACAAAGTCTGGATGGAGAGTAGTTAGTTGTTTAACTTTGAAACCGGTAAGATTTCCAAAGGAAGTTAGCTGTCGGTAATTGTATTTTTTGAATACCGGCTCGTTGTAGATTACGTCTAAAAGTATGACTTGGTCTTCTGTATATTTACAGATGTGTGGATCTTTGTGGTGAATTACTTCAAAAACTAGGGAAATGTTTTTAGAAGTAACAATGTTTTTTAAAATGTCTGTAAGATGCGGAGTCACTAGTTCACGAAACATATCAGCAAAGTCACCTTTGTCTGTAGATTTAGAAGCTATGAACCATTCGTCTTTGTGAACGGACATAATACCTAGGAAACCGTTTTCTTTATTGTAAGCTGCGATCGGACCTTGTATAGTTTTGGACATAGTACGAGATTCAGTTTCAGGACGTTCATCCCAGTTAAAGAACTTGTCGTATGACCTAGCTACAATGGCTCCTGAGGCGTCTAAGAATAGGCCGCGAGCTTTGGTATTGATCTCATCCCAAGTACGCTTGTGGAAGACTTTACGAGAGAAGTTAACAGCGTATACACCAGTTTGTAGGTCTTTAACAATGACATCTTTTTTATGTTGAAAATAAGATAGTAAATTGTTGGCTTGTTCTAGTTTCACTGCTGGAAGGAAAGAATCCTCTGAATCAAGACTTGTATCAAATGTGTTGTTTTGGATTTCTGTACATGCAACACCTAATCGGTTAATAGTCATCATTCTAAAAGTACCACCAAATTCTTGATTACCATTAAGATTAAAGGTGCGATCGGTATTTTGTATAGGTGCTTTGTGAATATTTCGATGACCATGAATTTGATAATGAAAATCAAGTGTGTTGTTAACAAATGCCTGATCTACTTCTTCTGATTCACTGTAAGTTCCTACACCTTTGATGAAGTCAAAGGTAGGTGTAGTAATACCAGGTAAGCAAGGTAGACCGCCATGAGTAACTGTATAGACTTTATTATGGTATTTAAAGTAAGCTAGCTGACCTAAACGATTGTAAAAATCTTTAAGATCGGAATTAGCAATACCGGCTGCTTCAAATGCATCGAAAGTGGCTCTACTAGCAAGAGGCATTTTGATGTTTTGATACGAAAATTTATTGCGGATATAATTTCGTAAATGTACTTCGTGATTACCTGTTAAGAAGAGTGTATTCTTCTCTTTACTTAAAGGATGTAAAAGTTTGAAAGTTTCAACATGTTGAAGACCGCGATCGAAATAGTCACCTACGAAAATATAAAAGTAATCTTTGTTGAAAGGCTGAGTAACGAAATATTCGTTTATCGGATCAGTACAAGAATGAACATCTCCGAATACTACGATTTGCTCATAGTCAGATAAGTCATGTTGTATGTTTGAATATTCTGGCCATTCATTAGGTTTAATAGTGGTTACCCAGTTCGGTATATGTTCTGTTTGAAGACGGTAGAAGGTACGTTCAATAGCTTCATCAGGTACATGTTTGTAGGAGTCGCGTTGACGATTCTGTGTAAGAGCTGTCTGTAAAGGTACATCTGAAAAATCTACAAGAACTACTCGATAACGGTGGGCTTGGGCAAGTTGTCGGTATTTGTTAAGTTGTGAAGTACGGCTATGTGTAGCGTCAACTACAACTAGTTCTCCACGTTCCATACGAGTTTCAAGCATCTGGAATAATAGATTCCAAACATATTTGTCATTTGTTGGAGATATGACTTGTTGTCCGGTTTTAATAAGCTGAGGAGACTGTACCATTAAACGGATAAAATCAGGTTCTAATGTGTACATAAATAGATTATTGCTTTTAATCCATGTTGATTTACCGGAGCCCGGAGTTCCACGAGTTAACACGAGAGTTCGCATGATGTTCCTTTAAATAAATAGTTCAGGATGTAAAGTTTGTAGTTCTTCGAAAGATTCTATAGGTGTTTTGTTGATGAGTAATCCCGGTTGTTTATAGTTGTTTTTCCAATCCCAAGATAGTTTTGAGTGTATCATCATTTCTTCTAGATCTGATAATTGTAAGCATAAACCAGTATTTGAATTTAATTCATGCAATAAATACTGTTCCATTTCTTCGTGATAGAGATTATATTTTCTTGATGTCATTGTATTTCCTAAATTACAATTGTAGATCGGCGTTTAATACTCGATCCAACCTGATCCGCCGCCATTATTGTGTCGTTTAGCCCATACTGCTTTTACCGAATCTACAAGAGTGTATGGGTCAGTGATAGTTTCATCATAGTTTACTTCGTAGTTATCAAGTATACTATGTATATCTTTTATAGAATGTGCAGTTTCTATAATAGTACCATCACGTAATAGTTCATAGCCACCAATATACATAAAGTTAATAGTATACTTTGGTGTCATTGAATCAATTAAATCAATCAGTTCAAGTGTTGCCCATTGTGGTTGCGTGTTGATTTTCTGTTTGAGTTTTTCGATATTCATATTAAGCCTTTATAATAAGATCAAGATATTTAGTCGGTGTAACTTTTTTCATAGTTTTAGCAAGCCATTGGATTTGGAAGTACGCAGCACCTGAGTCACGAAGTTGGAAGTAGTTTTTTAAAGATCGTAGGTTAAATGTTACAACCATATCTACTTTCCAGTTGTCGGTTACGATATGTTTGAAAGCATCACCTACGTTACGTTTTTTCGGACCGGCTTCTAGTGCAATGAATAAATCATCAGAACTTAGTCCTGAAATTAATAAAGGTAATGAAGATTTAGCTATTGCTAATCCGTCGAATACTATAGGCCCTAAGGCTGTTCGTTGATCGTACAGGCGATTGAATATGAATTCCACATCTGTATTTGGGCGAGTTACTACAAATAGATCCATTTCATTGACTGCTGCGTGAAACCATAAATTGGCTTCCTTGATACTAGGTTGAAATAGGCTAGCTACAAAAGCATTGATTATACTGCTCATTGTATAGCGCGTTGACCTTACACTAATACCTTGAATCCTGTGACGAGCATGTTCTTGTAGTACACCACGGGACGTTCCTTTGATAAGGTATGTCAGGTTAGCGTGTTCAAGGATACTGTAGTGGAAGTGAGTCCAGGCAAGTTTGTCTAGGAGGTCTGAGTGTTCGATACTATTTAACTCATCTAATTCAGATTGTTCATAAACTTGCCGGCAGTTACCTTCTGGATTAAATGAGGAACCAAGTACTTTAACACATTCATTCTCACTAGTTTCAAATGAGTCATAGCAAGTACGAGCAGCATACTCAGAAGTACCAATACCAGTTTCTTGTAGCAGAACTACGGTTGGATGGGAGTATTCAATCCCGTGCACTATTTCAGTCATTAGTAATCCTTACTGAGGGTTTTTGAATATATATTCTTGTATTTGTATAATAGCTTCTCCATGAATTTTAGATGAATTAAGATCACTGATAGCGTATTCTTGTAAAGTATCTATTGATTTATATATAAAATCAAATTGGTAATTACATAGCACATTTATAATAGTAATAGACATTACTATGTAAACAAATAACCAGCTAAGTTCTAAACGAAGTGCGAGTATATCTTTCATAAGTCTACCAGTCGTATACCCAAGATGAATGACCATCTTGAAGTATATCTTCTTGAATAACTGCTAATTGTTCAGGAGTAAAATCATGGTCGTCTAAGAAGGCATAAATGTTGTATGTTTTATGACGATTGTGTCCAGAGTAACCAACATCCTCAAATTTTGTTAAATGACCAGGGATATAGTAATAAATATCTGGATTTACTAGATAATTTTTATCTATAGCTAGTTCGTACAAAGCCCAACGATCTATTAAAGGTAAAGATTTATTTTGAATAAGTTTAAGTACTTCGTTATTTTTAGCATCTTGAGATACACCGTTAGTAATTTTATCTATTAGTTCTTTGATAGTCATAATAGTCCTTTAAAATAAGTTGACATCTAAATGGTGATAGTTATAAATTGCTCCACCGATGAATGAGGTAAATAAGAATATAATTCCTATAACCTCGAAGTGTTTCATGACATAGTTGTGAAGATTAAGTAAGTGTTTCATTAGTTTTCGTCCTCGTCGTAAGAATACGTATCTTTTTCTTTTTGCATGTTTTTGATCTTTTCATCGTAAACTTTCTTTGCTAGAGGAAAGTCTGTTTTGAGAGTTTTTAAATATTCGATAGCATGTTGCAGACTAGTTATCTGTCGTTCGGATAATGTTTTTCGTTTTTCTTTTAATGTAGTTTTTAGTGATTCAATGATATTCATAGTTCTCCTTTTAATTATGTAGTATACATACTAGAACACCAGCCACTTCCTTTAACTCAAGCCTAGTGACTGATGCTCCATATGCGTACATACTTCTGCAGATTTATACGTTGGCTCTGCAAGGCCTCGATTGGTACTTTAGCGTCTTACTCAGGACGTGTCTTAACAGTTATACTCCGATGAAGACAAATAGAGTAAGCCCGTTTTAAAGCCCTGGCTAGGCCGAATGTGCTTCGTACCGGAGTCGAACCAGCGACACCATCCCTGGTTGGGGACTGCTCTTCCACCTGAGCTAACGAAGCGTATGTGATGTGCCCTCCCAGCCTTGCACTGGGTACGTTCTCGACGCATCAGTGGTAGTATATACCACCGAAGACTTACGCGCTATTCAGGCCGTATATCTCCCAGTTATCATCCTGGGCTAAGTTTCCTTCGTTTTACTGTACGAATGTCATCACTCATAAATCCCCGACAGTCTTGTGACACCAAGAGAAGCGCATAACTTGCTACAAGCAAGAGTGAGAATTGTCCCTACATTGAGAGGTAGGTATCACACAGGCGTTACACCTGATAGATGGAGGTGATAAGGCTCCTTAAAATATACTATTATATACTCTGAGGAACTCCCTACTTACCAGGTAGGGATCAGTACCTAGTTGATTACGCTCAACTATCTAGACTGACTGTTTCAAGCGAAGTATTTATTACAGGTGTACTCAACCTACCACTGTTGCCATTTATACAACTATAGTTAATGGTGTAACTGCAATTACTTAAGGTAGCTGCTGACTACCATTATGGAGTGGTAAGCTCCAGTGAACATACCAGGGATGGAGGAAGCTTCTCTCATAAATCTGTCCGCTTTGTATGCTCGCTGGAACTTAAGGTGGAAGAATTATATTTACAGACGGTCTTACCTTGCACGTCTATGCCATGACCAGACTCGAATTTATCAATACTTATCCACTTGGTGGTTGACTGGTATTCATTGGTTGTACTCTAAAATAGCATGGTGCCTTAATTTTTTAAGGACTAGCCCGATACAAAGCCTCGGAATTCAGGGCTGTTAGGGCCTCATACTGGATTTGAACCAGTGACCTCCTGTTTAATCGACAGGTGCTCTAACCTATGAGCTAATGAGGCCTATATTAGTAGCCAAGGGACTGCAACCCTTGGACAGGATTATTCGGACACGTTTCAGAAAACTTGCTTAGTGTAAATCCTTTACCCTTTTTGTTTAATGTCTCATGCAGCCTATCCGCCATATTATTCTGGTGATCAATCCAGGGCCGGTAGTACTACTGCTTCCATCACTACTAATGTAACTAATACGTACGTAAAGCCCGCTAGTTTTAACCATATCAGAGATACCGGCCCCATATAGGCCGCTGTAGAGCTCTGTTTATGAAGCACGGGTAAGTTGCTCGTCTATTTAATCAACGGCCTTGTACCGTAACCCGGCTGGTGTTGATAGTTACTTCATCGATCCGAGTTTTTCGATGATTTGAATGTTAGCTAGGTCATCGATAGATGATGAACCTTTTGCACCGGAATTCACCATGACATTGTTAGGCATTTGAATTTTAACGTTTGGTAGAGCTTTATATTTAGCAAGTTGAATGTCGCGTTCAACTTCAGCGGCGAAGATATCAGGTTTGATAGCTGCGTATTTTGCACGAGTAACTGCCGCTTCTGCGAGACCTTTAGCCTCAATAGCTTGAGCTTCGAAGATGGTAGATTCAGATTTTGCTTTCTGGATTTTCTTTTCCATAAGAGCGATGTCTAGGTCTTTCTGTTTTCCAACAACTTGCTTTTCAGCTTCTTTTTGTTCGAGCTCGACTTTCTGTTGAGCTAGAATAACAGCAACTTCTTTCTCTTTGAGTTGTGATTGCTTAGCTTCTGTTCGTTCTTGAGCACCTTTGGCTTCAGCTAGGATTGCACCTTGACGAGCATTCTCTTGTTTTTCGATGATATCTTGACGAGCAGCGATCTGATTTTGTTTACGATCGATAAATTCACGTAGTTTCTTGTCGGGTTTGAAATCGTCAATTGTAACTTGAGCAAGTCTGATATCGAAATCGTTGATAGCTAATGGAACACGTAGAGCAGTACCATTTTCGTCGTATTGAATGTTAGTGACATATACATTTTCTTCGATCTCGTCACGTGTTGTGGGGTTTTCGTTACCGAGACCAACTGTTGATATGCTTTTTGCTACAGTATCGCGTTCACGTTTTGTGACAAGTAAACCGTTGTTAGCCTGATCTTCTACACGATTCTGGTATTCGTTCTGTCCACCTTGCATAAAGCTTTCACCAGAGAACTGATTTGCTGTATAGGCTAGGAGTTGTTTAGAACTAGGTTTTAGGCCGGTTTCGATAAGGTTATATTGACTGTGATATGTAGTGTGCATTTTAATTAGACGAGTAGGATCAAGTCTGTATAAAAGTGTACCGCCGATCATACCGCCGTAAGTATCTGTGAAGGTAATACGTTTCATAGTTCCATGAGTTAATGGATCTGCATCGTTGTCGTCTACATATGTAGTCTTCAGTACGATATCGTATCTAGTGATGTCTGTAAGGAAAGGTATTTTGAAGTGAACTCCCCCATCGATGATTGGTGTAAGAGAACCGTTAGGTGCTTTTTTAACTGCGTATTCCGTACCGCTGGTAATATAGAACGAATTCCATACTATTAAAAATGCTCCAAAGTATAGGAAGCCTTTGATACCGGCTGATTTAAGCTGTGTAAAAATGTTTTTCATTTAATTCCTTAGTGTAAGTTTCTAGTTTTGGGCAGATCTATTAACTGCTGAGATTTATAGATTTGATTACTAAATCAATTAGGTGAATGTCTATAATAATAGTACCAATGAATAGCAATTCATATCCGGTTTTGTACTTGCTGTTAATCCAGGCAAGTAGAAGAGTAATCATCTTAATTCCTTTATCAGTTTGTTTACTAGTTTAGAGTGTTTTTGAACATTTGCGTAGTATGGTAGATTAGTGATTCCGCCATTCCAGCCTGACACTAGTTTACAATAAGTGTTACGGCGAGGATCTGCTGCTAAGCGACGTAGATTGAAGCAAGCTAACATAGTGCTAAACTTTACATCACGGATAAGACGTTGAGCGAGTTGCCAGTCATTATAGTTTGCTAGCCAGCCTAATTGTTTTGGGAATAATTTCTGGTTGTGACGTACTGTAGCTATCTGGAACTGGAAGACACCTAGTGAGGCTTTTGTTATGTCGGTACCAGGTTTGAAATCTCCAATAACGTTGAGGCCTAAACTAGATTCTTGCATAGCAATTTTGAGAAGGGTATGTTCACGATGTTCGAGCTTTGCGATTTTGTAGATTTGTTTTGCAGTAGATCGTTGTTCAGAGGATAGTGCGAATAGACTAGTGGTGAGTAGAACGAGTAATAGTATTTTCATTTGTTCCCTAGTTTTACGCAATAGCCTTGTGAATGATTAGGAGAAGTATTATTAACAGAAGACCATCTCCAGGCCATACATTTATCACCTATACAGTTCTGGGCATCAAATGTAGCATTGTTTAGTTTAATGTCATGGTTGTACCCGTTATCATTCCAAGTAACAACATGGTTAACTTGGCTCATGAAGGGACATACTTTGGTTGCTGCTTCTTTAGTTGTCATTATGTTTCCAATCCTAGTTGTTCAGGTGTTTGCCCAATATAAGGAACTACATTATCATATCCTTCCCTAGCATCGGTACAGGTCATTATTGTAGGAGAACTGATATTACTGCCTAGTGATAAATTATCCCATGCTAATACCCACTCATTGTCATCTGCTTCTTCAAGCGTCCAAGGCTTAAGATTAGATATAGTAGTGCCACACGAATTGCCTACGTGAATTTGCCCATGTTTACCACTTATAAACATCTCAGTATGATTACAAACTCTTGTTACTTGGTAAAGTGATTTAGGGGATTTTAAATCGTATACATACATTCCTACTTTAAATTCAGGCTCATCAGGTTTGATGCGATATCGTAGAGTTGATTGAAAAGGTTCTGTACTTTTTTTATTTTTCCATATAGGGGTTTCTCCGAGTAAAGATGCTACTTGTACAGTCTTACCTTCAGCTTGTGCTTTCCTGTAAGAAACGTATTCATCGTTGATGACAATAGCTTTAATGGTTTTAGAATTGCCCCAATCAAATACTACTGAGGTATTATTAGACTTGTGTAAACACCACTGATTTTCAATTAGTACAAGAAGTTCACCACCATTAACTCAGTGTTCAAACTCTTTCCAGTACTTCTTGATTACTTCTTTGTTCATAGGTTTTCCTTACAGTTATTCTAAAAGTTTAATATGTTTACGAGCGTGTTCGATCGTATTACCTTTAGCGATATCTGCAATGAAGGCTGCATCACGGTTGATTTTAGCTGCAAGTTTCTTGGATTTGTCGGTGATCATTGTAGCGTAGTCTTCACCACGTTTTACACTTTTTGCGAGGTAATCAGTAGTATGCGTATCTTTGATCTGCATATCTAAAAGATTTGAGATAACGTGATGTGTCTGATCGGCTGTAGATGTAGCTACATCGGAAACTAGTGTTGCTACTTCTGCGAACATTTTTTGGTAGTCGTCAACACTGCTGAGTAATGAGCTGATAGCCATTTCGTCAGTAAGATCGGTTTTCATTGCTGGAAGTTCTTTACCAAGAGAGATAATAGTAGTTTGAACACCCATAAGTGCACCATCGATTTTTAAAAGACGGTTTTTGTACTTTTCGATAGAAGCTTTGATCTGTGTGTTAAGAGCGATGTCACGTATTGGGCGATCGACTTCTTCGTATTTTGAAAGTTCTTCGTCTGAAGTAATAGCAAGTTTTTGTAAACTGTCGATTTGAGCAACCATTAGATTTTTGCTAGCTTGTAAAGATTCACCTACAGATAGTAGTGTTTCATATTTTTCGTGAATAGTACCGAATAGGTAATTAATGTTGTCTTGAATAGAAGAGTACTCAGCAGCTGTGTCTTTAATCTTAGACCAGAATGAAGTATTTTCTAGGTATTTGTTAAGAAAACCTTTAGTCTTACTGACTGCAGGTGATGCAAGTTTTGCGATTTCACTTTTGGCGGATAAGAAAGCATCAGCAATTTCTTTGTTGTTAGCTAAAGCCGTCTGTTCATTGATCGTAGAAGTTAACTGACTAATTTCTCCAACAATAGATGTATATTGTTCTTGAATAGTACTGCCTTGAGGATTCAGTTCGATCTCTTCGTCGTTTAAGATGTGAGTTGTTGGTGACATATTTTTGCCTTGTTGTACGGTTTTTTGATAGATATTATAACCATTTTTTTCTTTCCAGTAATCTAGAATAGCGGTTGTGATTTCCGGTATTGGGTTATATACTGATGTACTAGGAATGTTAACTTCGGCTAAATCACCATAAAATCCCTTACGTGTAAGTGTATCAGTAAGTTCACCACAAGTAAAAATCATTGTTTTTAGAGGATTTTGTTTAGGGGATATATCTTTAGATCTGCCTGTATGAATATCTACACATCTTATTTCTTGTAAACTTGCCCAGTAATGTTTGACAATGAATAATGATTTTTTATCAGTTAAAATTGTTTGGTTATCTGTTAAGGCGTCGTAGTTTTTTGGGTTTTCGTAGGATATAGTAACTTCTGGAAGTTGCATAGTGAGCCTTTTTAGGTCAGGTAGTGAGACTAAGGTAAGTACCTAGTTCATGATATGGTTTTTGTGTTAATGATTCAGCTAATAGAGCTGCATAGCGATTTTCCCAAGCGGTTTTGTCTTTACGTAATTGCTGTACAGTAGTTGTAAGCAGTTGAACTTCGTTAATTAGTGTAACTAAGTCTTCTATTTCAACGTAAGTTTTTTTGTCACCAGATAAATCTGCTTTTCGAACGGCTGTGATGATCTCTTGTAAGTTCATAGTTAGCTTTTGAAGTGATGTTTTTTGATATTCTGAAAGATAATCTTTACATTAGATGGTATACTTTTTAGCGTAGATAATCCAGAGAAGAGTAAAATAGATGGCCATGAAAAAAACATTATAAATAGTTTTGTAAAGCCATCTAATAGTTTATGTACATGGGTTTTTTCGCTAATGAGATAAGCGATATCTAATAATGAAAATAGAAAACTTAGCATTATATAAAGTACTATTAAAGTCTCCATTTTTATCCTTTTAGGTTGTATATGTATGTATAGGGTAATGTAGTAAATAAGTTAACTTTTTAAATATCGATATGTACGTTATTGAAGTTAACTTTTTCTACGATGAAGTTTTGCAGTTACACTTGGCGTTTTCGGTATATCTGGGAATCTCTGTTCGAGTTGAGAGAGAATCTGTTTGTAGTAATAGCTATACTCTTCGGCAGTATTGCTGTATTTGAAAGCTAAGTCAATAGCTAAGTTTTCCATATCGGAATAGAAATTGATGGTATTGAGATCAATCTCTTCTTCCATGTAGTTTTCTGGGTCCATGATTACTTCTCCTTTACACGAAAGCCTATACAGCCTTTGACTGTGCCTTTATGTGGACCGTCTTTCCAACGGACTACTTGTTTCGGTGAGATGATATCTGATCGACTACTACAGATAGCGTTTAGAGCTAACTGTGATACGATGTAGTAGGTATGTTCTATGGGTTTCGGTAGTGGTGATACTAGATAAACTTCTACCTTTTCATGTGGTATACCATCTACAACAGCAACAACTTTAGATGAAGTCTTAACACGCAGTGGTGGTAAGTCTGCAGGGATAACTAGGTCTGATCTAAGTTCGTGAATTTCGTGACCTGTGAGGTTGATGTAAGTGGCTTCCATAAGCTCTCCTTGCTATTGTAAGAATTTTGGTGGTGAAAAGAATAAAAATATACTGAATATTGCAGAAGCTACAGTTCCGGCGTACATTGCGCCTTGACCTCCCATGGAGGATACGTACATAATGGCTATAAATGCGCCGAGATCAATGAAAGCTTCTGTAGTTCTTTCATTATTAAATTTAACGTATATTATTGCAAAGTTAAAGAACATTGCAATTCCTACTATTAGTACTTCCATGATTAGTCCTTTGACATAGGTAATAAGCCTTTATGAATATCCTGATGACAGCTGTGACATACAGTTTCTAATTGATCTAGGGTAAATGACATAGTGTGTATACCGTTGTAATGAGTATGGTGAGCCTGTTTGAGGTCACCTAGGTATCCACATCGAACACAACGAAAGCCATCTCGCTTAAAAGTAGAATAACGTAGTGTAGACCACGTATCTGACTTTAAGTATTCACGGTACTGTAAGTAAAACTCTTCAGGTATAGTGAAAAGTGTTGAGGTGTGAGTAGATGGTGTTGGTTGAACGGTAGGTGTATATGGTTCATGGTAGACGGGTTTTTGTTTAACGGTGTTTGTACTAGCTATAAAAGCTAGGGATATGATAAAGCCGAATGGACCGGCAATTACACTGCATAGTATGATGAATAGCAGTGCTGTTAGGTAATGGAGAAACGTACGAAGTTTAGTCTTCTTTTGTTTCATCTGGCGTATCAGTAGAGTCTTTTTCTACAACTGTTTCTTCCGCAGAGTCTTTAGAAAATAGTCCAGTATCCCAGCCTTTTTCAATAGAATCTGGAATACTTGTGATTTCTTCGTATGCGTAGTTAGCAGTTTCTTCTACTGCATTAACTAGTTCTTTAGCAGTAGCTGCTGTTTTTTCAATTAACCAATTTAACATGATATCTCCTTATGGTGTGTTTGGTGTTTAGCACCTAAGAACCTTACAGAGTAAGGCTCAAAGCTGTTAACTTTATTTTTTAAATATCGTATATATAGCAGTACCTGCTCCATAACCTGCAGGATAAGCAGATAGTAACATAGCAATGCTATGATCTATAAAGATTGTAAGCATAGCACAAACCCAAAATCCTATTACTAAATATTCGTTAAATTTGCGCATATTAAGCCTTTTTGGTTAACCACTGGTGAATGGCGGTCGGTATAACTAGTGCTACTAGTAAACTAAGTGCGATGTAAATTTGAGTTTCAGTCATATTTTTGTTCTTATTGATTTTTACAGGTTGATTTTTTGTTGGATGTAGGGTTCTACTTTAGCATAGTCTTGTAGTGTAAAAGATGATTTCTTACCTTTTTGGTTAACTAAATAAGTATCATCATACATTTTAGCAATTACATAGAAGTATGGTCGGTAGTTTTCTTTAGGTGTAAGTAGTACTATATCACCTGCTTCAGGTTTCCAAGGACGGATGATATCTTTTACTTCTGCTGAGTATGTTAATCCCTGTGTGTACTGATTGTGTGGTATAGACCAAGCTGTGTCGGATACCATTTGAGCTAAAAAGACAGTCTTACCTCTGTAATCTAGTGCGTTGACATATACCCAATCACCTTCTTCGTAGGTTGGTTTAGGTGGTATTTGCGCCTGTATTTCTGCAAGCTGGGACTCTGTTAGGGTTATTTTGATACCATCTTCTGTTGTTATTTGCATTGAGGTTCCTTTATGTCGTTTTATTAATATTTGTAATGTAGTAATATAAATTATAGGTTAAAATTTAGGCCTATTGATAGGCCGACAGTATGTGAGGATTTATTGTTAATCTCTATAGGAGTATTATCTATATTATACTGACGTGTACGTAGTATAAGCTGAGTTATAAAACTTGTGTTAGATGATAGGCGCTTTTCAATTCCTAGCTTGGCCCCAAATTCATCAAATCTATCTGAACCGTTGATACCTGTACCGAGCATTAAATGTGTGGTACATGAGTATGTACTAGTAATAGGAATACTAAGTCCCAATTGTGTTCCTACAACATAGCTATCATTATCATTATATTCTGTATAAATAGCTATTTCAGTGGCATTTCCTTTGATGGAGTCAATGCGGTACCCTACGTGACCTGTTAGACCAGTTAAATGGGTTGAAGATACTTGGTTATCTACTGTGTATGTTACGTACTCTGGAATTATTTTCCCATCTATAACTACTTCTGGGTGAGTAACAGGGTTATACTTACGTGTTGTTTCTACTTTATTTATATAGCTTGTACCAGCTATACCTGTTACAATTCCATCTGCACTTACTAGTGCTACTAATGCCATTAGGCTTACGATTACTTTTTTCATGTTATTCTCCTTGTTAAACTTTTCAGTTGGTACGCTTTTCAGCACTAGTGGTAGTTTTTACTGCGGTTTCTTTATGTCGTCTTATTAACCCAGCTATCTCGATGTTTTGTAAGGTAGCTGTGTAGATATTCTGGTAGCTCTAACTGCTCAAGTAGCTTATTAGCTAATGGTACAGCACGGCTCTTTATATCTAAGAAGCCACTGAAACCTGATTTAGTAAGGCAGTCATACATGTGCTTTTCTCTACGGTGTGTCGAGATACCTTCACTTGTAATGAAGTAGTAATGGTCGATGACTTTAGCGTGTCTTTCGAATTGTACGTGTATGGCATGATTCATACCTCCGTACATGGAGATTGCTTCGATGAATTTCATTGTAGGTCCTTTATGTCGTTTTAGTTAAATGATAGGCAATATGTTCTATCATTGATACGTTCCATAGCAAGCTTATTTGGCTTTTCTACGTATATTGAGTTCAGTAAGAGTACATCATACTTTGTTAGTTTGAGGTAAGCTTTTGCTAGCCATAGCTCCGGACTGAGGTCTGTAGCTAGGTTGATTGTAGTTTCCTTATAAGTCTCAAGGCAGGTGTATTTAACTGTTAGGATGTAGTGCATAGGTAGCCTTTATGCCGTTTTAGTAGTCAAACTCGTAAGTGACTTCATAGGGTAGTTTAAGCAAGTCAATAACGTATTGCCCGTAAGGCTCTCCATTAATTGCTAATTCCATGGTTGCTATGTTAAAGTAGATGGAGTCTACGTATATCTTTGTATCTTTGAAATAGAACTTTAGTCTTACATTGGCCGTAAAGGCAGCTTCTTTAGTGGTGTTGAGTGCTAGTAGGTCGTAGACGAACTGAGCCTTGGAGTCGGTTTGTAATGACATTGTAATTCCTTATGTTATATACAGAAAACCATATACTGTAGATTACAGTACATGATTTACGGTATGCTAGAGATGCAGTTTAAGTTTGATGGTTATGCCGTATTGTTCTTTAAGGATTTGTTTGGTAAGTACATAGTTCTGTGTTTTCTGGTAGATGTAGTTGACTAAGTCTCGTACATCACCGTATGTATTACCAGGAGAAAAACTAGTGATTACTATTGAGGTTTTCATAGCATCTCCTTGTTGATGGTTAATGGCTGTGAATAACTTTGGCAGCAATTCGATGAACTCTGACTTCAGTGCCATTCGCTATAGGAAAGATCGATGATCTGTTACCTAATGTATTGCGAACTTGTTCTTTCATTTCTGCTGCTTGTGAAGACACTTGTGTGTCACCTGCTGTAGTCCAGTCACCGTTAACTTTTGTTTGAATGAGATACATAATCACTCCTTAATGCAAGATGAAATGTCTTGTAAGATTAAATAACTAGCGCAGATACCCCATGCTGAATACATGAGTCCTGTGCTGATAAACGCCAACGGAATTGATAACCATGCGATGATATAGACGGCAATTTTTAGCTTGCTGTTAGTGATCAGGTTTTTCATGTTGGTTCCTTACAGGCCGAAGCCTGATGTACGTTAGTGTCAGTTGACTCCAGACGAAAGTGCAGAAAGTGCGAGTAGCATCTCTGATTCATTTGCGCTATCCGGGAACGCTAAACTGTATTCATGTGTGAGTCTGTCTTCATCGCTCATACCTGCGAAACGTACGAGTTCTTCGACATACCAACGCTGTCCTGCAACAAACTTTTTCCAGTCTTTGCCTTCGGCTTCAGCTTTTCTTTCAGCGAGTAGTTTGATCATTTCATCTTGTTCGTCGGTAGTCATAGTCGACGTGATTCCGAGTTCCTTGATTTTTTGTATCTTACCAACTGCGCGTCTGTAACCTGATGCCAACGCTTGTGGTTGTTTCTCTAGCATTGTGTATTCCTTATGTGTAGATAACCATGACTGGTCTCGGAGAAAGACAGCCGACGAAGGAGTGCTGTCAAGCAAAAAACGGTAAAACCTACGGTTCGATGGGATGTACGTACTCCTATAGTACATCGTAAAATAGAATTGGGTAACAAAACAATAGCTCTACCTGTGGTAGATTGCTATATGCGTAATGTCACACCCCAAGTCCCTCCGAAGAGGAACCAAGGTATGCACTATGCACTAAGGAAATAGTGTGATTCTTCAATCATATCTTTAGTTGCAGTACCGTAGAATAGAGTAGGCTTTGGAGGCTTGTTGCCTTCATAGTTCTCTATAATGTGGTCGATAGCCTGCTCATAGAGACATGCATCAAATTCCACTAATAGTGAATCTTTGTAAGCTTTTCTTACAATGTGCATATCATTTGCATGTACCAGGAAGTTATCATGCTTGAACATGCCTCCTGTGTTGTTGTTAACTAGAGCTCTGCCAACCATTCTCAATGATGTACCATCAATAGAGTGTGTAATGTTAGCATATAGACCTCGTAGTTTGTTGGTCTTGCCTTGAGCCTTGTCGTCTCCCACTCTGCCGTATGTTGGATTACCTTTGGCATCCTTAAACATTGGCATTTCTTTGTGGATCTTAGTCTGAGTGTATGACTTCAGTGTACTGTTAGATAGAGCATACAGATCTAGAGGCACTGACTCTGTGTAAGCAATAGACTGAGCTCTGAAGCCATCTGTCGTATTCCATAGTAGAGATGTATTCTCGTTAGAAGCTACTGCTACTCCCCAATCTGCGATAGCTGAGATGTTCAGTACTTCATTACCATATGCCTCTACCATCATAGCCTTAGCTGCTGATGTGCTGATATCAAGGACACTAGCTACTGTACGAATACTAGATCCGTGTAGTAGTGGCTGATGGATATCTTTTGCCATCTGACGAGTCTCTAGACCTAGAGATTCCTGTAGCTTGCCGTGTGAATCCAGCTGATCTGGGTGTCCTCCGACATTAGCTCCAATCATCATCTTAGGAGATCTGAAACCGATACCACCATGCTGTAGTCCACCATTAGTTGCATCCTCTGATAGAAGGAAGCGTGATGGTTCTTCATTATAGTAGTCGTCGATAGCTTGTGCTAGTCTACTGTTGTATAGGTCTTTGCCCATATCTCCAGTAGGTTTACGTAACTCTGCTAGGTAGTGCTCTACATTAGCGTCGAAACGTTCTTCGGCATCACTATGGTGTGTTCTACCATCAATGATAACTACCGCTGAGTATTTCAGTGCATCTGCTCCGCGATCATCTATAATTCTAGCTTCCGCTAGTTCATACAGACTAGTTTCAAAGGTCTTACCATGAGGATTGAACCCCATTTCTGTAAGATCGTAGTATGATCTAGTTCTATAGTCTAACCACATAGATAGGTAGAAGCAGTCTTCTTGTTGTAGAAGGCTAAACTTCTCTACCTGCTTACTGACGATATCGTTTAACACTAGTTTATCTATACGCACTTCACCAGTGCCTTCGATAGCGTTACGATACCATTCAGTCTGCTCTAGGTATACTCGTACTTGATCAGGATCGATATTGATCAGCTTTAGACCGATCTGTGAAGCAGAACGAAGGTAGTCTTTCTCAGACTTGTTAAGCTTGAGAGCCTTACCTCCATTACGTACTTTCAAACGTTTCTGCATTACAGTACCTGGTCTTAGGTGAACTCCCGGAATATATAGAGATGCTTTCTCTTTGTATACTCCGAAAGAGATGAACGTAGTAGTCTTCCAGACAATACGTCCTGTCTCTTCGTTGCGTTCTTGTGTAGTCTTAGCTGTATGCTGGATGTGACCTAAGTCCATCAATGTTTGGATTATCTGGAATGCTACCATAGACCTCACTATTTCATAGTGGAAGTTGATTACTGGTAGTGTCCCTATTTCCAAACGTATTGCAAGCTTACCTACGATTACCTGTAGGTATTCTTCATCTGCATATAGTTCGTTAAGTATCTGTACTACTTTGCCTGAGTCCATTCTGTGAATGATCCAACCAATTGCGTATGCTAGGTTATCTGTGTAACCACCTCGTAGTAGTTGACGACGTCCCTCGAATTCACGTACATGAGATCGTACCTTTTCTACCATGTCGATGGTTGCCCATGACTGGATTAGGTCTGACTTAGCTGGCTTTGTGAATACTGGGTTTGTGTTGTTACTTAACATGATTTACTCCTGTGGATTATTAATCATCTTGCCTGTTATACAGCTGGTCTGTGTTAGTGACTGACTCCTTGCTCGTAGTTTATAGACGTTACGGTCTACCCTTTCAGGCTTACTCGACTATGTAGTATGCGTAATGCTTGTCGTAGCACTACGTTTAGTATAAGCATTCATAGATGCTCCTTTGTAGGAATTTGGTACCTAAGTGAATAGGACACCATCATCCCACCCGAAGGTGAGACTGTGGTATCTATTTACCAGCTTTTGCTTTCGCTGCTTCTAATCTAGCCTGTATGTCGGCTAGACGTTGAGCTTGGTTGGCACGGAATTCTTTACCTAGACCTAACTCTTCAAAGTTATCTGCAACAATACGATGAGCATTACGATCGGCAAACTTCTGGAGTCTGTCTGTTTCGATGTCAGCGATGTCGTTGTGTGTCTTGGCTATCTGTGCTTCTGTCTTGACCATGGTTGCAGTCTCTTTAACTGTACCTCCTATAATACTGATAGCTGTTTTAGTAGCTGTGACTGTATTACGACGATCAGTGTAGAAGAACCAAGCGAATATAGCGATTGCAATAATGATGATAATGGTAAACATGATGTTTCCTTTTGAAGTACAATGACTTCGATACGGCTTACCCATCTAGTGGTGCGTGTGCTATCTGTCTTAACGTCCTATGTTCAAGCATTCGTGGACGAGAGCTAGGCTCTATAACTCCCACCGAAGTGAGAGCTAAGAAACTATTTCTGCTTCATGATTTGGCGAGCGTTCTCTCGTAGTATGTTGAGGACTAGCTTGTCTGTATCTGTCTGCTTGTCGTTAGACTTTAACATCTTGATACGGATAGATATCTCAGCTAGTTCTTTTTTCTGTGTGTGTAGTAACATGGTATACTCCTTGAGCCTTTTAGTGTGGATGCTGAGCACATAGTGGTGGTAGTCCCTGGCAGCTGAATAAAAAGATAGTTAGAATCAACTCCCGGGGGGGTAGTCGACCAACAAGCCCACGACCCCACACCCCTACCCCAATACAAAATCTGATAAAATCCTACATGGGAGTTAAGTACCTTGTACGGTACCTATCTACATAGAAAGGTACTTTCAGTAGGAACCTTACGAAAATCCCTACAGTACTTAAGCACCTATATATTATTAATAAGAGAAAAAGAAGTAAACCCCTACTTTCTGGGGTATACCGCGAATCAATAAGTACCGACTGTAGGTACCTTTCTGTATAGAGATAAGTACCCACTGTAGGTACCTAACTACCTTAGATAAGTACCGTGTAAGGTACCTTTCAGGTAAATGGCGGTATACTTGTATAAATAGTTGAAAGGAGAAAGGTACTTGTTTACTAACCAGATAACTATCCCTGCTCCTGCCGAAAATGAAGAAGTGACGATTACAAAGAAAAAGAAACCTAGGGAACATCTTCCTGGGTATACGCTTTGGGGTAATGGGAACACAACAAAACTTGGAGGTACTAGTATGAGTGTAATCGATATGTTTATGAAACTAGGTAAGGCAGAGATGGAATTAATGAAGTTTCTTGAGAACGAGATGCGCATCAATAGGAATAATGGCGAAAAGTTAACTACTGTAGTGGAACCTTCTAAGTCAGATGAGTATACTAATTATATAAAGACTGCTATTAAGAAACATTACTCACATATGGAGTGTCTAGGTATCCTACAAAGGGTAAAACGCGGTAAGTATATGCTGAACCCTAGGTTATTCATCCCTACTAAGAATGTAGAAGAGCATATGAGAGCTTGGGATGAGCTGGAGTCAGTTGATTGTCAAGAAGAGGAGGTATAAGTATGATACAGGATATAGGAGCTGCCGAAGTACGGGATATATCTACGTTCCTGGACATATTCTCTGATCTCACAGTAGAAGAACAGTTAAAACTTGCTATGATATATACTGATGTAACGAGAGAAGTATTAATTAATTGGGTAATTAAACAGCACCCTGATGTAAAAGAAAAGTATCCGGAGTACTTCATATGAGAAGAGAAAAAGGTGGAGCCCTAGTTTATGTGTGGGGTAGTGGTGAGTGGGAATCGTTTAACAAGGGTGATAGTATACGAGGCTTGCGTAAAGGTGTTAAACGGCCGACTAAGCTGTTCGTAAGTGATAATGTAAAGGAAGACTTAAATCTACTAGTTTTTACTAGCGCCTTAGATTGGCAAACCTCTGCCGAAAATAGGATCAGTGATCTGTACAAGCCTTCTGGTAAGTATATACTACGGTATGATGTTCCGATCCAACTAGAAGAGCATCTGCTGTCTAATGAGCTGTACTATGAGCTAGGTAACGATATGATACTGTTTAGTGAGCACCTAGATGGTCCGGCAATAGATGAAGAGCTGATCATGACAAAATATCCGGAGTACTTTATATGATAACACTAGGTAAAGCTAAAGAACTTTGTAAACAACAGGTTAAAGTATTCGCTCTAGATAAGATAGAGAGACGAGGGATAGTAGTGTTAGAAACTTCAGTCCTATCCGTTACATATACATATAAACCGGCAGATGAATTCTTCAAAGAGACTGATCATGTACGACTAGAGCTAGTGGAGACTAGTGATTACCTAGATGTGTTTGAAACAGAGGAAGAAGCGGTGGCATGGCTATTACATAATAAAGGTAGGATAGGCGTAGCTGGACAACAGCAGTTGAAGCTATATAGGTATAAGTATCCGGAGATATTTGTATGACAGTACTCCATTTTCTACATCCGGAAGAAGGATTGAAGATAGTCTATGATGTACAGAGGTTGCAGGTACCTGCTAACTTCAAGTCACTAGAGTATAAAGGAATGTGTGAAGTGTTATATAAACATCCCGCAGGAGGTGGAATAGATCACTGTAGAATAAACGACCCTATTATACTACCCGAAGACGAGATGCGTAGTAAGTACCCAGAACTATATATATAAGGAAGACTATGGTAAGTAGAGAACTAGTTAGAGAATTAGACGATATGTTGGAAATACTTAAGAGTAATGTACTGGATGGCAGCTATCACCAAGGGTTGTATAATGGTGTGGAACTAGCTAGATCGATAATAACGGATGAAGAGGCTGTGTTTATTGAAAAAGATGGGTCTTTAGATACTAACGGCGTAACACGAAATCCGGAAAGATTTATCTAATGTTTAAAGTCAGCCATGAAAAAGTTGTAAAAGACAGACTATACCTTATTGAGTTTAAAGATTCCACAGGCTACTACGTAAAATGTGGGAAAAGCAGCGGTGTAAGTTCTAATAAACGATTTCTATCAATAATGGAAAGTTATGTAATAGCGCATAAGGGCAACTGCGCCTATGCAAAAATCTTACGAGATGTAGAAGTTACCGAGGTATTTAAACGAGAGACCGAATTCCATCATAGATTTGCTGGCCAGCGGCATTACCCATTCCATAGCTTTTCAGGATCGACTGAGCTGTTCACACTAACACAGGAAGAAGCGCTATTAGCTTTTGATGAAATAGTAGGTAAGCAGTACGACCGTAGTCTGTTAAAAACATGTTATAGGTGTAAGGAAACAAAGTCTACTATCATGTTCCATACCAATAAAGCAAAATCAGATGGACTGAATCACGAATGTAAAACCTGCGTAGCTGATAAAATGAGAAGCTTTAAAGCACTACCTTATAGAATATACTGTAATCAAGTAGAACATTCAAAGATGCGTGGACATCCTACACCTCAATACACTTTTGAGGACTTTAAGAAGTGGATCATCGAACAAGACTCGTATAAAATAATGTATGAGCAATATAAAAGTAGTGGCTATGATAAAAATCTGGTGCCATCGGTCGATAGGTTGAATTCTGATAAACCTTACAGTTTCGATAATATCGAACTAGTTACTTTTGCTGAGAACATGAGGCGTCATGGTCTAGATAGGCAGAAGAGCACCGGAAACCCGGTTTACTGTATTGATAAGAATACTGGTCAAGTAATAAGTGAATTTATAAGCCAGAATGCTGCTGCTACTGCACTAGGTATAAACAGTAAAGGTATGTGTAAAAAGGTTGATACAGTTGTAACATACGGTTGGTTAGCTACTTGCGGTAACTACCAATTTGTGAGTGTTAAAAAAGCAAATAAGTTTATACGAAACGGCTGGCTTATAGACAAATTTAAGTACGCACCAAAGTAGGAGAAGCGTATGAACCTGCAGGTACAGACACAGATAACACTAGTTGATCCAGAAGATCAGATGATAGATACGGAATTGCGGATAGCTGAGCTGGAATACTACTACTGTCTGCCGAGATGGGCGTATCTTGCTGAGGAGTGGTCCTACTATATGTCAAGACTAGTTATGTATAGGAAGAGATTAAGGAAATTACAAGATGAGCTAGGTTATAATACAGAATGACGTAGCTGATTAGACCGTTAAGTTGTCACCAAGAACGGCTACGTCACTTCTTTAAGAATCCCCTAAGATATAATTTGTTATACTACAGAAAACTTAAAAGCCGATTAAGTATCAGCTTACCTTAAAGTACAGAGGCATGTATGAAAATAACAAAAGAAGAACTACAGAAACGTCTACCGTCCCGTAAGAGTACGATAACAGACGAAATCGTAGAAATATTCAATAGAGCGCAAGATGAGCCAGAGTTTCAAGGTGAGACATTACTGCAAACAGCTACAACATATGAAAAAGTAATGCAGCAGAATAGAGTAGGGATAAAAGACTACCTCAATGCTTTGCGATTCTGTGCTTATCTAATATCACTGAATGATAACGTAACAGAAGCATATAAGAAGGTATTTGCGGATAGAGACTTCGTAAAGAATAGACTAGACGTGTCTACATCAAGTACTGAGTATACCGAACTAACTAGTGCGGCTTCTAGGTATAGGAGAAGTAAGATAGTGGTGGATATATTGACTGTTAGTCAGGTACCGCTGCATCTGATGTTTACTGGATGGCAATATGAAGCTGTCGGTGTGTTGCATGAGACAATGCATACCGCTAGATTGGACAGGGATAAGATTGCGGCTGCGAAAGAACTACTGGCTGCAGTAAAAGGTCCAGAGAACATGAAGATAGAACTAGATGTAGGTGTAAGAGAAAGTAGTGCGGTCCAACAGCTTAATGAACAGCTAGCACAGTTTGCTAAATCTAGTCTGACGCATCTAGAAGCAGGTAGTACTGACCTAGGTAAGCTGGGTAGTATGAAGACTAACGATGAGGCTATTGACGTGGAGGTGGATGATGTGTGATACATGTGAGGTATGTGGACAACCTAGCGCGATATTAGTGGAGATTGAAGGTGAGGTAGTAATGATCTGCGAAGATGGATGTGAGGTGAGATGTGGGTAAGTACATACCTAGTGAAGACGCGTTGAAATTTATCGCGTTTATTCGTGCTGCTGGGATCGAAGATAATGCTAACGCTGAAATTCACTACAAATTGGCGGATAAGTACTTCAGTACAGATAAACAGATTCTGATTGAAGCGTTTCGTGGTTCTGCAAAGAGTACTATGATGGAGTGGCTAGTTATCTACATAGCTGCTATGGGCCAACTACCAAATTTTGGTAAAGTGGAATTTATAGCTTTTATCGGTGATAGTATGGAAAACGGTACCAAAAACTTCTTCAGAAATATAGTTGGTAAAATAGATAGAAGTGAATTCCTAGGTCAACTGATCAAGATCAAACGAAAGACCGATTCAGAGATGGAACTAGAGAATATCGATGGTATAGAGCTTAATATTAAAGGATATGGGGCAAGTACTAATATACGTGGGGTAAGGTATAAAGGTGTTCGTCCTGACATGGTAATCCTAGATGATATTACTACGAATGATGCTATGAGCTCTGAGGCTATTCAAAATACTATTAATAATAACTTCTATAAGTCGGTAATTCCTGCTCTGCATCCTACTAAGTACAAGATCTTTTTTATTGGTACTCCAATATCAGAGAAAGATTTACTTCACCAACTAAGTAGTAACCCGGAATGGGTTGTGCACAAGTTTCCGATCTGTGATAGATTTCCTTGTAGTGAGAATGATTTCGAAGGTAACTGGTCTGATAGATTTCCATATGAGGCTGTTGCTAGCAAGTATAAGATGTTTGAAGCTGCTGGACAAGCTCAGTCTTTTTTTCAAGAGTATATGCTGGAAATTACCGACTTAACAACACTCCTAGTTATGGAAGATGATATAAAGTGGTTTGATCCAAGTGTAACTCGTAAGAATAAGTCTAACTATAATTTCTATATAGCGACTGACTTCGCAACTAGTGAGAAGAAAAGTGCTGACTTTAGTGTTATAGGTGTAATAGCTGTGAATAATAATAACGACTGGATGCTGGTAGACGGGCAGTGTAAACGACAGACAATGCAGGATAATATAGATGATATATTTAAGTATGTAAGGAAATGGAATCCGCTGAGTGTCGGTATAGAGAGTAGTGGACAGCAGGGTGGTTTCCTGAGTATTATAAATGAAGAAATGATGCGTAGGAATACGTACTTTACACTAGCTAAGAAAGAAGGTAGTAGAGAGCCCGGGATTCGTCCAGTGAAGGATAAGGTCCATAGGTTTGTAACTGGTGTACAGCCGAAGTTTAACCAGAGAAAGATATGGCTACCTAAGCCAGGCATATGTGCGGCTACAAATCCGAAGCTGTTAGAACTAGTGGAAGAAACTATACATGAGCTGAGCCTGTTTACGTTGGCTGGTGGTGTAAAAGCCTTGAAGCATGATGATGCGATCGACATATGGAATCAATTCAGTGAGATGGAGAAGTATGTACCGACTGCAGAAGATCCTGGTAATTTCTTTGAAGAACATAACCCTAGCAGGGTGTGGGGAGATCTAGATGAAGATGACGGGTATTCAGGAAATGGAAGCACTGTTTTTTAAGTACTGGTTAAGGTGAGATTTGGTATAATAGACTAAAATTTCGCAGAGGACAACTATGACTGCAAACGAAGTATTAACATTAGCTAAAGCTGGTGAACTATTGCAGCTTAGTCCTGCAATAAAAGACAGTAACGATGTGCTGATAGGGTATTTAAACCTAGGTATGATCGAACTGTATAAGCGATTCATGCTTAGAACAGATGAAGCGATCATCACACTAGTAGACGGTAAGACCATCTATAAACTAGATGGAACTGATGCGGATGTCGCTATGGATGGCAGTATGTTGTATTTGATCGCTGCGTATGGTGATGGTACAGATATGAGTGACTATAGTACTGATGATGTGCGGTTGCCGATCAATGAAGAAGATAACTTGCTGAGTATTAATACAGTGAGCTACAATGAAGTACAAGTACCTCTAATTACACCAGGAGCTTTCATCAGTTTGATCTACGTAGTAAAGCCAGATAAAGTCACTGCGTTAACACTAGATGCAGAACTAGATATGCCGGATCAGTTCGTAGAACCTCTGCTGCATTACTTAGGATATAGAGCACACGGTTCTATGGACGGTAATATTCAGACTGAAAGTAATACACACTACATGAGATTCGAAGCTAGTTGTAATAGGTTGAAAGAACTAGGGGTCGGGATAACTCCTGATGATATCAGTATGAGAAATAGACTATTTGATAAAGGCTTCGTATGAAAAGATCTAGTTCACTCCATTCTATAGATCAGATGGTCGAAAGAAAGATTAGTAACACTAAATACCAGGATGTAGTCACAGTTAGCGAAAATATAGCAGATGTGACTAGTGTAGCTACTAGTATAGACGCAATTATAATTACGAATGCAAATGCCGCAGCTATTGTAACAGTAGCTACTAATATCGCAGATATTTTAACAGTAGCTGGGATAGAAGTAGAGATACAGTCGCTAGTAGCCGATAAAATAACACTAGATAGTCTATATGCAGATAAGGCTACCCTTGACAGTATATTTGCGGATAAGGCAACATTGGATAGCCTGTTTGCAGATAAGATCATACTAGATAGTCTATATGCTGACAAAGCGGCACTAGATGCTGTGTATGCCGATATAGTTAAAGGTATCGGTACTAATCAACCAACAGACTCTGCTATCCTTAACGCACTTACTAATGCTAATATAGCGATTGACAACGCAGCCTTAACTGCAGCAGATGTGGTAGTTACGAATGCTGATAGAGCGGCTGTTGAAAGTATATATGACCAATTTGATGATAGGTACCTTGGAAACAAGGCAGTAGCACCTATCGTAGACAATGATGGTGATCCGTTGATTAGTGGTGCTTTGTATTGGGATACTGCGTTATTGCAATTGAGAGTGTATGACGGAGCTGCGTGGAGTAACTCTTTAACACTTACCGAGTCTTCTGTGTCTACGCTGACTAATAAGACTATCAATGATATATCAAATGAAGTAGCCGCTAACATTGTCCATCTAGAAGTACAAGCTGATGCTCAGACTATTAATCCTGGTGATATACTAGAAGCAACTAATATTGTTGGCGATGATATTATCAAAGTACAACGACATTCATCCTTAGGTAATCCAGTAGTAGGTATAGCCATAGATACTATGAGCCCAGGTACTAACGGTAGAGCGATGCTTACAGGTGTGTATAATAACTATGATTCTATAGGATTAACTTTACGTACTATCCTATATGGCGATGGGACTGGTGGACTAACAACGACTCCTACTATTGTAGATGGTAATTATAATCAACCTATAGCCTATGTACAAAAGATAAATGGTGCTAATGCTGACCTAATTGTGAATATTCACTCAGCACATGAGAGCGCTAGTCTAATTAGTAGTAATCCTGCAGGAAATACTTATGCTGTAGGTAATGATCTGCAGACCGTAATCGGTCAGGTAGACACTCAACTAGTGGATCTAGAAGCGACTAAGGCCGAGTTAGGCGGAAGTGTTACACAAGAATTCTTGGTGAGCACGACACCAGTATCTACAAATGCTGCTACGTCAAAAGCATATGTAGATGCGCAATTCGTAGCTGGTGATTCTAATGTTAGTCTTACTGGGACTTTCGAATTCCTTATCGGAGCTGCTCAAGTATTTCCATTAGACTGCGGTGCACCTAGCTCATACATACCGTCAAGCACTACGTGTATTGTAAATGGTATAGCCTTAGGTGAAGCGGACTACACTGCTTCTGATGGACAGTTCATATCGTTTACAGGAACTAATCCTATAGAGGGCGATCTTGTTAAACTTGTCGCATATGGTGGGGCGGATGTGTATACTAAGACTCAATCAGATGCTAGGTATGCAGATATTGCCGTAGAAGCTGAAGCTGCTGCCAATACTACTAAGTTACTAGGGATAGAGGCTGGAGCAACAGCTGATCAAATAGCGAGTGAAGTTCCATTTACTCCTGTGGGTGATATTGCGGCTACTGATGTACAGAGCGCATTGGCTGAAATAGATACTGAAAAAGCTCCACTAGCTTCTCCAGCTTTAACAGGTACACCTACAATCAATGGTGTAAACGTATCGGGGTACACTAGTTTTAAAAACAAGCTTATTAATGGTGGGTTTGATGTATGGCAGAGGGGTAATAGTTTCACAGGTACATCAGTATATACTACTGATAGATGGTTCTTGAATCAAGGTGGTGAAACATCTGCTGTTACTAAAACTCCTGGGGCAACTAATTCGCTATGGGAAGGTGCTACATTAACTACATTCAATGCTACTGCTGGCTCTTTAGCTAATACAGGGAGGTCAATTCAACAACGAATTGAGAATGTCAACCTTTTTAAGAATAAAGATGTTACATTATCTTTAACTGATAATGGTCCTGTAGGTCAAGATATTTATTGTGTAGTAAGGCAGATAGATGACCTTGGTGTTACATTGTGGGTTGATACAGTTAAGAAGGTTTCTACTGGGGACGGGACAATAAAAAGAAGTTCTCTAACAATCACATTGCCAGATATTGCAGCTAAATATGATGAAGTAAGCTCCAGATTTGATGTCATCATATACCCACAATATACAGATGGGAATTCTATATCAATATCCAATATACAACTAGAAGAAGGCTCAGTAGCTACAGCATTCGAGCAAAGACCTATTGGGTTAGAGTTGAGTTTGTGTCAGAGGTACTATCAGTCTACCGTATACGGTGGTAATTTTAATCAGATTGGAGGAAGTCAAGAATTCTTTAATGTTACTAGTCGGTCTCACACTTCAACTCTAGGAATTACATTTAGTTTTCATCAACCAATGAGAAATAATCCTACTATCACGCCTTATTCTACTGTTGGAACAGCAGGGGCTATGACTTCTAATGGTGCAGATTTTGTAATATTTGGCCCTAGTTCCTCAATATATTCGTTTACCCCTACTAACCAATCAGGAGCCAGTCTTCCAGTAGACTCCCAAAACAGGGTTCATTGGGTAGCAGATGCTGAACTATAAAAGGATAAACAATGATTGAAACAGTAAAGATACAAGGTGATGGATACTTAGTAAATGGAACAATGTCAGTTCCTAATACAGAAGGTAATAGACACTATCAAGAAGTCTTAGCGTGGCTATCCGAAGGTAACATACCTGAGCCTGAGTTTACAGATGCAGAGCTATTAACAAATGCTAAGAGACAGAAAAAAGAAGAGCTAGACACAGCTTTCCAAGTAGCTTCAAAACTACCAGTTACAGTAGGAACTAAAACCTATAATGGTGGTAAAGATTCAGCACAGGCACTCAGAGACTACATACAGTTGGTTCAAGAGTCAGGTGGTACTGAGTATCAGATATGGGATACAACCAATGTAATAAGTCTTTATACTCTTACAGAGGCTAATGCTATTAAGCTTGCAGTAGGTGCAGCAGTTGCACAGGAAGAGTTTATACTTAGAAATAAGAAGAACTTAGTTGATAGTGCCTTAACAGTTGCAGAAGTAGAGGCAATCTAATGGAAAAGAAAGATCGGTGTACATGGTTCTTTGAAAGGTTCCCTACTTGGGATACTTGGCATAAATTTAAAGTAGTGGATATATCACCATGCTGCAAGACCCATGATGATACATGCAGCTTTCATAAGTTCGTTAAGTGTCTATGGAATAAGCGAGTGGTAGGTACTATTATAATCGCTATAGGTGGAGGAATTGGGTGTATGTTTAAGTACCCTAGTGATTGGTTTAGGAGGCTATGATGCGTAAGTATATAAAGTATGTAGGAATATTGCTATGGACATTGTTCCGCAAGTATTTTGGGCTGATATGGTTTTGGGTAGCGCTACCGTTTAGAAAGTACGCAAGAAGTGTAGTATATAACTATGTGCTGCAAAATAGTGTCTATCTAAAAAGACTACTGGAAAGACCTATAATACCTATAATGGGTGGTGGATGGGTTATACGTCCGTATCACGGCTCAGAAGGTGGCTATGTAGAGTATCGTAAAGTTAGCTGGCTAGAGTATAAACTAGTGTACTGGGTGATATGGGGCTGGCTAGATGATGATAGTAATCAGGATACATATGCCAAAGGGTACAACAAGACGTTGTTCAGTGGCGAAAGAATGAAGTGGTTACCTAGTTTTATTACAAAGCGACTAGAAGCGGAGTATGATAAAGATGTAGTATTCGGCAATAGTTTTGACCTAGGTGATCGTAGGGGTGAGAATGCTGCGTTTGAATTCTGGTCTAGCTATTTGTGGACTATAAGAAATACTGCGTATAACTTCAAATACATGCAGTGGGAAACAGATAATGTAGACGATGTGTTCCTAATCGAGAAATTCGGCGTGAAATTCGGATGGGAGAAAGATACAGGACATACCGGCGTTATCAACGGTAGGCAGAACTACAGATTAGTCTTTACTAAGGCTTAAACTAATATAAAGTTTAAGTCTAGTATAATGTGTGGATAATAACTAGTAGGTGAATAATGGAATACATAGATAATGCACTGCATGTACATAAACAAGCGATCCGCGCAGATATTGAAGGGCTAGTTGTAGCTCTAGAAGATGTAACACATAGGGTAAATGAACTAGAGGCGGCTCATGGAGAGATCCAGTCAAAATTAGAAAGTGCAGAGTATCAAAGAAAACAATCAGCAGAGAATGTATCTAAAGCTTTGCAAGAAGTCAACTTTAAAATTGATGGTATTCAGCTGTGGGCATCCACACATGATGAAAAAGAAATGGAAAAGTATAATACAATATCTCTTGCAATAAATGAGCTAAAAAAAGCTATTGAGAAAAGTACTAAGTCCATAGATGTGCTAGAACAAGCAAGGATTATCGAAGGCAGAGTGCAAGAAGAACTAGATAAGATACAGGCGCCTAGCCGTAAGACAAAAGAGACTATCAAACTGGCAATAATCTCTGTACTTACAGTAACGTTTCTAGGATGGGCTATCAGTGGAACGGTGCTTATATATGATCTATCAAAAATCATAGGGGAGAATAAGAAGTATGAAAAACTGGAAAAGTAATCTAGGGTTCCTAGTTTTTATAGTAGCGTATGGATGGGCTGTGTATACTATAGCACCTGTCGGTGTAGTAAGTGTAACTGGATATATAGCACTATTCGGTATGTTGGCAATGATGTTAAGATCTCATATCACAACAGAATTGCTAGGTAAATTGATAGATAAACTGGACTTCAGGAAATAACATGTTTCGATATACCTCAGGTGCATTAGCACTACTACTAGTAGTCACTACAATCTACTATGAATTTAAGACTAGTGGCTACGAAGTAGATATAAAGACATTAGAAGGCGACATCTCTGTAATCAGTATGAAATCTAGTGAGAATAGAAACAACTACACGAAGTGTAAAAGAGAACTGAAACTATCCAATGCGAGAGTAGACTCGCTAGAAGGAGATGTAGTGAAGGTGACTGACGAGCTTGAAGTCTGGCGTAATAAACCAGCTGTGATCAAGTACAAGTACAGACTACCAGAAGACATAAATATGACAAGAGGAGACTGTAATGAAACAAAACGTTTACTTGATGCTATCCGCACTATTGATCTCAATACTATTTGACGGGTGTGGCCCAAAGATAGAAGAATTTGAAGCGTACTGTGTGAAGCATCCTGTGTATGAATTCCAAACACAAGAAGTAAAAGTACCAGTAATGTGTAAAATATCAAATGTGCAATGTCGTCAATCAGGGGCTGGATTAGATCCGATCAGTGCTATGCTGGAGTGTATCAGTGAGCATAACGAGAATCTCCGCATTCATAATAAGTACGCAAAGGACTGTAATGGTATTCGATAAAGTATTCGAGTTTGTAATGGAGCTAGAAGGCGGATACAAATTACACACTAATCCTACTGAAGAAACAGATACATATGCCGGAATATATCGTGCAGCACATCCAAGTTGGACAGGTTGGACGTTTATTGATGAAGGTGAAATACCTGATACGAGTCTAGTGAAAGACTTCTACAGAGAAATGTTCTGGGATAAGATACCACTAGAAGATGGGCTGGAAAAAGCTATGGTCTTTGAGTACGGAGTGAACGCTGGACTATCTACAGGTGTAAAAACACTACAATCTGCTGCTGGTGTAACTCCGGACGGTGATATAGGACCTATATCAAAAGAAGCTGTCGCTAACAAGCCGCTGGCTTGTCTGCTATCTGAGTTCAGTCTATTGAGAGTCGCAAAGTATGTGAGCTTAGCTAACAAGAACCCGAATAAGTACGGTGTCTACCTAAGAGGCTGGATGAATAGAGTACTGACGGCTAGTGAGTGGTTCAAAAATGAGTTTGTATAAGATTAGATTAAGTGGTTATTGGGTAAAATAAGGCAATGAAGTACACGATAAAGTTGGGACTATAAATGAAAATTAACAAAAATGAATTGCTATCGTCACTAAAGCAGGACTTCCGTGCTTCGGAAACCTCGCAAAAAGAGTGGCTACAGAAACGCGAGAACTGGGTAGCAGAGACCTACGGTAAGCCGTATGGTAACGAGGTCAAAGGTCGTTCTGCAATCGTGTCAAAAGATATCAAAAAGCAGCTAGAGTGGCAACTCCCTAGTTTGGCTGACCCATTCCTAAGTTCACCGGATGTCATCAAGTGTAGTCCTGTGACATTCGAAGACGTGGAAGCTGCTAGACAAAATGAGCTACTACTAAATACGCAGTTCGTAAGAAAGTTCCCTAGATATAATTTCATCATGAAAGCTCTACGAGTACTGGCGACAGAAGGTTCATGTATCATCCAAACAGGATGGGACTATGAAGATGAAGAAGTAGAGTCTGAAGTAGAAGTAATCAAAGTTGATAAGAACGGTGTAGAGTATGTCGATGTAGAGATGGCTACCGTAACTAAGGTCATCAAGAATCAACCTACTGCAATAGTCTGTAGAAATGAAGATATTTTCATCGATCCTACATGTATGGACGATCTAGATAAGTGTCAGTTCGTCATTCATAGATATGAAACAGATATGAGTACGCTGAAGGCGGATGGCAGATATAAGAATCTAGATAAAGTCAAGAATGCCGGAAATAACGGGCGTGATGCTGACTATATTCCAGAAGACCTAACTAACTTCAGGTTTAAAGATGATGCACGTAAGAAACTGATGGTACATGAGTACTGGGGTAACTACGATGTAGATGGTGATGGTATAGTCGAGTCGATTGTATGTACATGGGTAAATGACACTATAATCAGACTAGAGACTAACCCATATCCAGATGGTAAACCTCCATTCGTAGTAGTGCCGTTCAATGCTGTACCGTTTCAACTATTCGGTGAAGCACTAGCTGAGAACATCGGAGATAATCAGAAGGTTAAAACTGCTATTACTCGTGGCTTGATAGACAATATGGCTAGAAGTAATAATGGTCAAGTCGGTATGCGTAAAGGCTCGATCGATGCTACTAATAAGAAGCGTTTCCTAAATGGTGATAACTTCGAGTACAACGGTACGCCGAATGACTTCTGGCAAGGTAGCTATAACCAGATCCCTAGTAGTGCATTCGATATGCTACAACTGATGAATAACGAGATCGAAAGCCAGACAGGTGTAAAGAGTTTCAGCGGTGGAATCACAGGTGGATCACTAGGTTCAACAGCTACAGGAGCGAGAGGTGCACTAGATGCTACAGCTACAAGACGACTGAATCTAGTTCGTAATGTGGCTGAGAATATGATAAAGCCTATCATGCGAAAATGGATGGCATATAACGCTGAGTTCTTAGAAGAAGAAGAGATTGTCAGAATCACTAACGAAGAGTATGTGCCGATCAGAAAAGATGATCTGCAAGGTAAAGTAGATATTGACATCAGTATCAGTACAGCTGAAGATAACGCTGCGAAAGCACAAGAGCTAAGTTTCTTGATGCAGACACTAGGTAATACAATGCCGTTCGAAATGACTCAGATGGTAATGGCTGAATTCGCTAAACTAAGTAGAATGCCGGATCTAGAGAAGCGTATCAAAGAACACCAACCTCAACCAGATCCTGCTGCGGAACAAGCTAAGCAGCTAGAACTGATGAAGCTACAGAAAGAGATAGAAGAGATGGATGCGAATATCGCTGATAAGTATGCAAGAGCCGGTGAGAATGAAATAGATGCTGAACTCAAGCGTAACAAAGCACAAGTAGAAGCTGCGAAGGCTAGAAAGCTTCATAGTGATGCGGATAAAGTAGACCTGGACTTCCTGAAATCTGATGAAGACTATGAACGTCAGATGGATAGAGAAGAGAAAGATATGGAACGAAGACATCAGTTAGAGTTGATGCTACTTCAGGCGAAAGCAGGCGATAAAAATATTGGAACAGGAGTGTAACATGGGATTTCTAGAGGACAAACAACGACAGACAGTGCAGAGTGAGAAAGCTGCTGCATATGATCAGCTAGTCGCTGAACAGGCTAAAAAACAGCTGGCAGAGAGTGCGTATACTGAAGGAGCTAAAGAAGGTCTGGCAGCAGGGGCGTATCAAGTACTAGCTAGTGCACAACCTACTCCTAATATAGGTAATCCCGCAAATGCTAATGTGTCTAATGACGAAGTCAATACATGGTATCAACGCACAGGACAAATGCCTACTATGAAAGACATTGAGTTTATGAGACAGATGGATACACTGCCGAGTAAAAACGCAGATCAAAATATTACCGCTGGACTAGCTGGACAGGTAGGTGTAGCGTAATGGAACCAGATGCAATGGCAGGACTGGCTCAAGGTGCAAACCAAGGAGCTCCAAGTAACAACCTAGATCAGATCGTAGCGATGCTAGTTCAAGGGGCAACTCCTGAGGAACTAATACAAATGGGTGTACCACAAGAGCTAGTGATGGCTGCTATAGATGCACTGACGCAACAAACACAGACTATGGCTCCTCAACAAGAAGGTCTAGCCGGTATGCAACTACCGAGAGGGTAAATGATGGATGGACTAGCAGTACAGAACTTCGATACAAAGACAACTAAGCCACAAGATCAGCAAGCTATGATGCATAACTGGTTAATGGAAAACAAGCCAGAGTACCGTAACAAAGTGCAGATGGATAAAAGATTGCTAGAAGAAGATAAACCACTAGTTGATACGTCTTTAGCAGCCATCCCACTAGGACTAGCAGCAACTACACTAGGTAAATCAGGACTGTTGTCGTCACTAGGCAATGCCAGCAAAATTGCATATCATGCTGACACAGAAGCACCTACCATACCTAGAGGTGAACAATCGATGACTAAATACATCAAGCAATGGATTGGTAAATGAAAGCCGAACTAAACCTCACTAATGTGCTAACTGCAGTAGTAACTGCGCTGTGTATATGGATAGGTTCAACCTTGTACAATCTAGATAAGAAAGTAGCGTTGATGGAGTATCAGATGATTCAAAGTAATGCTGTACTGCAAGCTCTGAGTGAAGAGAAGAAGGATAAGTAATGGAAACGTACACAGGTGGACTAGCAGAACAGAGTGTGACTCACTACTACGCTGGAGCCAATAAAATTTCCAGTAAAGCAAAACCTAAGAAAAAATCCAGTACAATGTGTAAAGCAAAACAAAAGGGTAAGTAATGGAAGATAAAATCGGGAAGTTGATAGGTGTCTTGTTCATGTCAAGAACCTACGCACACATGGCACACTTGAAGACAGGAAGCTACGCAAAACATGTAGCACTAGGTGAATTCTATGACGGTATTGTAGGGTTAGCGGATACACTGGCTGAAGCTAGTCAAGGTAAGTGGGGTAAACTAGATATCCCTTACGTGGAACTGAAAGGTGATATTGATGACCCTATTAATGCACTTGATACCCATCTAACAATGATTGATAATATGCAGAAACGTTGCGACGTTCCGTTTATCGATAACATTATTCAAGAAGTACAGTCGCTGTACAGTTCGACACTCTATAAACTCCGCGAACTTAACTAGCGGTTTTATACAAGAAAATACTAGACTAAGGATAACAATGGTAACTACAAGTATTAAACCTGGTGCTACATGGACACAGGTTACTGACGGTACACAGGACTACGCAATATCAGTTCTTGATACTGCAGGAGACAACGGAGTACGCGTAACACTTACTGACACAGTAACTGCTCCTGCTGAGGATGCACCTTTTTTCGTGTTAAAGAACGGAGAAGGTATTTCTCAACTAACACATGCTGGTTTTGTGTGGGTTAAACTATTCGCAGGAAGCCCTGTCTTAATTGTTAATAAGTAACTCTAGGAGTATGTATGCAACTATTTAGCCCACATAATTTATTTAATCCAAAGTTGTTTAAAGCTGCTTCTGGAAAAGTAATTCAGGTGACTTCATACCCAACTTCAGTAACCTTATTCCAGGGTCAAACAGCAACAATAAATAAAGACGTTATATTATGAGTACTTTTTCTCTAGTTAATGATTACGGATGGTTAAGTATTAATGTTAATACGGGCGAAGTAACAGCTACTTCTACTGACCTTATATCAGGAAGATTTCCGGTTACAATTGTTGAGGATGATGCAGGTGTTATTACAAATCATAATACTGAAATTGCAGTTTATGGTCCATCTGGTTCAATAACGCTTCAAAACAACCAAACTCCACTTATTAGAAATGATGATGGGGTACAACTAGCAAGTTCTAGCACATTTTTTGCAAATCAAATAACTAAATCATCGACATCTACTGAGTGGAAAGTGATTTATTTTTATAGGGAAAAGTACGGTTCTGTACCTATGGACGTTATTGTAATAGATGATGAACTTGGTACAGTATCCCAACAAGTGCAAAGTAATACTTCTTATAACTATAGTTATAACGGGGCAGTAGGTGTACGATCAGATCAATGGAAGATGTATTTTATAGGTGTGCATACGACCTTACACAATACACTTTCTACTTATGACCCTGCGACTGATACGTTTGTTTGGGATGCAGTTCCGGGTATGACCATGATGCAGGGACAAAGTGCAATTGAAATTGCGCCAATAAGCAGAGATATTATCTTCTATGCAACCAGTGGTGGGTATGGACAATTATGTTCAATCAATACAACTACAAATGCTTTCACATTCTTAACTGCTGTTGGTAATGTAGCTAGAGATGTTCCAAGAGCTACATCATTAGGTTTAGGCCAAGATTATATTTACACAAGTTTAGGTAGAACTCCTAATGTGGAATTATATCAAACAACGTATGATGGCTTAACTTCAACACTTATTGCGTCTACTACAGACAATCTAGGTGATATAAAGCTAACACAGCTTACTGGTGGAGCTGTCGCAGAGTTCACAGGTGTTGTAGGTTATGCTGATGGTGATTATTGGTTACATCAAAATACTATAGTAGCTGTTACAAACATTGATGTTCCACCTTGGACGAACCCCACTCCGTACAATATTTATGGCTCAGAGTTACCAGAGGCAGCTGGTACACCGTATTCATTTAACTACGCACAAAGGGTAGCGCCTGATGGGACAGGGCAAATAACAGTCAATACAGATGGCATTGCCACTAACTACCCAATTACAGTAACTACTTACCCGTTTGAGATAAATAATATTATTCAATCAGCACCAGATAAGGTTTTGGCTGGTGGGGTGTACTATTCCGGGCTTACTGAATATAACGTAGATACAAATACACAATTTGGGTTCTTTGATGCCACAACATCAAGAACAGAGATGGTGAGTATGCCTAATGGTGACGTTGTGTTTGGTGGTTATCCGTCACAGTATACGCATATAAAACCGTTTGGGGTAGCATCTTCTACTGTTCTTGGGTATTTAGGTGGTGATACAGGACCAACAAGAGGTCACTACCATCAAGGATTATGTATCGGTATAGATGGCCTTGTGTACAGTTCCGGTGTTCAATACCGTGTAGGTGACAGTGGTACTATAGGGTGGTTTAATCCTTATGACTTTGAGAATACGAAGGATGGTTTCAGTGGTGAAACAGATATTAGACTTCTTGAGTATGGCTTAAATAATTGTGTAGCAGTTGGTGATAAAATCATTGTTTCCTCTTACATTGTAAGTGGGTCACTAGAAACCGCTGCTTTAGTATTTGTTTTTGATACAGTTACTAAGACCTTCACAGCTACGCACTCATTAGGTACAGACCTAAAATCTACTGGTTGGATAGTAAAAGTAAGCGACACTGATATATTCGGAGTTACAGCATTACAGGATGTGGAGAAAACCTGTGTTGTATATAGAATGAATATTGTTACTGGTGCTATCTTGTATAAAATTCAATACGGAGGTGTAAGATACCAACAATCAGAGGATACCTTCCAAGCCCATGCAAAACCTGTAAAACTAGGTGCTGATGGGAAAGTATATTTTACTTCATATGGTATTGCTCCAAACTTCTCTTTGGTTAGAGTAGACCCATCTATCGGTGGTGTTGAATTGCTAGGAAACATTACAGGTCAGGACATAATTGAACTAATGGACAATGGAGATATTTATTTTGGTGCTACGTCAGGTAATATGTATAACATGAGTATCGCTAATCTACCAGATGTTATGCCGCCTATTCGTGTTGCCCCGTCTACAGTACATGAATTTCCATATACAGACTTCTTAGCAGGCTCAGGTGTTGGAGTTTTTGTTGGTGGGTGGTCTTGGGACAGCGTAGGCGGTAGAGTTATTAGAACGGCACAAGCAGGAACAGCGATTGCAGATTTTTCATTCATGCCTAATATTATTATGGGCCAAAAATATAGAGTTACTATGACAATAGACTCAATCACTGGAGGGGATGGACTACTAAGCCCAACCATATTAGGTAACGATAGATATAATATAGGGGCTGGTGTATATACGCAGGATATTATAGCATCAACAAATTATATTCGTGTAACTGCTGGGGACAATGAAGGGGTAGCAATAAGTGCCCTGACCGTAAACGCATTACTGAATGATATTAATGTCCAATATGGATATTTCCCTAACCAAGAATTTATTGATGTATCAGAATGGAACTTAGAGGGCGATGGGTCTTATACAGTAGCTAATAATGTTGCAACCGTAACTGCTGGTTCTAACTACTATGGAATAACAAACGTATCTAGGGCGGAAGTAGGAGCTACTTACCGCATAACTGCAAACATACGCGTGGGCACGTCTACTGATGGTCTTATCAGAGTATATAATAACTATAATGCAGACGCTGGAACAGTCAATAGTAACTCAGTAACAGATAAGGTTTCTTTTCAACCAGTTACAGTAGACATAGTTGCGACTACCGACTTTATATCTATATATCTAAGATGTTCAGGCCCAGGATTGACAAACGAGTTTAAAGACTTAGTTGTTACCAAGTTGTAAAATTATCACTAAAGGAATAAAATGGCCCCTAGCACTGCTGGGTGTCTACAGTTTAAAAACACAGCACTAATACTAGATTGTGTAACACTTATATAACATACTTTAAGTTGTCTTTAAACTTAAGTTAGTTAAAATATGACTAAGTTATCATTGTTAATGTAACTACTAAAATCAAAAATCGAAAGGAATCATATATATGATTAACCAAATTCCGAATGACCTAGTAGCAGGAAAATCCGAAGAAGAGCTCTTAAGAGTTGAGAACCAATATTGGGCAGACCTAGCCACAGATTTGCTGGCGCTAGAAGACAACCCACACTTTAAGAGGCTTATCCTAGAAGGATATTTTAAAGACAAAGCGATTAATGGTGTCAGCATGCTGGCTACAGATCACGTAAAACGAGGAGGACTTCGTGGTGATATTATGGAACAGCTTGTAGCTATTTCGCATCTAGAGGACTACTTCATTATGGTGAAGAGTATAGGACTTGCTCCAGAGGAAGAGTTTGACGACTCAGAGGAGTAACAGATGGCAATGACAGAAGAAGAGCTGTACGACATGAGTGATGATGAGCTAGAGGCTGCTTTTAAAGCAGCTAAAGCCCAAGAAGCTCCAGAAGAAACAGATGAACGTAACGAGTATGACGAAGATCTCGGTTACGATGAAGACAAAGAAGTGGCATTACTAGATGAGCCTGAAGAGCTTGATGGTGATGATGATGAAGAAGAGGAACTACTTGACTTGGAACAACCCGACGAGGAATCCGATGATAATAGTTTAGAAGATGACGAGGAAGATGAATCGGAAGAGGACTCGGAAGATGAAGATGGTGAACTCGACGGAGAGCCGGAAGCAGATGATGATAATCCTGATGAAGATGAAGATGAATCGAAAGATGATAAACAGCCAGTACAGGTTGAAAAGCGTAAGTATAAAGCTAATGGTAAAGACTTTGAGTTTTCTGACCAAGAGATCTTCGACAAGTTTGGGCAAGTGTTCGGACAAGCGATGAACTACACGCAGAAGATGCAACAGATTAAGCCGTGGCGACAGACCATTGACGCTATCGAAGAGGCTAAGTTGTCGCATGACGATGTCAATCTAGCTATAGATGTACTGAAGGGTGATAAAGAAGCTATTGCAGCGCTTCTAAAGAGAACAGGCGTAGACGCCCTCGAATTAGACACTGACAATGCGGTTTATACGCCGAAAAATTATGGTCGGAATGATGCTGAGCTGGCCATAGAAGATATTGTTTCCGAAATCTCTAAAGATAAGGAATACGCGGTTACATATGATGTGTTGGAAAAGCAATGGGATTCAAAAAGTCGTGAGGCTTTTGTAGAAAGTCCAGAGATGATCCGTCAATTGCACATCGATGTTAAAAGTGGTATGTTTGATACAATATCCCCAAGAGCTAGTAAGCTAAAAGTATATGATGGGGGATCTAAAAGTGATCTAGACTACTACATGGAAGCTGCAGGGCAGTACTTCTCTGAGCAAGCTCAGAACGAAGAACGACAGGCTGTAACTGAACAGCGTGATGTTGCACGAGAGAAGGTCGAGAAAGTTAAGACTGAGACACGTAAACGTCAAGCTACTAAGTCAGCTTCGCAAAAACGGAAGGCAGCTGCACCGACAAAGAAAAGTGCAGGGCCTAAAAAGACTGTAGACTACTTGGACACTTCCGATGAAGATTTCGAAGAGTGGTATACTAAAATCGGGGACTCAGTTTAAGAGTCCTTCTAGCTAACAAAAAGGTAAATAAATGGCAACAAATGTATATGGTAACGGTACAACAACATCCACAGCGGGTGCTAATACTATCGTTCATTACTATGATCGTGCTGGTGTAAATGCAGCAAACCGTGTTAACGTATATCAACAATTCTCGGATCGTAAATCGATGCCACAGAGATATGGTAAAACGTTCAAAATTTCTCGTTTCGAACACATGTATGATCGTGCATTCGACGATGCAGACTTCGCGGCTAAAGGTTATATGACTGCACGTGATATCGCTGATATGAACACTGCTTTGTCAGCTGCTACACTCGCTGAAGGTGCTGCGGATGTTAATAAGCGTTCACTACAGAAAGTTACTTACTCAACAGAGTTTGCTCGTTACGGTGAGATGATTGATTATACTGATGAAGTTGATATCTGGTCTGAAGACTATATCCAGGTTCGTTATCGTGAAGAACTAGGTGAACTAGCTAACTCTCGTATGGAAGATCTTATTCAGCGCGATATGCTTGGTACAACTACTGTAATGTATTCTGGTGCTGCTGGTGCAATCACTGAAATCGGTACAGGTGCTGCTGCTGATGGTTCAACAGATGCTGACCACGTCGTTTCTTATGACTTGATTCGTAAAGCTGTTCGTAAGCTGACTCGTAACCGTGCTAAGAAGAATACTCAGATCGTTACAGGTTCTACAAAGATTGGTACAACTCCGGTTGCTAAAGCATTCTATGCTGTTATCGGTGCAGATGTAAAGTCAGATCTTGAAACTCTTACTCGTGGTTCTACTTACGAAACAGAATTCGTATACACACCTGTTCACAAATATGCTGCTGCTTCGACAATGGCTGAAGGTGAAGTTGGTCAAATGCACGAAGTTCGTTTCATTGAAGCTGAGTCTGCAGTAGTTTATCGTGAAGCAGGTGCTAATCCACCAGCATCTTACCTAGGTGACCTACAGGTTTCTGGTGTTATTGATGCAGCTTCTGTTACTCCTGCTGATCGTGGACAGTTTGACGTATTTCCAATCCTTTTCCCAACTGAAGGTGCTTTTGCAACTGTCGGTCTTAAAGGTCTTGAGAAAATCAAGTTTAACTCTAAGTCTCCAGCTCAGGTTGAGTTGATTAACCCGTACGGAACTACAGGTTTCTTCTCTTACAACTTTTTCTACGCAGGTATCATCCTGAAAGAGGAAGCACTTTTAAAAGTATTAGTGGCAGCAAGAAATTAAACCCTGCGTATAATTTTCTTCTAAGCTAATCCATGCTATACTCCTCTAAAAGAGGAGGTAGTATGAACCTACAACTACAAAAAATATGCTCAAAGTATAACGGTGTAGTCCACAAAGACTTTCCAAACTACATAATTTCCCGACATGGTGAAATATACTCACTTAAACGACAAAGGTTCCTTGACAAAACTTTACGAAAACGTGATCCACAAGATCTCAATAGTAAATATGATGAGATGGTCCATATAGTAGTAAATAATACTCCCCGAACTATTGCAGTTCATAGGCTATTAGCGACTGTTTTCATCCCTAATCCAGGTAATAAAGACACTGTAAACCATATTGATGGAAATTCTTCTAATAACTCGCTTAGTAATCTCGAATGGATGACGCAGAGCGAGAATTCATCACATGCCCATGCACTAAACTTGATATCCGGCAAGTACACTAAATGCGTTGTAAGTACTATAAAGTATAAAGAAGAGTATGTTGCCACTTATAGTAGTTTAACCGAGGCAGCAAAAACTGTTGATAATGTAAATCCTCAACGCTGTATTGGATTAATAGCTGCAGCAGCAGTTAATAATCAGTCAGATAAGGTAAGTGTAAATGGTGCACCTTACACCTCCCAAGGGTATGTATGGAGGTACGCAAGCAAACAGAAGAAACAATATATACAGGAAAGTGTTGAATACGCTGATTGGTCGATATTAGATGTAGACTACAAGGTTTTTTCTGAGAACACAGACTACTTAATAACAGTAGATGGTAGAGTATATGACAACGTAAAAGAAAGATGGCTCACACTGTCGGTAATTACTGCGAAAGGTAATAGATTGCCTTATACAACCGTCTCATTACGGAATGGCAGTACTTATAAACAGTATAGGGTAGCCAAACTGGTAGCAGGTGCTTACGGAAAGAGCTACACTAAAGTAGACTTTATAGATGGAAACATTTGTAACTGCCATCTGGATAACCTATGTGAGAAAGAAGCTGGTACGAATTCAAGGCCAGTGATTGCCTACAAGTTAGTATGGAAAGACGTAAATATAGAGTACAAGAATTCTACGAGAGAAGTAGGACAACTTACTGGAATAACTGTAAAAGCGATACCTGAAATAATAATACAAAACAAAGATATACCTCTGCAACTAGAGTACACGGATACTACATGTCCCTACACAAGAAATGGTTATGTCCTACGAGGCTTAAGTAAAAGTTAAGATGTATCTAGTTATAATAGCGAAGTAACAAACGTTAATCCTCTGCTTTAAGGTACTACACCGTAAAGAATATGATTGACTTTTAAAAACTAAACACCCCAGATAAAAGGATTTAGAAAATGGCAAACGAAGAACTAGAACTATTGAGAGAAGAGGCTAAAGACCTAGGTATTTCATTCAGTCCAAATATCGGTGAAGTAAAGCTTCAAGAAAAAATCGATGAGTATTACAAATCACAAGAGTCTTCAGATGAAGAAATCCCAGCTGCTGAAGAAACACTGGCAGAGGAAAAATCTGAAGAGAAGCTTGTTGTGGCTAGTAACAAACCAAAACCAATGGCACAGATCGCTAAAGAGTTGTACGATAAAGCTAGTCAAACTAGGGTTGTGACAATCATCGATAACGATCAGCGTGTTAACAACCAGACTACTACCTGTAAAGCTACGTGGTCAAACGCGTATTATGATCTAGGTACTAAGATCTTTCCTCTTAATACTCCGATCGAGATTAAGCAAGGTTTCATCAATGTACTAAAAGAAGTGGAAATTCCACATCACATTAAAGATCCGAAATCAGGACTTTCTAAGACGTATATGCGTAAGCGTTTTACGATTAGTTACGAAGATAAGAACTAGGGCAACCTAGGTTTTACTAGAAGGTACTTCGGTATCTTCGTGTAAGATTATAAATAGTAAGGATGCTAGATGACAATTCCAAAAGGTGCTGAGTTCGGGTTAACGATTACCGTAGTAGAGAAAGACTCGTTCCTGCCTCAGGATCTAGTTGCTATGGATGTGGCTGCTTCTACATTTAAGCTGACTAAACTGGCTGACCTATGCGATGTCACAGTAGGTACAGTTACACTAACAAGACCTGCTGACGTCACCTATACTTTCGAAGATGTGACGACGACTACAGCCGACTACGTAGTAGACAGTGTAATCTTGGATACAAGTTCTGGGCTAGTATATACATGTATACTAGGTAGTACTACTGGTGCACTACTGACTAATGCTACATACTTTACAGAGACTACTACATACCTTGATGGCAAGGTAGATGTTCTACTGGATAGCACACTAACTGCTTCCCTAGACTACTTACGTGGAGACGCAGTAGATAACTATTATTTGAAGCCGACATACCAAGGTGTGATTAACATTAAGTTTACTGACGGTACTCCGGAACGTACTGCTATTATTGAAAAGGTATATGTAGCTCCAACAGGAGTTGTATGTGTCTGATATTGAAGTAAGTGCAGGGAATACTGTTACAGTAGAGACTGAAAATAACGTCACTGTCGAAACTCCAAATAACACAGCTACTGTCAGCACGGATAGTAGTGGTGTAGTAGATGTAAATCCTTACGAGTATAGTTTAACTAGTTCTGGGATATACACAGGTAATCTAACCGGTGGAATACCTATATGGTTGCAAACTGCAATTGAACAGGAGCTAACTGAAGGTGAAGGTAACCTGACATCTGTTGTAGCTGATCTAGCTTCATTAGTAACTGTACTGGAAGCTGGAGTTAACCAGAACATTACGAACATCAATACAACTAACACTAACTTGGCTGCGCTAGAAACTACGGTTGTGTCTAGATTAGATGGTAATGACGCCGCAATAGTTAATCTTGACGTAACTAAGGTAACGGCGACTGAAGCTACAGCAATATCTGCAGATGTGGTGAGTACTAGTTTTGGTGGTAATGTTGATGCGTATATCGGTACAATAGCTGCTACGTATGTGGATGCTAATAGTGCTATTGCGCAGGAAGTTGATACGCTAGTGACTAGTGTAAATGGTGTAACAGCTAGTGTAAGTGAAGTGTCTGTGGCTAGTGTAGATGAAGGCGAAGCAAGAGCTAAACACTCACTGGTTGTGAATGCGGATGGTAATATTGCTGGGTATGTAGCAGAGGCTGGTACTACAAGTAACTTTACGATTGTCGCTGATACGTTTAAAGTGCAGGGGACTACTACAGGATATACTCCAATAGCTGTAGATACAGTTACTGGTAAGTTAAAGTTCACTGGTGACGTACGGTTTGAAGGACTAGGCATTGATGGTGGAAGCACTACTATTGACGGTGGTAAGATTACTACGAACACACTAGATGCTAATAGACTTACAACCAACTTTGCGTGGATCAACGGCAGTGTCCAGTCAAGTGATTTTACTACTGTAGGTGGAGCAGGTTTTAGACTTAAAGCTAATGCTGCTGGAACATCCGCAGACCCTTCAATCTATGGCGCGTATATCCGAGGTGGGACAATCTCCGCAGTCGAATTAGAAAGCTCTACACTTAATGTTAGAGATATTACTGTTACCACAGATTCTGGCCTGCCTACACGTACTGTGATAGCGTCTGTGACCACACCTACAGTTACCTCAACATCAGCAACCTGGACATTCGATATAGGTCACTGGAGCGCCACTACAACAACTAACAGGCTTGCTGGGCCTGCATCTATCCTTACACCGGCTGGAACACCATTAATAAACTATACATCTTTCTACTCAGGCAGCACACCAGACACTCGCCCAGCATCTATGTCGTATAATGGCTGGCCTATCCTCTACTTTGATCCCGATGTTGCTACAAGTACTGCGTTCAGCATAACAGTGAATGGCGTAGCTTGGAATGCCCCTACAGGCATTACAACCACTACACCGACTATTAACGGCATCACGTTCGCATACATACACAGCGGTGTTGGGGATGACGACCAAATCGCGGTGTTTATAAAGCCTATTTGCTCCTCCCCAACAACGTGGAGTGGAGATAAACTGGTAATTACATTTTCTAGTGCCAGCACGTGGCTTCAGTGGGATGCTGGTCTTAGGTCCCATCAAATCACACTATTAGCCCACAACGTATAAAGGAAAAATAAATGGCAATAACATATAACCCAGTCACGCTGACTGACATAGATAATCAGGTAGTAGAGCTGTACCAAAAGCTGATGTCAGCATCGACCAGTAAAGATAGTGTGTATCTTAAAGCAAAAGAAACTGTAACACAGATTCTAAATGATGCAGGACTAGATGCTAGAGAACGTGCACAGATACTTTCGCAGACTATCGGAAGTATGGTGAATGGTATTACGGCACAGTCTCTACAGGCAGCTATAGACCTAGCTAAGGATGATAGGGATAGTGAGTATCTACTTACTAAACTGCGTGAAGATACTAAACTAGTGACGGCGCAAATAGCTAAGGTAGAGAAGGATATTGAAGATGCAGAAGCAGCGAAGAATCTAAAGATCGGTCAAGGCTGGTTATTGCAAGGACAGATGTATAGAGATTATGGTGCAGTACCGGATAACCTAGTGTATGCAAATAACGAGTTGGCTGACATAGATTACGATGCGAGTTATGGTACAAAGTATGAGAGTATTCGTCAAGCTCAAGCCGGAACATATAATACGTATGCCGGTTCGTATAGAGCTAACGGATATGTGTCGCTACCGCTGAATGCTGATGGTACATTGGCTAGCGGTGTAGCTGGAGACTCTGAAGGTCTGGTTCACGCGCAGACTAATGTTGCTATCAGACAAGAGCGCGGCTTCGACGATAATATGAGACAACACGTTGCAAATAGTTCATCTAGTATGATCAGTTTGCTGTTGAGTACAGAAGCTAGTGGTATTGACTATACGCCGTACCTAGCTCAATGGACTGACTCAATCGAGTACCTAAATACTACAGCAAATGTAACAGCTGGTACTATAACTACCACAGTCATTCCGGCATCTATATCTATTGCCGTAGGCGGTACTATATCAGGAACTACACTGAATATTATAGCTGGTACTTCTGTAGAACTGGTTATTACTGATGGTGTAAGTCTGTCAGCTACTGTAGTCGCACTAGTACAACTTGATGGCTCGTGGTCAGCGACATTTGCACCAGCAGACTTGACAGGACTGATAGCTGCAGCAGGTAACGTAACTTCGACCGTAACAGATAGTACAGGTAAACAACGAACAGATATCGATGCAGTAACGCTAGTAGCGTAAGGAAGGTGAGAGATGGGCTATATAACTAGAGATGCTGTAGGCCCGGCTGTCACTGCGTACGTAGCTGCGTCATTCTTCAAGAATAGGATGCTTATGGCAGACCTAGGTTGGCCGACAACGACAATCGACGGTAGGTTGGTATTCGGTAGACTGTACTACTACCAGAATGGTGTAGGAGTGTATAAGACACCTAGACATCTGGCTATCTATAAACTGCTGAATATGGATGTAGGTGATCTAGAGGCTCAAAGCTACGAGGGTGTAGAAAATGCGTATCTGTATGTAAGAGGCGTGAATATAGAGTATGCAGTAACACGTACAGAAGCTGAGGGTTACATTGAAGAATTCAGTCCACTAATCTATCCAGATAATCCTGATCCGTTTAATCCTGATCCTAATCCCGATCCAATAACTGATCTAAATCCAGATCCATTTAAAGGTACAGAAGATGCTCAGTGGGATTCGGAGGGGTGGATCACTTCATATATTACGTACACACCACCAACATCAACACAGGTGAACGAGTTCATAACAGACGCTGAAGTAATAGCACTGATCAATGCTAACGATAAAAACACACTGTGGTATGACAGCGAAGATTCGTCTAGGTTGACCGCGCTAGCACTACTCGACTCCTCTAATGTAATGTTTGAGAAGAACATACAAATACGTGTCAAGGAACTAGAGCAGAAAACAACCTACGTGAGAAATAGGCATAAATCCTATCAAGGGTCTAATAGTGCTAGATACATAAAAAGTGTGATTGTCGAATATAAGTTTCGTAGGATACTGGACCCTGCGGATGTAGCGGCTGACGGGTATATGGCAGCAGTAGCCGCTGAAGTAGCTGCGCTGGACGATATCCATCAACTAGGTGGCTTCGTAGGTAGGCGAGTAAAGACAGTAGATTTCATAGCTAACTCTACAAAATCTAGCTTTGCGGAACAGTTGATAGACATGTATGACTATGTCGTACCTATTACAGAGACAGCTCTGAACTATGGTGGGTATTTAAAAGTCGATGGGATGAGTGCTCTGAAAGTAAGAGACTTCATGGAGATATTCGTAAAGCAGATAGCTTCAGGACATCAACAAAAGAAGACTAAGTGGTATAAGAAGTTACTAGTTGTAATAGTAGACATTATAGTGGTAGTGGTAGCGGTAGTAGTATTCATAGTTACTGGCGGTAATCTGGCTGCAGTGTCCTTCGTGTTTGCGTTAGGTGCAATGGTACAGACAGCTCTGGCTGCGTATTGGGTGAAGAACGGTGACTACGCTGCAGCGCAGTATGCGAGTAAACATGCGATGTATCTAGGTACAGCTGCACAGATAGCCGCTATAGCAAATATCTTCTACGGTGATCCGGGACTAATGGAAAAGATAGCTGCTGCGACTATGGCTGTAGCCAAGGCTACAAAAAACGAAGACCTTGAGCTGGCTGCATCTATCGCTGCACTAATATCCTCCGGGTATGCGATGACACAGTCTACTAGTAATCTGATGCTAACTGGTGTATCAGCACTCAATCAGTCATTCACTGTGTACTCTAGGTATATCAGTCCTCCGGATAAGGGTATAGAAGAACTGCAGGGTAAACTAGTAGAGTCAGAGCGCGAGCTAGAAGACTTGTCGGGTCCTGAAAAGATAGATACAGTAGAAAGAGAGTTCAGCGATCCGTACACTAACTATATAGACGTAAATGAAAAGATGCAAGGTATGCCGTACTTGCTGACACACGGTAGAAATGCGGCACTGATGGAAAAGTACTACGACTCAAACTACTAAGCAAAAGTTAAGAGTTGGTGTGGTATAATAGAAAAAATAAGGGTATAGACTCAAAGGGTAGAAGATGGCAGTCAATGATTTCACAATAGATCCGGTAAGACAGTTCGAAAGTTTGATGGAAACTGGACAAAATGATGCAGCAATGAGCGTAGTATCAGCAAATCCGGATAAATTTGCAAACTACAACTTTGAAGGTATCGGTGCTGGTAATCTAGGTACACTTCCTAAAGATGAAGGTTTCCTTGGTACTGGATTGTCCGGACTAGACGCTACTAAGGCAGGACTAGGGATAGGTCAGCTAGGACTAGGTATTGCAGGATATATAGATAACAAAAAAACAGCTGGTAAGCAACGAGAACTGATGGGTCAACAAATTGCCAGTAATAGATTTCTGCTGAACCAAGCGCAAGGTAGACAAAAAGACATCGGTAAAGCATTCGGTGGTGGTGGACTAGCTGCATCTACACGAACTGTATAAGGATAAAATATGCCATTAAGACAAGATTTCGGTTCATTCAGACAACCAGTAAGTCCTACTAGAGAATTGTCCAGTATACTCGGCGATCTGCAAGGACAAGTAGTACAAGAGCAGAAAATGCAAATGGCTGAACAGGTCCAGAAAGATGCACTAGCTCAGCAAGCTGTAGAGAATGCGCGAGCTAAAGAAATTCTAGGTATGCGACGCGGTGAATACGATCGTACTATGGCAGAAAAAAATGCTGCAGATATTGCAAACTCGTTGTATATGGATGTAACTCCGAACAAGATACAGACAGCACCAGAAAAGACTACAGTCATACCGGGTACACCTGGAACAGAAGGTCTGATAACTAATGCAGAGCTGAGTAAAAGTGCACAGATCGGCAGAGCTGCTGATGAAGCAATGCGTCTAGATAAGTTGTTGAAAGGTGGTAATACTACTGACAGTAAACCAATAAGTATAGACACCAGCTTTCTAAATCTACCACAAGCTGAAGAATCTAAAACTACTGCACGCTATACCGATCCAACCTATAAGTATGCTGCAAATAGTCGTATGTTGAATGACTATATGAAAAGAGGTAGCCAACGATCTCCGTCAATACCTGCTAAACCTATGGGGTATGAGGAAGGGCCGGTAGATACGCAATCTACAATTCCGAGTATGCCTATTGAATTACCTAGTAAACTCGACCTAGAAGCTGAACGACAGAAGCAGCTAAGTAAGATAGATGAACTGACAAAAGAGGTAGTATCTGGGTATAAAGCAGGGGCACAGGCTCCTACTAAAGAAACTAAAACAGTAACACCGGCTGAGTATAAATTCAAAGCACCGTCTAGAGAAGAATTCAATAAGACGCTACTAGCACAGGCTAGAAAAGACAAAGGCGGAGAACTATCTAAAGTAGAAAAAGGTGCTATCGGTAAACGAGCGGAGACACTGTTCAATAGGTCTGAAGATCTAGCACTAAAAAATATGGAACTACTAGCTAGACAAGCTAGAGGTACTCCAAGAGAAACCGCATACGATCGTGAGTTGGGTAGACTACGTGCTCAAAAATTGATGGGTGTACTAGATAAGGGTAATAAAGGTTATGACAAAGTGAGTGAATTTGCTGAGAGCATGTACACAATGTTCCCTGATGATCCTAACCGTGTAGCACAGTACATAGAGGATAATAAAGCAGAATTAAGCAAGATGTCTAAGCAGAACCTAGCAGCAAGAGTCGCGGAGTTCAAATCGCGCGAAGGACAGGAAAGTAGCCTAGACGTTACTGACTGGTTCCCTACAGCCTTAGGTGGCGGTACTAAAATAGGTGATGTCCTAGATAGCACTAGATAAGGAATACTAAAGCAAAAAATAGGTATACTATACCATAAATACTACATACGGGGATAGAATGACAAACGAAGATATGAATATGTGGCAGGAGAGGCTGCAAAGTAATACTGAGGCCTTCTATCCTGACTCACCGATAGAGACTCCTCCAGCACTAAATAAAATCAGTACACTAGCTAAAAATAAAGATCAGAAACTAAACAACCTATCCGGCAATCAACTACAAATGGGGCTATCTAACCTATTTACAGATGCGCTAGTTTTAAAGGATGATGATGGTCGCTATATTCAAAAAACGCAAGTAGGTGCAGATGGTAACGCAGAATTTCTCAAAGAGAGAATACCTGATACAACACTAAAAAGCTATTATGATAAAGAGCTCGGGGAAACAGTAACTTACGATAGAGACACTACACGTAACCTGTACTTGTTCGGTCCTGAAGCAATGAAAGGTGCACCCGCCTATAAAGCTGGATTAGCTGACCGTGATGCTGGCGCTAAAGCACGATATAACCCAAATGACCCTGGAGCACTACTAGAGACGCAGAATCGCATAGACTTGTTCGTAAAACATCGTGGACGACAACCTACTGCTCAAGAAGTAGAAAAACTAAAATATGGATGGGAGACTGGTCCTGAAGGCGTGCAAGCAGGCGCTGAACCATTAATGAATACTGAGTTTGAGTATGACGCCGCTACTAAATACGAAGATATGCTGCATCATAATATTGGAATGGATGCCGCAGCAAAACTGGATCAGGATATATACTCTCACTACTTAACCAGTGGTAGAAGTCCTGAGTTCTTAAAGACTCACCCTAAATTTGCGGCTCAATACGCAGCTCTAGGCAGTGGTGCAAGTGAATACTACAATGTGGATAATCCATTGATGTCAGGAGGTGGACCTACAGACTTACCTTCTGAATACCAGATAGATACAAAACCATCATCAGGCTACGTAGGTGCTATGAAAGGTACTACTAAAGACAGAGATGAAATGCTAGGTGAATCAGTGGATATTGCACAATCTAGCCTAGTACAAGCGTGGGGTAAAGCTAATAAGCTGCTAGTAGACTCTACAAAAGCTATCGGTAATAAGCTAGGATTCTCACAGAAGCAGATGGATGAGTTTGTATCTGATGAGTCTGGTATATTCGGTACGAAGTTCGATAACCTAGCTAAACGCGAAGTGGCTGATAAGATCACTGGTGTAATGGCTAAGACTCGTGAAGAACAACAAGCTGGAATGGATGACGCGCTAGCAAATATAAAAAAAGGCAACTATGCTGAGGCGTCATTCGACGTATTCAAAGTACTGCCGTATATGCTAGGTGATAGTGCAGGGGAAATGGCTCAGATAGCAATGGGTGCTCCAGGTATAGCTATGGCTGTCGGAGCACGTGTAAACATGGATGCTGAAGAGTACGAAAAGAATAATGGAGAAAAGCCTGATACAAACTGGTTCCTAGGCAGTACGCTAACAAATGCAGCAGCTCTATTCGGAGAAAGATTTCTACTAAAAAGTGGTATCTCAGGTATCATAGAAAAAGGTGTAGCAAAAGCACAGAGAACTGGTGGTGTAGCGTTGTCGACTGTCGGTGAAGCTGCACAAGAATACTTCGATCAAGTACAACAAGAATACCAAACACAAAAAGAAGGTGATAAGTCACTGGTAGAGATTGCAACAAGTCCAGAAGCGCAACTATCTGCTGTAGCTGGTGGTGTAATGGGTGGAGCTCTGCGAGGAGCAGGTGAAACGACTTCAGGAACACTAGAGACACTAAACGAAATAGCAGTACAACAATCGAATAAGCGAAAGAAAGCAGAAGAACAGCAAAAAGTTGAAAGTGGAGATGTAACTAGTGTAACCGGCAAAGTAGCTACAGAAGCTACGGAAAACTTCCTAACTAGCGTTGAGAGTAGTGAAGTACTAGATGATGCTACCAAAAAAGACGCTACAGCTATACGTGACAATACCCTAACAGAGGTAGAATCACTAAGTGAAAGACTAACTAATCTGGACCCTGAATCAGATGAGTATGCAGATGTGGAAAGTGTACTGGAGACTAAACTAGGTCATCTAGAAAGACTAAATACAATCGTGCCGGCAGATCAGACTACTGATACAGCAGAGACTACTACAAAAGAAACAGTAACTAAAGAACAACTTCAGAGAGCACAGGATATAGTGGCTAAGTATGATGCTGTTGAAGATCGAGCTCTAACAGCTGATGAACTAAATGAAGTAGGTGCGGCTAGAGTACTACTAGAGGAAGCAGCAACACTAAACACTACAAAGTCTGCTGAACAGGTAACCGAAGATCCGGTGGCACTACAGACAGAACTAGATACTATAGACCCTACTGAAGGAAAGCGTAGCGCTAAAAGAGCTGTGGAGATCGAAGCTAAACTGGATGCTGCAATACCACAAGTCGAAGAACGACTAGGTACTATAGGGGAAGAAATCTCTGTACTAAGTCAAGACGAAGAGGCTAACGTAGACCAAATAGCAGCACTGATCGCTGAGCAAGATACACTAGGTAAAATAGTAACTGCTAAGGAAACTAAAACAGTAGAAGCACGCCAGAAAACGTATGATGAACTCATAGATGCTACTATAGAAGAAGGTGTAGCTACTAAAGAAATTCCGGATACTAAAGAAGCAAGAGAACAAGTACGCGAAATGCTGAAAGAGAGAATGCCTAAGTTCTCTGCTGAGCTGTCTCAAGATATAGAACGTAGTGATCTACAGCTGACATCTGCTATCAGTGAATCTAAGGATATCCGTGGAGTAGTAGAGAAGGGTGGTAAGAAAGAAACTCTACAAGATGTAACTACTGTAACAGATTCTACTATAGACTCTATGGTAAAAGGTAAAACTGAACTAGGTGACCTAGCTAAGCTGACTATGGGTAGATTCGTAAGTAAGGTACAAGAAAGACTGAAACAGCATCTATCTAAAGGTGCACCAGTACAGAAGACTCTAGAGAAAATCTACACTAAAGTAAAGGAAGCTGTAACTTCTGGTAATAAGGCAGTAGAAAAACTAGCTACGTTGACAGAAGGTGAAGTAACATCTGAACGTGTGATGAGAGCAGCTGCTATCGCTGTAGCAAATGTACATAAAAGTATCAAGTCGGAAGAAGATATACAAGCAAATAAAGGTATCTATACTCCGGTAGACTATACACGTGTAAGTAATATAGTAGTGCAGATCGGTAAAGAGTACATGAACTCGTATGGTATGAGACTGTCTGGCAATAACGTGAAGACTAATGAACTGTATGCTAAGATCGGTCAGACTATCCTGGATGCTGCACAAGACCTAGGTATGGTACAAGTGCAGAAACAGCGTATACCACTAATCGATATGGTAGATGCTGATGGTATGAGGATCACTAAGAGTAATCCAGATAACCTAGTGGTAACACAGACTGACGGAGTAACGTATGTCGATGAAGACGTAGTGAGTATAGTAGAACCAGAAGCAGATAAAGGTGAAGCGTCAATAGGTAAAGCTATGGATACACTGATCGGTGCACTGCGTCCTACTACATATGAAGTACCGACAGAACAACCAGTGACTGAGGTCCCTACCGATAATAATGAAGCTATATCGAAAGAGCATACTGAAGTAATTCAGAAGATGAATGCTATGAAATTCAGAATAAAGCCTGAGTTTCTACAGCTGCTGAAAGACCTAAAGAAACGTAAAGAAGACCTAGGTCTTTCAATGGATCAATTCCTCAGCAGAGATCCGATAGCAAAAGCTATGATCGGTGTGAACACTGCAGGTACGATGCTGACTAAAACATCTGAGCAAGGTAGAAGGCTGAACCGATCGGATAACCTAGCTAAGCTACTAGATAACCTAGAGATGCTAGATGAGGACTTCCACTTCAACTATGAGAGTGCTGTCAATACTCGTATACACGTAATGCAAACACTGCTGGAGTTCCAGGGTGATAAATATATGGCTAGAAACATCCTAAGTGGAGCTGAGTATGAGATCGATCCGTCTACAGAAGAAGGTAAACAAGAACTACATGTTCTAAAAGAAGCTATAGCCGATGACCTATTCGGTGATCCTGCTAAACTGGACCTAGTGGATAAATCTAAACAGCCTGAAACTAATAAAGATATAGCGAAGCTAAAAACACTAGATAAATGGGTAGCTAACTATAATAAGACTGGGAAGTTCCACATAGAAGATGCTGGAAAGATGGCTAAAGAACTAGGTATGTCTAGTCCGTTCAAAGCTATGTCACTAGTAAAAGCAGTAGCTGAACTGAATGGTGTAGCTGACGGTAAAGTAAAAACTGACTATATGGGTCAATTCGATATGAGTGCGTCTGGAGTAATCAATACACTACTAGATCTAGTTGGTGAACCTGGTGTAAATGAAATACTAGATAAACTGCGTACTGGTGAGATGGACCCGTACATGTATCTAAACAGTATACTAGAAGAGCAGACTAGTGAGACATATGAAACACTGAAAGCTACAATGGCTGAGATAAACGAGAATATCGATATCGATAGTCGTGATATGGCTAAGTATACCGTAATGAAGTGGTTCTACGGAGCTGCGAATGAGACAGTGGCTAGAGAGATGTCACATGACCTAGCTGTAGATATAGTGATGGAAGGTGTTACAGGATTCAATGATGATGCTGTGGCATTCCTGAATAAAGCGATCGGTAGTAATAAGTACGTAGTAGATGTACTAAGTGAGGACCAAAGTGGTACTCCTGTGTATGATATAACTCCTGATGATATGAAAGCCTTCGAAAGCTGGATCGTCGATAACATCGCAAAACCATATGTAGAACTACTACCTAAAGCATTCCCTGCTGTAGTCGCGTATCATAAGACAATGTCAGAAATCTATACTGGACTAGAACGTCTAGGATGGGATGGCAAGATCGGTACTGCGATGAGCGCTATGCTAGGTGATGGTAACAAGTTCAAGATGAGCACGAAGAAAGCTAAAGCTATGCTCAATATGCTGACTAATGAAAAAGGTGAAGTAGAGGTAGGTGGTAAATTCATTCCAGTGAATGAGATGTTCCTAAACCAAACATCACTGAAAGTAAATCCTCAGCACGCTGCTGATGCTGCTCAGCTACTGATCACTATGCAACACCTAATGGAAGAGTTCGGCGAAGATGCTATAACAGCAATGACAGTACACGATGCTATATATACGAGCCCGAAACTACTGATCGCTGCTAAAGCTAGATTCGAAGAACTGCTGAAAGAAGTAGCTATCAAGTATGACTTCAGAGATATGGCACTAAGAGAGCTAGAATCCCTACTAGAGAATCTTCCTGAGGATCAAAAAGATAGTGAGTCGGCTCTAGAGAAAAGAGTAGCAGAACTACGTAAAGAGATAGATGAAAGTCGTGCTCGTAAGAAGGATATCCTAACTAATCCTGAGTACACAACTAACTTCTTCGGAAGTAAGACGATCGAAGTGCAACCGACAGGAAAGATAAGTCTAGATGAGACTGCAAAGCCTACGAAAAAAGCACCAAGTGCGGAAGCTATCAAGAAAGAGATGGAAAGACGTAAGGCTGAAAAAGAAGCAGAGAAAGCGAAGCCAAGTAGTATAGATAAACTGTATACAGCTATTGAAAGTAAAGATACTGAAGCTATAATCGAAGCTATAGAAAACATAGAAGTCTCAGAAAAGTATATATCTCTGAAAGAGAAAGTACTGAAAAATCTGACGTCTGATGAGATCACTATACATGAAGGTGAAGACTTCGCAGGTGGATATGGTCGTATCTGGATGGGTGACAAAGGTGCTATACTAAAAGAGATGACAACTGGTGAAAATCAAGGTGATACACTGATGAAAATCATGTCTCACGAGATAGACCACGGGTATACGTATAGTTATATAGAGAAAGCACTACAAGGTAAGAAGCCTGCTGAGATCATATATCTCCAGAGAGTGCTAAGTAAACTAGAGAAAGCGATGAAGACCTCTAACTTCAGACCAGAGGTACAGGAACGTCTAGCATATATACTAGATAGTAATGTGACTACAGATAACCTAGAAGCTCATAGAATAAGTGAGCTGATCTCAGTAATGAGGAATGAGCCTAAAGTGGCAGAGGCTATAAGTGGTATACTAAGTGAGCAGAGTAAGAAGACTCTATTCCAACACATAGCGAAAATCATCAAAGATATAGTAGACTATGTCAAGAAGATTGGTGTAGATAAAGCTAGAGAAGAACTAGCAAATGATAGTGGTGTAACACTACCTAATACACTAACCGCTATGCAGATCGTAGAAGAGATGGGTAAAGTACAAAATGCTCAGGAAGCTATAACTGACACAGAGGCTGAAGCAAAGGCTAAGCCGGAGTTCGGTAAAATAGAAGAACTAGAAAAAGCCTTCACTAAAGAAGAGCTGAAACAAATAAAAGAATGTAAGTAAGGATAGTCATGGCATGTGAGTTTGAAGGTAAATTCGACGGAGAGAAGCTGGATAAAGCGAAGGAGCTGAAAGCTTTGTATGACGCACAAGAATCACTACCTCGTATGTCTAAGAAGAAGAAAGCACAACAGGATATATATGCTGACGCGGCTATCAATCCCCTGAAGTATGCTGAGAAAGTCATAGAACAGTCTAATAGCGTGCTGTCTGCATGGATGGATATCCTAGGTGGATCGGTAATCCGAGTAGCTAGTCCGGCAATAAAGTCAGGACATAAAAAGCTAGCTAAAGAAAGTGACTTCTATCGCGATACTATACATCTGATAAGAGAAGGATTCACTAGGTCTGGGATAGCTCAAAGAATGGCGTCTACACTAGATATAGCTGGTGATGTCGATGAGAAGATGGTAAGTGATATGCTGCAACTACATCAAGAAGTAGTGAGTGAATCGCGTACATATTTAGAAGATCATCTGCCAAAGCTAGAACGTAAGCTGGATGACATGTATCCTGATAAGAAAGACAGAATACTGCTGAATAGACTGTTCGGTAGAACTGGAATAGCTAACCTATATCATGTACCGGAAGTCGCTATCGGTATCATCAACGGTAAGATGACAATAGATGAAGCACTAGCTATAGTAGAACCTCAGGTAAAACTAGATAAAGACGCTAATGAAAAACTAGATGATATAGTAGATGGATACCTGAACGGTGTGAATGAGACAGGATATACGAACCCTAGTTCTGCTAACCTAATAGACAAGAGGTACAAGACAATCGTAGCACTAAGAGCACTGAAGAAACTAGATGGTGCTGAGAAGATGCTAAAAGATATGGACCTAGAAACTAAGCAGGATCTGTATGCTAGGGTAACATCTATACGTGCACTATCAGATGTAATAAATGAAAGACAGACAGATGAATATGGTAAACCACTAGATTCTGAGCATGGTGAATATAGAGAAGACTACGATGGTCATATGATGAAAGATCTGTATGAAGGTAACTATGAGTATGTAATGGTAACTGAAGCAGAGATGAAAGCCGGAAAATACAAAGCTGATGATGGATGGAAAGTACTAGTTAAGCCTGATGCAAACAACGGTATAGTAGGATTCATGGCAAGAGAAGATATATCGTCGTCTAAAACTCCAGGAATAGGTCTAGAGGTGGATCGATTCAACAATGGATTCTACCTAGATATGGAAGACAGTAAAGCACTGACTAATAAGCTAGATGCTATGGCTAATGATAAAAAAAGAGAAGACTTTCTAAAGAAGAACAATCTAGTAAAAGCTGGTCAGAGATATAGATTAAGACTATCAGAAAAGGTCAAGACAGAACAGCTCGGAATGAAGGAATCACTAGCTCATACATTAATGAGAACATTCGTACATAACAAAGAGCTGATAGAGATGCAATCGGTACGTGATATAGTAATGGATAAAGCGACAGAGACAATAAAAAATGAGGATGAACTAGCGAGGTTTAATAGAAAGCTGGGTGTAGAAGAAAGAAAGCATGCAGCAGAGCGAAAGCCAATGCCTATGTTCATAAAGCTGGATATGGAATATGATTCATATGACGAACTGCCGGCGTGGGTAAAGCGTAGATATACTCCTGCTACTGGACTAAGTACACTCAATGGATTCAACAAGCGAATATCACTGGTCAGGAAGTCTAGAGAAGATGAACTACTAGGTCATCCTAACTTCTCGATAGTAGGTAAGAATGCTCCTAGAAGTGTAGCAAGATTAGAAAGATACTGGAAAGAACTAGTTGTAATGGCTAAACAGAAAATGGTAATTCTCGATCCGGGAAAACTAGCTAAGGATGCCGTAAGTAATGTAGGTCTACTAGCGATAAAAGACGTAGGTGTGATAGATATGGCTAGAGGATTTACAGATGGTATGAGACTATATAAAGAATTCAGTGATCTGCGTACCGAGCTAGTGAATGAAAAACTAAAGATGAAAATGGGCGATGAGAAAGCTAAAAGTAGAATAACAATACTAAACAAAAAAATCAAAGAACATGGATTCTACGATTCGTTCAAAGCAGGATTCGTACAGTCGTATAGTACAAGTCTAGTAGTAAAGGAATTCGATACGTTGAGTGGTCTACAGACTGATATAGATGCGCTGATAGATGGACTAACGAAGAGTAAAAAAGGTGATCCTAATATAGCGTTTGAAGCTATAAAAAAATGGCAAAAATTCGGATCAGAAAAAGGGTTCAATATCGATGGTCTGTTGAAGAGTGCTAGTAAGCTGAGTAAGGTGAATGGTACTGCTATGGGTGAAGAGATGATGAATATGGCTGAGAGAATGGAAAGAAATAGGAAAGATCCTGAGAGTGTGGCGAGGTACATAAATGAGCTGATCGGGGGTCCTGCGAGTGAGGCTATCAGACTAGGTGGTGCAGTGATGGTAACTATGGATACACTAAGTAAGTATACACTAGCTACTACACTGGTGAAGAAGAAAAATATAAAGACTGGAAAACAGTATACAAAAGATGAAGCGTATACGGAAGCCAATAATACCTTCATCGACTATCGTAGAAATCTACCGAGAGAAGTAAAGGCATTAAGTGACTACGGAATACTAATGTTCCCATCGTTCTGGATTAAAGCGCAAAAAGTAATAGTAGGACTAGTTCACTACCATCCAAGTACTGCGATAACATCATACATGATTGCGGATGCGCTAGACATAAGTAGTGCTACATTCCTGGATGTGAATATCATCAATAAGATAAGTGATGGTACGGTGATCAATGAGCCTACTAATTTAGTAGACTGGGGTGTCCTAAGCCATTACCTCTAAAGTGAGGAAGATGGCGGAGGATCTTCTGCTAAAGTCTTCAGCACTGTGTAAACTGCAAACAAAACTACAAGCCCTACCAATACCCAAAATGCTGCATAGGCTACAACAAGAATAAGTACAAATAACATAGCTTGAGCTAGATATGTCAAGTTCTGCACAGTGCTATCGCTCGTCTAAGATAGACTGTAGCTGTTCTTCAGGACCTTCGAAATTAGCAGGCTTTGTAAGTTTGCCGTGTTCGTCTTTAGGCATCTGAAGTTTAGCTAGGTTCGCATGCATGACAACGTTCAGTGCTTTAGTAGCCTGCTGTGGTGTGAGACCTAGCTTGAATATGGATCCGAATGCAAAGACTATTTTATCAAGTGCCTTATCCAGACGATCTACGTCTTTAAGATTATAGTCGTTGTTCTTCAGATCTTGAAGAAGTTCACGAGCAAAAGTCTTGGCATCATAGTTACCAAGCAAGTCTTCGTGACCTTCAAGGGACTCTTCAATAGTGAAGGTGTCTTCTAGGAAGTCGGAGTAACCGTTCTCTAAAAGACCTGCTTCCTTATTAAAGCGGTAGATTTCCTTAATAGGATTAGTCATTGGTTACCTTTCGTGTTGGTATACTGCAAGATTCCAGAAAGTAAATACCTTCAGGTTCTTTGTATAGTTCGGAGTATACTACTTCTGTAATACCTGACTGAGCTATAAGCTTGGCACAAGTCTTGCAAGGTGAGTGTGTGATATAGAGAGTAGCACCTTTAGTAGGGATACCTTCTCTAGCACAATATGTGATAACATTCTGTTCTGCATGAAGGGTGAACTCTGAAGTAGAGCCATCATCGCACTCACAAGTATTCGGCATACCAGAGATAGTGCCGTTGTATCCGATGTTCAGAATACGGCCTTCTTTGGCAAGTACGGCACCTACCTGTTTGCGTTTACAGTAAGACTGCTTAGCAAATGTGTAGGCTGTCTGTATCATAGCAGAGTCATACTTTGTCATTAGAAAATACCCTTTCTGCAAATTCGGCGATGTTAGAGCGAAGTATTCTGGTAAGCGGAGTTACATGTAGACTCACATCATTGTAGGCTTTAGTACATGCGTCTAGCAGGATAGCTAAGCCGTTGTTGTACTTGCTGATGTACGGATTATCGATCTGTCGATTAGAGCCTATGAGGATAATCTTTGAATCTTTTCCGAAACGTGTAAGTACTTTCTGCATAGACGACTTCGACATGTTTTGACACTCATCGATGATAGCAACCATGTTGTCAAGCGTACGACCTCGCATACCTAGTGTGGTAGTGGTCTGGATGTTATACTTGTCAGTAAGTTCTTCGATCTGCGACTCTATGAAGTCTTCGTATTCACGGCCTTTAAGTTTTGAATCTTTGAAACGTGAACGTGCAATGTGGTTCAGAACGTCGTATACAGGAGTGAAGAATGGAGCCGTTTTCTCCTCGTTACCGCTACGAAAGCCGTTCTCTTCAGCTCTCTCAGCGTCATCAACAGATGTACGGATGTATAAGATACCGCCATATTCTTTGCGTTTGACTAACTGGATTGCGTTAGAAAAGGCTGTGAGAGTCTTTCCTGTTCCCGCTGCAGCATCACAAACAACAATATCTACATTAGAATTTTGGATTGCGCGGGATAGGAATAACTGTTCAGCATTTCGTGGAGCAGCGTCTTGTCGACGTAGCTCAGCTTCGGTTTCTTTGCCAAGTATGTCGATACAGTTGCTTCGAAGGTTTGCTAGCTTGACTTGTGCGGTGGTGGAGTCGATGAACTTGTAGTTATAGTTTTCAGGACGATGATCTGGGACTACCTGTGTAATCACAGAATTGTGGAGTGTGGCAAATACATCTGAAGAAACAGAAACTTCGCGAACAAACTCAATAGGGCGATCTTCAACGATCTTTAAGTCAGTAACTTTAAGGCCGAAAGCTAGTGCACGTTTGTTACACATAACATCGTTAGTCATAAAAGTTACGTCAAGACCTAGATTTGTGTAGTCTTGAGCAATTTGGATGATACGGCGATCATTGACAATGCTAACATCTACGTTGCCGTAGTCTGGATAGTCACTGCGTGAGACTGTCTCTATTCGTACACCGTCTAAGTCACTAGGTATAACAGTGAGTTTCGCTGTACGTTCTATCGGTAGGTTAGTGGCTCGGGTTAAAATACGCCCCAGCTCACGGACTTGGAATTTAATTTCCGGATTAGTAGACGTCTTCTTACCATCGACTTCATCGAGAACCGTCTCAGGTAGAACTAATATGTAGTTCTGTCCTAAGGTACGGATGTTTTCAGCGTCGATGAGAAGGATATTAGTGTCTACAACTAAGTAGGGTTTTTTCATTGGTTTCCTTTAATGATACCAAAAATTTTGTGGTTACTCAGAATCTACGGTAGCTCTACTGCGTGGTGCTTTGTGAGCGGACCAACGAGTTATTACTTCGTCTTTTCCGATCCACATATCTTTACCGTCAATGACTGATGCCATTTCTTCCTCTGTTAAGAAACCTAGGTAGAATGCTTTGAAAGCATCGTTTAGTGATGAGTCCATAAACTCTTGACGAGCTTTCATTTCGTGACCTTTCCTTGTGTTCAGAACTAGACGCAACTCTAGTTCCCGTGTTGTCGAAAGCTTTTTAAAACAACACTGCTGCATGTTTCCATGCAGAGCAGACTATATCAAGACCCTAAATTAATAGGGTCCTCACTATTTCCACTACCCTTGGCTTGTAGTGTACTTCCTTTCGGAATAGTCGTTAGGCTTTTATAATTTCCGTGTGATGGGTGAAATCCAAATCTAAGTTCGGCTTTACGCCTGCATGCTGCCGCTTCTTCTATAGTATCAAAAACTCCTAAGTGAAGTTTCTTTCCATCAATGTTTATTCTAGCTCTCCAACGCTTACCATGAGCTGTTACACCATGATAGCCAGTAGAGCTGTTTTTATAAATTGACTGATTTTTACTATTTAGAGAATCGTCAGCAAGTCTTAGATTTTCAATACGGTTATCAGTTCTGTTACGATTAATATGGTCAATATGTCTAGGAGGAAATTCTCCATAGATGTATAACCAAGCTAGACGGTGAGCATTGTAAGCTTTACCGCTAATTGTAATTCTGACATATCCGTTATTTGGTAGTTTACCGGCTATGGTACCTGCCTCTTTATTTTTAAAAGACCCAGTAAGCCATGTAAATTTTCCAGTTATAGGATTGTATTGTAGTTTTTCTTGTAATTCAGTTTGTGTTAACATGTATATCCTTTTAAAAGTATTATACTATGTCCTTTCTTAAATCACACTTAGAAATTAATTTAGCACGGTAGGTTACCTTCAGCATTACCTGGTCAGGCTTTCCCCGTTTAAGTGAGTTTAGGCATGGAATTACTTCCATGAATGGCTAAGAGTTAACCCATCATACCTGCGGAGTAGTTGTGGATCATAAATGAAGTGTGATCAGCTACTTCTAGTTTATCACAAGCTAATGCGATCATTGTACCGGCTGATGCTACAGTTCCTGATAAGTAGCCAGTGACTTTTGCTTTTGATGCTTTAATAGCGTCGATAATCATAAATGCGGAATCAACCATACCACCAGGTGTATTAAGATGGATAGTGAATGTGTCTCCACGTTCAGCTGTACGAAGCTCATGACATAGTTCATTGTAGTATGCAGGTTCTTCAATACCGTCTGTTAGGTAAGCGTCTGTGTGATGGCGATTGGTGATGATAGGTACTGTTTTTTCCCATGGTGAGTCTGATGGTTGTTGTAATTTAATGTCCATTATTTTCCTTTGATAGTTGATTGATTAATAGGTCAAGATAATGTCGAGCTTTTTCTAGGTCTTGTATACCGTTCTTTTCTTTATAGCGAGTAACGTACTTGACAACGTTACCCTCACAAAACCCTAGATTGTTCTGGAATATGTACTCTATAGGTTGAATTTTCTGTGCGCTGTAGTGATCTCCGCCAACTTGCACGGTTAATGGATCTTCCTTAATAGGTGAGAATCCTGTACTTTTTAAAGAATCAATACTAATAGATGAAGCTTCATAGAATTTTTTGATTTCTTCATCAGATCCATAACGTCCTGTAACACCAAAGAATTCTTCTCTTTGGTTTTCGGTAACTTTCATTAGGCATCCTTCCAAGCGTCAAAGTTTAGATTGTTAAAATCACCTTTGACTTCCTTAGTGTAGTCTGTAACACGGCCGGAGAAGAAATCGGTTTGAATGACTCCAACTACGTCGTCCATGTACGGTAACGGATTTTTCAGAATGCCGTAATTGGCTTTCATACCTAGTAGCTTTAGTGCATTGTCTGCACAGTATTCTACGTAACGTTTAAGGTCGCTCTTAGATATATGTGGAGGATCTAGGTAATCAATAAGAGCATGCTCATACGCTACCATCTCTCGGATAGCTTCGTAGATTTCGAATTTTAATTCGTCATCCCAGATGTCTAGATTCTCTGATATGAAGTCTCTAAATAGATGTGAGTTAGCTTCATTGTGAATAGCCTCTTCTTTTATGGAGAAGAGATTGATGTCTGATAGGCCGGGATACTTGTTGTCGAACTGGTATTTAAGTAAGCCGGCAAACTGTGCCATTAACGAGATACCTTCAGCACCTCCACCGTAGACTGCTAGCATACGAGCTATTCCTTTGCGGTACTCTTTATGAGTGTCAGCATCGGATAAACCCATTGCTTTGTAGTCTTCAAATTTACGTACTTTAGCTTTATCTAGGTATTCTGTCTTCGTAGACATAACAGGTACTTCTAAAAAGTCTGTATATATGTTGTTTCCTAGACCAAGAGTTTCAGTAAATAGTGAGTAGTTCTCGATGTGTGTGTACTCTCTAGCGTTAGCGGATGAGAGCCAAGCTAGCACTTCAGTGGGTTTGAAGATACGCATCATAGTTGCATATCCAGTTCCCACGATAACTTCGTTTTCTGTGAATAGTCGCATTACTTCAGTGATGTAACGCTTCTCTTCGTCGGAAGCACGCTCATAGTCCTGTATGTCCTGCGAGAGAGAAATCTCATCCGCAGTCCAATGTAGTCGATCATGCTTTTTGTAGTACTCCCAGAAATGGGGGTATTTGAAGCCTTTTGCGTCCTTAAAGACAGGCAAACCTTGAGTTTTAATTAAGCTCATGATAATCCTTTACTGACATGATAAACAGCCTTCATCAAATGGATTAGATCCAGATACGTCAATGGCTTTACGATCTAGTGCCGCAGTAGTTGCCCTAGTTGGGTTAGTACTTCGTAGATAGTAGAGGGATTTCAAACCTTGTTTCCATGCAAAGATGTGTAGGTCACTGATATACTGTACTTCACTATTTCCGACTATGAATAGGTTCAGAGACTGACCTTGATCGATATAAGGTGTACGGTCTCCAGCGTGTTCTAGAAGATAGCGCTGATCTAGTTCAAATGCTGTCTTGAATACGTCTTTAGCGTACTCATCCATCCAGTCTAAGTGTTGTACAGAACCGTCATACTTCTTAATAGATTCCCATTGCTGGTCGATCCAAGAAGAGTCAAGATTGTGTTCATCAGCGTAGCTTCGGATGAAATTTTTCAAGTGCTTGTTTTGAATAGCAAACGTACCTTGCTTTAGCTTTTTACTAAAAGCATTAGATATGAGTGGTTCGATACCACTGGAGGTTAAATTACATAGATTACTGATCGACATAGTCGGTGCAATAGCTAGTGTAACGATGTTACGGCGCTGTGTGCCTAAGCGAGCTGATAATGGGCAGGGTTTTAAGTTCTGCTGATGTTTGTCAGATGCTTCACGAATAGCTTTGAATATACGGATGTTGGTTGATTTAGCCATAGGAGATTCCCAAGCGATATGATGACGTTGTAAGTAGGAATGATATCCCATAACGCCAAGACCAATAGCACGTTCTTCAATTGCTGCATTGCGAGCATTCTGAAAGCCGGGTTTGTTTTCTGTTCGATCGATAAAGTCTTGTAAGACGTTGTCTAGGAAGTCGGTACAGTCAGCTACTACTTGTTGTAAGTCAGCAGAGTACTCGTCCCAGTATTCTAGGTTCAATGAAGCTAGACAGCATACATTCGTTTTGTTAGAGTTGGTGTTTAGCATGATCTCTGTACATAAGTTCGATAGTTTGATATCGTAATTAGCTAGATCATATTCTGCAGGATTTTGGCGATTAGCGGCATCCTTAAAGAATAAGTATGGTTCACCGGTTTGTGAGCGAAGTTCTAAGATCTGTGCCCATAACTTACGAGCTGCAATAGTCTTTACAACTTTATTAGTTTTCGGTGAGACGAGGTTCCAGTGAGTTCCATCGACTACAGCTCTCATAAAGTCATCTGAGATAGACACTCCGTGGTGAAGAGACTGGTCTCTACGATTCTGATCGCCTGTAGGTTTACGGATATCAATGAATTCGACAATTTCGGGGTGTGATATCTCGAGGTAGTCGGCTTGTGACATACGACGTACGCCGCCTTGGCTGACAGCTCTAGATAAAGCACCATCAACACACATAAAAGGAATAACTCCGCTAGAGGTTCCGATTTGATCGATGTCGGCACCTAGTTCGCGTACAGCAGACCAAGAACGTCCGATTCCGCCAGCTCCAGAACCTAACCAGCAAGATTCTGACCAGGCGTTGAAGATACCTTCTTTTGAGTCTTCTACGTCTCCTACATAGCAAGAGATGGGAAGACCTCGAGAAGTTCCTCCATTAGAGGATACAGGAGTAGATGGATGGAACCAATAGTTTTTAATATATGTTGATATGCGGGTTGCATGGGCAGAGTCATTACTGTAAGCTGTTGCTATACGGTTTACCCAAGAGTCATAATCTTCACCTTTTATGAAATAAGTTTCCTGATACATATATTGTGAGATTTGAGGTAGGCCATTCCAAGAACGTCCTTGAATTTGTTGCATATTATTCCTTTGGTTTAAGAGTGATTTCTACTCTAGGGTTGATTTTATCTTGTTTAGCTACTTCCCAACTAGATGAGATGTGATATTTAACAGAATCCTGTTCAACGATATCGATGTCTTGTATAAAATCTAAGAAGATTTTTTCAGACAGTGCGATGATATTTGATGCATCACAGCTCGGATTTTTGTAGTATAGGGTGTAGTGAACAACATATTGACCTATAATTTTATCATAAGGACCATTAAAAGAATCTTTAAGATGTTGCTCAAGATCTTTCTTCAGTTGGTTTTTTGCATGATAGTGAGCATTACGGTAGAAATTCATACCTACCAAACTAGTTTTATCTGGTTTGGTTTTATAGGTCTGGGTCCAGTATATAGGTAGTTCGAAGTTAAGCGCTAACACTGTCTTTGAATGCCTTTGCAGGACGGAATTTTGGTGTGTTAACTCCGTTGGAGCGTGTGAAGCTTTCAAATTTTCCAAAACCTGGAATAACGACCTCATTGCCGGCGACTACGTGACTAGATATTTTATCGAAGAAGAATTCTACGAAGTCAGTGATTTGTGCTTTACTGGCATCTGCGAATACATCATGAAGCATGATCTCTTCAACAAGTGCGGGTTTATTAATACGTTGTGACATTAAAGTCCTTTAAGAGTGGATTGGGTGATGAACACCAGCGAACAGACTTTCGCAACAAGTCTGCTCAAGGAATACACCAATGTTTGAGGCATGGGCTTACATCATTCTACTTTAAACGTATCTCCGCGGTGAGGCAGAACAGAAGGTAGAGAACGAATGCCATTGATTAGATGAATAGTTCAGGATAGCAATCCGCTATCATTTCTAGGACCTGTTCAGAAGTAACCTTGTCTTCTGTAAGTGCGAGTGAGTAAGCTTCAGGTACACCTGCTACAAATAATGCAATAATGTGTTGACAAGATTCTATATCATAGAAAGTACTAGCGGTAAAGTGTAAGCCTGTTCGTACATTAAGTATACGAGCAACTTGATTAAGTAGTGCGCTCTGTGAAAGTTGTAAGTCGATATGTGCCATAATAATCCTTAGTGTTTAACGAACTGCGGAGTCTGAGTAGCTGCCTGCGAAGTCCAGCAGTAATCGCAGTCGATCCCGCATTGTTTTGTCTTGTCAAGTGTAGATGGGCAGATAAATCGTGACGGATCTAGATTAGCTAGTTTGTCGTAATTCAGTCCACCGGATTGCAGTGAGTCGATGAGTGTGAAGTTCGGAAGGGCTTGTAAACTAGTGAAGTCAAAGTCTTTCAGTCGTTTTGTAAAGGCGTAGAACTTAATAGATGGTAATGTGCTGGCTATTGCTGTCCATGACTCTATGTATGACTGCGAATAAAATTCTCCAGAAGCATGAAGTCGGATTGCTTTAAATGGTTTTCTAATAGCTTTTATTTCTTTTACCATATTAGGTATAAAATCAGTTTGTTTGGACGCCTCATACCGCGCGTTTCTTGCCGGTATTACTGAAGTAGGAAATCGTTTTTGTTCACGTAGGCTGTAGCACCCGGGACACTCTCTTCCACATACTTCTTTTGATGTGATAATATTAAACATATATTGGTTATGTAGTTTCTGGTTTCCTGGTTGTAGTAGTTTCATTGTCTAATCCTAGTATGTCTATTATAAAGAGTTCGGTATTACCACTTGAAAGTAAGGCAGGACCTTGGTATTTATACTCTTTGTATTGCCGCAATATCCGAGTCTCCTCTTCCAGTGCACCTAATCCTTCTGTGTATTTCCAGACTTTAAGGATTGTTATTGTTTTCAAATCGGCTACTAGAAATCTTTCCTCCACAGAACGATTAGTTATACCTATCTTGTAAGCTTGTCCGTTATTGATTGATATATAGTATAAGTATCCAGGTAGTTGTGTTTTAAACCCACCATCATACAGTTGACACTTTCCGCATCCATGCCCTTTTAAATGGTGATTTGGGGTTTGTGTAAACTTTCCATGTTCTGGGCAGACAATAGTAATTTTTGTGTGAATGTTTTTATATACCACATTACTATAATTATACTTATTTTTATGTGTTATGGAGGCAGTTTCTATAAAGTCTTCTTGAGCGGTAGAAAATTTAGCGGCCAGTTTATCATACTGACATTGTCGACAGCCTCTTCCTTTATTCTGTAAGTGGTTATTAGGGGTTTGTTGAAATTCCCCATGAGTAGGGCAAGTAATTACTACTTTTGTGCGATTATTTTTATAGACTGTGTTATTATAGGTATAAAAATTATTATGTAGTAGTTGGGCTTCTTTTATAAATTCTGCTGTTGTTTTCTTTTTCATGTAAAACCTTTACTGCATAATACCCTACACTACGTTAAAATCAGCTTAACTGCATACAGCTTTGCCTGCTGGGATAGAGAAGATTAGCTGGTGTTTAAGTTTGCCGTTTTCGTATTTCAGTAGTTTTTCAGTCATATCAAGACCTCCGGGTAGTTAGTTTGTAAGTATTTATAGAATGATGGGTGTGAATCCTGTATACGTTGTGTAGGTGTAGCTTGCATGTAGAAGTCGTGTCTGTCGAAGTACACCTCTAGCCATTCTAGAAATGCAGGAGTGCATTGTAAAGGCTCATCTAATATAAAGACTTTATTGCGGGTTAATGAAATCTCGCAAATAAGAGCTTGTCTATCTATATACGTACAGTCTACGTAACACCCATTCAGTTTATCTGCTAACTCCTTTAAGTAGGTAGTTTTTCCAGAAGATCGTGGGCGTAGCATAAATTCTTTAATCATATGTATAACTCCGGGTAGTGGATTTTAAATTCCTGTTCATCGAAAATAAGGTCACGTACATAGTAGTATCTGTCATCATCACGTTCTTTGTAGCTAATAACTTCAAGCTGTAGTTTGCTGTAGTCGATTGCAGGATAAGTTTCTTCTATATAGGCTTCTATATGATGATGTAGATCACTAGTAGATACACTGCTGTGTAGTCCTGCAAGAAGATCGTAAAGCTCAGAACGAATTAATGTCATATTAAGTACTCCGGATATTGATGTTTAAATTCTTGCAAGCGTTTATAAGCTACGCAAAATGATCGTTGACACTTGCGTTGATCCTTTCTGTAACCTCTCTCTATTTCGTTGTGGTTATACGCATAGACATAACTATACCAATAGTCGTAGTCCATAGCGAGAAGATAAAGTTTATCGTCAAATTCTTTTTTAGTCATATTAGCAGTTCTGGGTAGTACTTAGCGATCAACTTATCTAGTAACTCTAGTTTTTGGACTAGCTCCTTACCAGTAATCTGATAGGAGTCTATGCTAACGGTCGTGTCTGCATGTATAGTTATAGACGCAAATAATGAAGTATCGGAGAGACTACTATTAGTAATATAGCTGTTCTGCACAGTACAAGTATTTAAAGTAGTTGATGTCAGTTGATTCATATGTAAACCTCCGGATAATGTTGTTTAACAAGCTCAATAACAGTTGATAATGGTAAACCGCCGAAGTGTTCCTTGCACAAGTCCCGTTCATTCGTTTGTTTTATTCGGCGTTGCACTTCGTCACAAATATGCGCTTCGGCCTTATAATAACCATCAGCTAAGGCAAACTGACTTTCCGAGTATGTTGTAGGGTTAAGTGTCATATAAATCCTTCAGTACTTCGTTGATTTGCGTGGTAGTCGCATTAGCAGGAATAGCTTTTAGAGTAGCCCAATCAGGACCGATCTCCGATTCTGCGTCGTTGTGAACCGTTTGATCAGGCATAAAGTCTTTCGACATTACAGGTATGAGACGATCGTTCACCCATTTAATAATTTCCGGATCTTTGTCTATCTCAAAGTAAATTGAGTCGTAAATAGTAGATACTATCTTGACTGAGTCTTGTAGACCTGCGTCGTCAATATATTGGTGCATCTTATTAATAGCGATTGCTGTAAGTATGGACCAGAACTGCACTGTTGCATTGGCTAAGGTTCGGATGTCGCGATTCGGATCATCTGATTTAAGATAGAAACCTAAACCTAGATGAATTCTACCATGTTCCTGAACTGTAGGTAGAACGTAATTTTCTCTGTAGTTCGTTATGTCTGGGTATAGGACATTGTGGTAATTGTTAAAGATAGCTTCGGCAGCCGGTAGTGAGATCTTCAGTGAGCGAGATACCTTTGGTGGGTATGCGCCGTAGGATAATCCGAATGTAGCGGGTTTGCCTTTCTGTCGGATAGCATCTAAGGCTGGAAGATCAGCTCGAAGTTTGTCGAACTCTTTGACGTCGGTAACTGTGTTACCTGTAATTGGCATAAGAGCAGCTATTTCTTCAGGGAAGTATCCATAAGCGTTCAGACAGTGTCCATCTAAACCTTCGAGGAATACGTTGCATTTGTTGGTGTCTCTGGTCAGAGAGGCAATAACACGGTCTTCTAGAGCAGAATAGTCGGCTGTTAGAATGATCTTGCCTTCTGGTGCTTTGAAACAACGCTTGATAGGTTTAGCGAATATGGACTTTGTTGAAGGCATATTTAGTAGATTTGGGTTCTGCGATGTATAGCGAGCAGACTTAGCACCTAGAAGCTTTAATGTGCCGTATAGGCGGTTGTCTATAGAGTATCTGTAGAAAGCTTCAATGAAGTTGTTACGGACAATAGCAGCAAAGGAATGGTCTATGAAAGACTGTGTGAAGTCTTTGATGTTGTCATCTAGTGTTTCCTTGTGTATCCGCTCTATCTCATCACGATCGAAACTAGGTAAGCCAGTATCCTTTGAAGTTTTTTCAGATTCGACATTTAGCCAAGCGAATAGTTCTTGCTTCTGTTTACTGGAAGCTGGGTTGAACTCTGGCATCTCTAAGTCAGGAGACTTGATCTGTGATAGAAACTTCTCGTTATACATTGCTGACTTGTGATCGGCTATTAGTTGAGTAGCCTCGTCAAACAGTGTGTGCTTTGTAAGTTTGCCGAGTAAGAACTGCTGTAAGAATGGACGAGTTTTAGCAAAGGTCTTCACTAGGTTAGCTGGCCACTTGGATATTCCTGGAGATACTTCTTCGGCAGGTAGTGGAATACCTTGCTGGGTAGCGTATAGATGCATGAAGTAACTACGATGGACCATATTAGAGTAGTCAAAAGGTTTTAGGTAGTACGAAGAATCGCGTAGTTTTGTTTTGCGTTCAGCGATAAAATCTTTCGTAAGTCTATGATGCTGTAATTTCTGAAATTCGGAGATTAGTGGATTTGCTGCTAAACGAGCTTTGACGTCTAGTAATTGTTCGTTGAGCGTTTCCTCTAGTTCAAACACACGATCCATGTCAATGGATAGTCCGTTATTCATTATGCGTACAGTGTCTTTGATCAAGTGTTTAGCTGTGTTATCATAGAATTCGCCTAATGGTGGGCTAACTGTTTTCGGTTCGAGAGCTGGAAGCTGGTCCCAAGGTGAGTAGTGCTGGTTGGTATCCATGAAGCTCCTTTATATAAATAGTTCTGGGAATTCGGCTTGTAACTCTTTGATAGTAGGTAGTTTATCGAGCTTTTTAATTAATGTGGCATCAGTAGCTCGTATACTATCTGGTGAACAACCTGAATGATATAAACCAGCGCTAATACACGTCTCACTGTCCTCTCGTATAGGTAACGATATAAAATGCAAAAAGCCATCATTATCTACAGTTCCTGGAAAAATTATCCAATGACGATATTCATCATCATTAGACGAAACTCCGTCTAAGTATAACCCTGGTTCAGGTAAGTACATAATAACTCCTATAGGTATTGAGCGTTATTCAACGCTTTAGCTGCACGTGTACATGCTACGTAGTAAAGATTCAAGGATTCTAGTTCGTTAGGTTGTAACATTGTACAAGGATCGGTTTTGAGTAAGGCTAGTGGTTTGCTGATGGACTCATTCAAGTCAGATGCAATGGTGACTTCGTCGAATTCTAGACCTTTGCAGGAATGTGCAGTGGTTAGTATGTAAGATTGATCAGAGCGCTCATGATTACGAGCTTCTTTATAAGCTTGCATAATAGCAGGGACTCCGTGCATACCTATAAGACGAACAGCTTGCTGTAGAGTGAAGTCGTCTTCGTGGACTTTTGCGATGTAGCGAAGTACTGTTTTGTATTCACGTTGTAAGCTAGTGGTCTCATACCAGCGATCTACATCTGATTGAAGATGCTTGTAAGCTGCATCTGTAATGAAGCCTTTATGTTTGAGTCCGATTAACATTAGAGGCATCTTAAAAATCTCCGTAGCTTTGCGAACTAGGCCATAGGGTTTATGAGCTGTGTTGAGCTCGATCATCTTTGAGATAAGTGCACTATTCGTTCGGGTTATATAGGCCTGTGATCGGATGGTAGAATCAGTCATAGGAATACCTAGGAAAGACATCTTCGGATCAAGATAGGTCTGACAGAACTTTTCAATACGAGTAGCTATAAAATCAGCAACTCTAAATGATTTCGACATTCGGAAAATAGTGCCTTCGTTTTGTAATACTTCGAAGCAATTGATAGTATGATTGAAAGTGTAGATGTTCTGAAATGGATCACCAACAGCAATCTTACGTATAGCTGGTAGAAGACGAAAGATTTCTAGTGTGACTTCGTTGAGATCTCCGGCTTCATCTAGCATAAGGAAGTCAAATGGATCGTATTGTAATTCTTCGTTGGCTAACAAGATATGAAATAGTTTAAGATAGAACTCGTGAGTACAGTCGATCTTGCCGGATTGCATAGCTGCAAGGTATTTGTTAGCAAGTGGTGCAGAAACTGCTAGTTGACGATCAGCGATGAAGTCATCAAATGTAGTAAATTTCGATAAGCAGAACTCACGAATAGCGTTCACTAGATTCACTTTGTCTGTATAGTCCAGCCGTTCTTCGATATTTCGGTAATTGAAGATACCTAGTTTAAGCTTCATGGGTTTGACAGTGGCTTGATAAGCTAGTGAGTGAGTAGTGACACAATTAGTAGATTTCGGAAACTTGCGAGATGCTTCAGTGGCAATAGATTTATTGTAGGCCAGATAACAGGCGTTGGTATGCGGTATGGTATTCGCTATACTAACTAGCATGGTTGTCTTGCCGGAGCCTGCTACAGAGTCGATAAGTGTAAGACCTTTACCAGCGTCGCTAACGACATGGTTGAGAATGGTGGTTTGTTCGGGAGTGTGGTTCATATGAATAGCTCTGGGTAAGTGTCTATAATGGATTGAATACTAGGTACCTTTTCCTGTTCAGCTATGAGTTGTTCAATAATTTTAGTGAACTCTTCATGTCGATTAGCGATCTGTTTTGAAAGCTCACTAACTTTAGCAGCGATGGCTAGCTCAGGTGTAGCGTATAATGACGAACTCCATGAACTAATGGATTTAAGGGATTTAAGGGAATGCTTTATTTTATTACTTCCGTTCCATGAAGATACATACTTAGATTTAAGAGAGGCTTTAGTGTCGTAACTAGTTACAATACCGTCTTGAAGTGTGTAAGCTTTGCCGGTAGGTGTTATGGTTGTTTCCTTAGGACCATAACCTGAAGGTTTTTCTGAGATTTCGACTTCGTAAGTACGGATAGTTTTTCCGGTTACTTTACCAGTAGTGGATACGTAAACAGGTTCTACGAGATATGCGATTTGTTTTGCCATTAAGTTTCCTTTATATATAGAGTTCGGGATAGTTTTCAGGTGTATAGGATGTGATATTATTCTTATTAGGGTTGTAGATTGCGGTAAGATGCTTGCAGAATGTGGCACAATCACCATTGTATGGAAAATCTGCAAATAAAATGTTTTGTTGTTTAATCTTAATACTGTTAAGTACAACACTTCCATACTTCTCTAAATGGTCTTTTTGGGCGGAGAAAAAAGCATAGTATGTACATAAATTTTTTGTAGGGTGGTAGTATATCATATAGGTCATAAGCATCCTTTAAATAAATAGTTCTGGGTATCGAGCTTGCGCATCAGTTAGTGATTTGCAGGTAAATAAGTAAGTAGTTAACACACTTTCTTTAGTAGCTGAAACAGGAAAGGCCTCCCCTTTTCGGATGTTTTCGAAAGCATTAGTAAGTGATATAGCAATTGTACACAGCTGTGCATCAGCAAAAGTAACTCGGTATTTATTGGTGTCGGTGCGATATACTTTATACATAGTGACCCTTTAATAGGTAAGTAGAGAAGCCCGAAGGCTGCTCAGTTAGCTATTGAGCGGACGTAGGGGATGTCGAGTTTCTGACTTGATACAGACTAACTGTATTGCGAGATATCTCTCCGTAGTCTTTGTGGAGTGTAATACATTTCATATCCTGTCCGGAACGATATCCGGAAGCATGATGCCATGCGTCTTTACCGGCAAGTGTACGAAAAGTCTCTACAACGCAGGAAGGATATTCTTTGACGGACTGATGGTGGATGTGTCCACAATACCAGTAACGGTACTTAGTAGCGGACCAAAGATCACTGCAGTCAACTGCCATGATCTCACCTAGTTTGTCAGCCTTTGCAGTATGTCCGTGAGTGATACCTATAAGGTTCTTGCCAAACTGATGATACATAAACATACCAGGTTCGTCATGTACTACTACACGAGGCTCGTTACGATACCATGCTTTGATAAACTGACTCATCATAATAGCGGAGTGATCATTGTGGTTCAAATTGTTAACGTATAGGCTTTTTATCCTATACTTCTGCCGGTTTATTTCCCGATGTAAGATGGCGATAACAAAGAAATTCTAATAAGGACTTTTGGCCTTTAGATAAATTACATGAAGGGCAAGAGATTGCTAAATTAGCTAATTCATGTTTGCCGTTTTGGTTTAAAGGTTCTACATGGTCAACATGAAAATTCTTTGAACAGTTAACTCCACAGTACACACAAAGTTTAATCTCTGTAGTTACCCACGCTCGATATTCTGGTCCGTTAAGATCAGAATCTTGTTTCGCTCTGCGTCGTACTGTTTCATTGTTCTGTTTTAAAAATTTAATTTTATCTTTGTTTTCTTCTCTGTATTTTTTTCGTACTTCTCTACCACCGTTTTCAAGATACTGTTTATGGTATTTTGAGAGTTGTAATTTGTTTTCTTTACGGTACTCTTTGTGGTATTGTCGTAGTTTTTCCTTGTTTCGCTTTGCGTATTCTTTTTTTGCTATACTAATACAAGATTTGCAATGGGGATGAAACCCATCAGGTTTAGTCTTATCTTTATTGTACTCCGAATACGGTTTTTCTATTTTACATTTTGTACAAGTTTTCATAGTGTTCCTTACGGTTTTAGAAATCATAACGAACATTTACTTAAACCTGTATAAAACAGTTCAGCATACGTTTTCACTATAAAATAGTGCCGAGGCCTCGTGGAAAGATTATATTCTCTGATAGAGGTTCACCTTCTATGCGTTGCCCCTGACTAGCTTATTACAGCTAGCCTTCGGTTCAAATTCCCATCTCAGGGTTCTTGCTTTATTCCTCGGTTTTAAATCGGCAACTATTCACCGATTGCGGATCGCCAATGAACTACTTCGTGTTTCTGAAGAGCTAGGTCTATAAGTCGTGTAGTTAGCATTAGTCCTATTTCTAAGACTTTTGGATAGCGGCCGTCTACATCTAGTGATGCACCAGATCTAGCGGTCTTGTTGTCATAGTTATCGCTGTGATAGAAGTCACCAACATCTACGATGAATGCTTCTTTCGAAGCAGTAGACTGGGAGACTAGTAAGTCCATAGCTTGTATAAGATCACGTTGAGCGATCTCTAGATCATTGTCTTCACCTACTTCTCTATGCCAAGCCAGCATACCTATGTGTGCATCGCCTATAGTGTATACAGACATAGTGTCGTCTACTAGGCTAGCAGTTTTAGGTAGTGGGATGGGATCTTTGAGAGGTACGCGTTCTAATAGGCTGTCGATCGCTAGAGAAAAATCTTCTAGCAAGTTAGCCTTAGCAACATCGGTTTTTACCCATTGCTGCTTGATGGCGCCGTCAGCATCGTAGAGTGTTGAAGTACCCTTCAGAAACTCACCGGGTGATACAGAATTCCCGCTGTTTAGTGGGAGTGTTCCTTTTTTTCGGAGAGTATTGAGTCGGGTCTCTATACGTTCAAGACGATGGCGGATGTTGGGATACAGTGATTTAAGCTTCTTCTTCACGGCTTTGGGATCTAGGTCACATTCAATAGCTATTTGTGAAAACTCCTGATCGGAGATATTAGGTTGGGACATCTAGATCCTTTTTAAAAAGGTAAATTTAGGGCTTATATGCTGGTGCAACGCCTAGCCTAGATGAAGTATTCAGGGTACTTAGCAGATATACGTTGCCAAGCTTCTGGATATTTGTCTCGGTGATACGTTGCGGTGTTAAATAACTCGATGTAAGCGTGATCTTCAGACATAAAAAACCCAAATGTCGGTAAATTATGTACGAACATTCTTATCTTTTTTAGCGCTACTCTAGGGTAACTCCTATAGATGTATGGGTTGTCACTTAAAAATACTTTCTCGCTGATAACACCGCCGTGACGAATGTGGTAAGTAGTAACAGTTTTTAGAAGTTTATATTTCGGTACTATAGTAACTAGTGGACCACTAGGTAAGTCTAAAGATGGTCTGTATTCAGGCCAGATAGTTTTATCTAGTGAACCTAAATCTGTTTGTAAATGTTTGGCTATATACATAATTCAGGATGTTTGATTTTTAATGTATTCTGTACATCTATAGGAAGTTCGACAAACTCATAAGATTCAGTGTCTATATCAATAGACTCTGAGTAGTAACCATTAGATTCACCATGCCAACGAAGGTCTACGTAACCTTTTGCAGATGCAAAGGTGTAGAAGGTCCACGTCTGTGAAGTATAGCTATCTACCATTTCTGGAGAATTGGAACGTTCTTCAGCTTTGATAAGTGGCGTATATAGAAGTTTGTCAGGAGAGCCTGTTAAACTTTCAAGGTACACAGACTCACAACAATCTTGTTCGTGGTAAAGTTTTACTTTGTAACCATTTGTAAGGTAAAATGTAAAATAGTCTTCTTCATTCGTTGCGATGTAGATAGGGATTTGCCCTACCAGAGCTTCGATGTTGTTAGTCATGTGTATTCCTTGTTATTTAAATAGAGTTCCACCCTCTTTTTTAGCAGCAGCTTTTTTTGGTGTAGGAGTTTTTGAGCCACCAGATTTTTTAGCTTCATACCAAGTAGTAATGTCTTCTTCAGTAAGACCATTTTTGTAAGTAATGTTTTTAGCATACTTCTCTGTTTCAAGAGCTAGACGTTTACCAATCTCAGTTTCGTTGACAATCTCTTCTGCAGATGCGCCGTCTTCACGGAAAAATGATTTGATAACCATACGCTTCTGGATTTCGCCTTTTTTGGCACCTTTTTCAGGAATATAGTATTCTTCTTGAAGGCGGATTTTAATAGCTAAATCTGAGAAGTTGGTGATAACTGCGAACTCTTGTTCTTTGTTGTCTTTACCAACAGCGTGAGTTTCGTTTTCGATTTCGAAGTCGTCTCCGTCAGTCATACCCGCAATGATAGCAAGTTTGTTGATCAGTGCTGCACCGATTTCGTTAGTATCTCCGTTAGTGTTAGTAACGTAAGGTCCGTAGATAGTTTGGCTGTTTCCGTTATAATCTAGGTTGAAGTTTACAGATTCAGCACCGTTAGTTGATACATCAAGAGATGCAAATGTGATTGTTGTATCATAGATTCCAGATGAACCGATGAATGATGCTCCACCGCCAGATTCTTTGACGGCTTCAGGGTTTGTTGTGACTTTGAATTTCATGTTTTTTCCTTTTAGGTGGGTTTAGTAGATATTGTTAGTTCGGGATTTCGCCCATAGTTAGATGAATAGTTCTGGATATTTAAGTTTTAATTCTTCAATGTTATCACCTTTATCCACTATCCATTCAGATGGTAGACTATACTCACAAGTAATAGTCTGATCGTAACCTTCAGTTAGTGCTGTGTAAGTGTAAGAGTTATCAATAGAATTACCAGTAATCTTACCGAACCAGCTAGTATTTTTATGATGTATAAGTACAATGGTATCATTTAGCAATTTCATAAAGTTCCTTAAATAAAGAGTTCAGGGTAGTTGTTTTTAAAGAACGTTTTCGTATCTTTATAATCAACATCTTTTAGAATACCTGTTTTTACAAGTTTTCTAAATTGTTGTACGATTTTATAGTTCGGGAGTTCTAGATAATCTAGGTCTCCGAACATCTTTGAGAATTTGCGGAGTACTGAAAATTCCTTGTTAAAAAGAAATAGTACTTCGCCGGTAGGGTTATTCACACAAAAGTGTGTACCTTTCTCTTTGTTTTTAAATACCAGCATTACAAAACGAATTCTTCTGATTCAAACTTGATTGCTGCTAGTTTATCTAGATGTTCTTGTAAATCGTACTCTTCGATATTAACTGCTGTAGGTAAGTCTTCTAGAGTAGAACGAGCAGGATATTTAAGTCCAGAAGTATGTACCACCAGTTTATTTGATTTCTTTTCAATGAAAATTGCATCATTAACTACAGAAAGCCATGATCCAGCTTTAGCGAACGATCCTGTAGCAGGTATGATATGACGAGCTGTTGCTTCATCGTATGATGTGTGAGCAACTACTATTACGTTAATTTCAGATGGTATTAGTGTTTTTTCGATAAATTCATTAAAAGCCAGTGTATCACGGTTATTATTAGTGTGAACATCAAAACCTTTATATTTATCAGCGTTATACTTTTGCATAGATGAGTACATTTGTGTTACTGTGTCGAATACTACAGTAGCTGGATAACGGTTGAACTTGTCTTTGTAAGCAGTAATTTTTTCACCTACAGTTGACAGGAGTGCTTCCATACCTTCGTATTCTTTGATGTTAGCGTGTGGAATTTTAAATCCATATTCTTTGTGGTCCATATTTATGACTAATACGTCTTTGAGTTTTGAAGTTATGGTTGATTTACCGCTTGATTCAAAAGCAGAGACTAAAAGTTTAATTGCGTGTGCCATGTTTTTCCTTTATGTTAAGTTGAATATTTCCAGGTATACGTACCTGCTTTGTTTTGTTTTCCGTTGCAGACTTTTACTATACCTGAATAATGTATTTTAGCCCATTGGGCCGCCTCACTTATGGAACCAAAAATAGTTCCAGTCTCAATACAACAGACTTTTTTCGCTTTAGGGCTATTACTACCTAAATTGAGTAGTCGTAATTTATGTTTTGTACTTGCCGAGACTATAGCTCCTGATCGTAATTTCCTTTGCTTTTCCTTGCTTTCAGGAGTATTACGTGAAAGTTTGTTTGCTTTACCTATTCTAGCCTTATGTTGAGTAGTCATAGGTATACCACTACGATCAAATTTTGTTGAGGATTGTTTTGCTTGATTAAAAAAAGCTGTATTAACTCCTACATTAAATAATTCGTGTAGGTAAACTTCGTGCATCAGTGCATCATGACGGTTACTAAATACTTTCAGTATCGTTTTTGTGCACTTTGCTAGATACTCTTTTGTTACAGCTTTAGATGACGACATGTACTTAGTATCCTTATGCGGGAGTACACTTGATCCTCGTGAACCAATGTAACTACGATTATCCGCGTAGCTATGCAGTATATAAGTGTAGTAGTATTTTTTCATTATTATCCTTTACGTATATTATACTGCTATGTAGCTTAATTGCAACTTAGGTACTTTTTACGGTTATGGGCGTAATAATGTAAGTTTGAGGATACTTGCGGTTCCTAAGCCGGGTTAAATGAAGAGTTCGGGGTAGCTATCAAAGTCTAAAGAAGGTATAGATATAATATAAATACATGTATCATTATCTGGTAATTCATTTTGTATATAAGAAGGGCTAAGAGTAGCAGGTGTTATCTTAGTAATTTCTGTAAAATCACGTAAATTGTTACTGTAATATCCTTGTGTTTCGTTTAAATGTAACCAACCTTCATCTTCTTTATATATAGTGTATTTACCATTACTAAGCTGTAGAATATGGTACATTAGATAAACAGCTCAGGGTAAGTTTTTTGTAGATGCTCTGATTCTGTATTTACAATAAGACAGTCTTCAGGATCTTTATATTCTACTCTGCTGTGTTCAGAAAAATTAAAGGACATCTTATCTTTGTAAAACGGCATTAGTGTCCGTACTTTAACTTTCTTAGGTGAAAGGGCTAAGACTTTTCCGTAAGTCAGTACGGTACTGGTATTCATAACGTATTTGCAAGCTACCAAATCGTTAATTTTAATCGGTCGTTTCCACATATCAGTCATAATAATTCTTAAATAAAAAGTTCGGGGTGTAGTTGTTTGAAAGGTGCAACAGAAACTAGTTCATGCTTACCTCGCCATATAGATGCTTTTCGGCCATTCTCTGTACGTATAAGTGCAGCAGGTGCTCCACTATATATATGTCTATTAGATTTTTCCCAGTAAGTCTCATCTATTTCAATAATAGTACCTCTGCTGATATCGGTATTGCTTTGGCTGCCTGTAGTGTATAGAATTTCATCTCCAACATTTAGTGGGAGTCCAAATAAGTCAATCATGTGTTTCCTTTAGATAAAAAATTCTGGGTAATTTAATGGTAGTTGCTGTTTTTCGAGCTCAGCTGCTTCGATGAATTCGTAAGGTACGATTAACATTTCAGGAGCATAGCGATAAAGTTTTGTATCCGTAGTTCTTGTCGTATATGTATAACGAGTAAAAGATTCGTAAGTTTTGACTGTAATACGTTTTCTGTTGATTCGTGTTACAGTGGCGAATGTATCTGTATTCTGTGAACCGTATCCTCGTACCAATACAGTTTGACCTAGTTTGATAGGTCGACAAAGTATGTCTACATGTAAACCTTTATGGTATAAGTCCCATGGTTGTAAGTTCATATGTTATCCTTTAAATTAATAGTTCTGGTCTGGTTGTGGCTAGGTCCCCAAGTAATGAAGGGTCAAATGATGGGTAAATTAGTTCTGCTTGGCCGCCTGAATGGTGTCCATTCCAGTAGTATTCTACCCAACGATCTTCACTATCCTCTCCTACGCCATATAAATGAAAGACAAGTTCTGGGTGGTTTACTGATAATTTTAATATATGATCATCAAAGTTATACCATTTTGCGTCACATAAATAGTATGTATTATCTTTGTAAAATTCCCAATTATAGTCAGTAATAGCATCTAACTCTTTGTTTAGTAACTGGGTATCAAATGTGCCTTGTATCTCAAGTGTGTAGTCTGTTATGTATCCCATGATAGTCCTTTAAATCAGTAGTTCAGGGTAGTTTGCGGTAAGAAATTTTTGTAAGTCTTTTGGTAGCACAGAAATCGATTCTTGATAACGGAAGTGATCATATAGAGATGTATAAGTATCTACACGATATTCTTTTTTGCTGACTTTTTTCTGAGTCTTAGAGAAAGCCGCCATTATCGGAATAGCCTGTTCTGAAGCTTTAAATTCTTTATAGCTTTGTACTGAAATCTGATAGTGTAGATTATTAAGATTAAATGTTATTGATTTTAGTACATTTGAGTAACCTTTACGGTTTTCTTTAAACGCTAGGTTTAAACTAGTTAGTATTGTTTTAATAGTAGTAACATCAAATTCTCGGATCAGTAAATCAACATCCGAAGATTTTTTAGCACCTCCCCATAAACGGGAGCCAAAAAGTATTACATACGGTTCTAGTTCGGTAGGTACATAGTTTTCTGTATCAGGTAATTTAACAGGAAAAAGTTTCTGGTATAAGTATTTTAACATGGATATCTCCTATAGATTCTTTAAAATTATTTAAAAAGCTTTGGCTTATCTTTAAGTTTAAGACGGATATCTTGAGCTAAAGCCCAACGTAAGTCGGGGTTCTCATCCCACAGTTTCACAGAGTGGGCTATAGTCATAAGTTGAGACTCAATCTTATCAAAGTGTTCTTGAGTGAACGGTTCCTTGAATTCGAAATGTCGGCAAGGTAACGTTTTTGTAGGACGTACGATGTATTGAAGTTCAATCTGTGATACAGGTTTCCCTAGCTTGGTTAAAATGTATGCGTAGACATGAGCTTGCATACGGTAAGCATAGGATATACCTGTAGGTTTTTGACCTGCAGTTTTGTAATCCCGTACTGAGTATGTCCCATTACCTAATGGTAATAAGGCGTCATAAGTTCCTGCTGTGTAAATACCTGGTAGTAACTTCCAGTGTATGAATTGTTCTGTGGAGTCAAACGTACGGCCAGATACACAAGCATCGATGAGAGTGGTAGACATATCCTTCCAAAGCGTATCAATGTCTGCACGATCGTAGTCTATAGTTTGCTTTGTAAGGTAGTCATTAACTAGTTCTGATGAACTACCGGGGGACTCTTTTTTAGCGGCACAATCTGCGAAGTGATGAACGATGTTACCTAGCAGCGTACTAGTAGAACCTTCGAAACCGGATTCACCTAGCTTTGTCTCTCCCCACCATTGGCGAGGTGTAGCAAAAAATTTTGAAACACCTGAAGGTGAAATACGTGTAAAGTCGGAAGAGCCGTGGTCTGCTGATAGTTGGTCACTGCCGTCGTAGTAGTCTTGAATCATGGTAAGCCTTTAAATAGAAAGTTCTGGGAATTGAGAATATATTAGAGTTGCAACAGTTTTAGCTATCTCAGTTGATGGTAACTTGCTGTTACATAACTTGTATATAGTAGGATTTGTAGATCTGCAAGAATAACAAGAAAAACAAGTACTGTCGTATGGGCATAAAAAATCATTATCTCTGGTAATGAAGAATACTTCGTTTAAATACTGTTTTCGTGTATTATCGATTGTATCTACAATCTTTATAGTACATCCATCATCTTTATAGGTACCATAAATAGTCATATGAATAGTTCCGGGTATTTTCCCTGCCAATGTGATAGAGGTTTAATGTACTTTTGTAATTCTGATAAGTTCTTTGCATGTAAAGTAACAGTAGATGGGTTACGTGTATTATAGACAAAACCTAGGATAGAGGCTGTTATATCTTCAGAGAATTCAATGTACTTAATTTGGATACTGGTAATTTCAAAAACAGTGTCGTGTGATTTAGGATATACATATTGTTTCATATAAATAGCTCCGGGTATTTGTAAGGTATGTCTTCGAAGGACTCTACATCAGCTACTACTAATAACTGGCACTCTTCTTCGTTTGCAATCCAGTCAACATCGTTTGATTCTGTAGCGCGTTTATCGGAGTCGTCATAACCTACTTCACACAGCTGTTCGAGAGAGTCAAAATTCGAAGAGAACCACTTATCAGTAATATAGATGTATATACTGTGTACCTGAAGAAGTGTGGTAGCGCGGTATAATCTAACTGTCATATAAAATACTCCGGAAAGGCATTCACTAGGTTCTCACGTGAGGTGAATGAACCTATGATTGTTGGTGGTACTAGTCGATAAGCTTTATTAAACTCTGTAACTCTTTCCCAATTAGTAATAGTCATATCAGTAATATGCTGAATATATAAATCATCGTGTAATAACCCTGCGTACCAAATACCGTCGGGGGTATCCTCATTGAGAAGATCTAGGATAGCCTGTTCTGTAGGTGATTCGGTTAGTAGTTTTTTAATAGCATGGTAGTTTAGCGAATTCGGTGTTAAGTGACGTGTTTCTTCGGTAAGTGTAAGAACTAGGTCACCATTATCCAGAAGAATATGTGTCATGGTAGTGTTTCTCCAATTTAAAATAATGAGATAGTGTAGATACAGAATCATTACGTAATGTGTATAATAACGGATACTTTTTCTCAATATTTGTAAAATTGTAAGTGTACGTAGGTTCTTTACATGTGATACCGAATAACGAATCTAATGTACTGACTATTCTCGCGTCTAATACTGCTTGTTTATAGTTATGTAGCGGACGTTCCTGTACAGCAGTATTTAAATCATCAGGTATGTTCGAGACGTTTTGCAATACGCGATGTAGGTTATAACTATTATAATCTCCGTGCACTGAACTATCAGTATAATCTGGTCTAATGTTAAAAGTAATAGTATTGCTGGTTAATATTTTTTTCAAGTAGTCTATAGCTAAATGTGCTTTAGGTAGCTGTTCTGCAATACTAATGTACTTTTGCTGAATTCCGTAAATCTGTGGGATAGAGATACCTAGTGTTTGTGATAGATAATTTCTTAGAGATACTATAGCTTCTCGTTCATCGTAAGTGAGTTCATAAGTTGAGCCTTTTAACGGACAGTAAAGTATTTCTTCTGTGTTTGTAGCTAGGTCGTAGTCGTACGCAGAGTAAGCTGAGCTACCAAAATTTTTTAGTGGTATAGTACCAACTGTTAGTCGGGATTGTTTTTCAGGTTTTTCGAAGTCAGATACTTTCTTGTAATCGGTAATACCTAAATACTGTAAGTAGCTTTCGATCTTTGGCGTAGTTATAGTAAAGTCATCTTTTGTTAACGTATTAGGAGCGATAAAAACTGCAGAAGTACTAGAGTACTGTTTTACGACATGACTATACTGTCTTTGATCAACAATGATAAAATCAGCTTCTTTGACATCGGAAAATGATGCGCGACGATCAGTGATTTTAAAAGTTTTTTGATAATAGTTAGTTTTTAGTGAGAATACAAAATCAGGATGAGACCATCTTATATAGTTGTCAATAACTAGTGTACCTTTAGTAATAGACGGATGCGCAAGCTGTGGTCTTAATGCATATGGTACTTTGTCCCATAAAGAACTAAATAGCAATAATTGTTTAAAAAGTGTGGGTTCTTTTTTAATAGATAGGTTTGCGCGATTAATTATAATAGTTTCTACGTTTTTTATAAAATCTACAAGAAATGCTACGGTCGGTTTATCGTAAGTTAGTGATTCTCTACCTGGAGTAATTGAAATTGAACCTAAAGGTACACGAAGCACTAGGTTATCGTAGTTAGATCTAATCTGGTATTGGTCTAAAGAATAAACAACATTTCCCATTAGAACTACGTTACTTTGATGGTGAGTAGAATCTAAAAGATAAAAATCTTGATGTTCGATAAGTGTGCTAAGTTTTGGTAGTTCCGTATTGATTATAGGTTTATGGTCAAAATACTTATAAAGGTTCTTTGCTTTTTCATGGAAAGTAGGGATGTCTTCTGCTTGTACAGGAAGTGATAATCGTAAGCCGTTAGGTTCAGAAGTAGGTGTAGTGCCTAGTGACATACTGACTGGTAGATCATCTTTTAAAGATATCAGGTAAGTGATCTTCATACCGTTGTAGAACGATTCAACAGTGAAGTTTGATGCGTAAGCTAAAGCTGACATACGTCCGATACCGAAAGTACCGTTGTATTCATTAGAATCTCGTTTAGTAGAGGCTCCGAATGTGCAGAATAGTCCAGTGATATCTTTTTCTGCTAAGCCTGTTCCATAGTCGCGTACAGAAAACTGTGCGTTGGAAGTAGTAGGTAAATGAACTTCGAACTTCGGTGTATGGCCGGCTTCTAGACAAGCATCAATGGCGTTTGTCGACCATTCTCGAATACTGGCTAAGATAGTATCATTATATACGTTTGTAGTTAACATTTTAAACATGGAAGCGTTTACTTCAATACTAAAATCAGTAGTATTTATATCTGTTGTTGTAATATAGGAATTTGTAGTTGATTGTTTCATTCATGATCCTTTAAAGTTTTTAAAATTATTTCTTTATTTTTAATAGCATAACATTCTTGTTTTCCATGAAATTGTAGTTTTGGTAAATATTTATATTGATGATAGCTATTATGAAACGTTTGCTCTAATTCACATATATATCTTGGTGACCCTTCAATTATTTGAAGAACTTTCCATTGATACGCCATATTGTATTTTCCATTGAAACGACGTTCTAACGTGTTAAATGTTTTACCTATTTTAAGAAAACGTTCTTCTTCATTCCAGCACTCAATTATATAGACTTTGTAACCGTTTTTCTCTTTTCCTTGTTCAATCCAATCGGAGTAACGCCATCCTCCATGTGTTTTACAGTGTGGGCATCCAGCTCCTCTTTTATGATCTGCTGGTCTTTGTTCAAAATATGACTCGCAGTTATTACAAAAAATTGTTACTTTTGCCTGGTTTGTTTGATATACAGTATTACTGTAATCATATTTATCACCATGACAAATTTGAGCTTTAGAGATAAACTCGTTTGCTGCTTTAAGTTTATTTTGTTCTGCTACTTGTTTTGCAGAGCATGATGAACATGCAGCATTTGGATTTTGTTTATGCTGTTCTGATCTAATTTCTTTTTCTATACCGCAACTATTACATTTACATAGGTAGTAACGTCTTGTTCGTTTAGAATTGCTATTAATTAAGCGTGTTCCTAAGTCTTTAATAAAAATCATAAGCACCTTTTTGAGTTAATTAGTTTTATTATGACGACCATTTGCTTAAAGGTGCATGAAATATCCTATATAAACAATTCTGGGTGTGATTGTTTTGTAGGTAGCTCGTTGAATGCACCTGCAATTAAGTAATGTCTACCTGCAGCCCATTTTGACATAGTATCTAAAGAAATAGTACGAGGAAAGTTCCAGCTACCTATATAATCAAAAGGAAGTGATAAACATTCAGTAATGGCATCACTCCAATCTATAGAAGATTGATGAGATTCAGGGCACATTAGTATAAACTCATTATCCCATTGATCTTGTATTAAGTAATACATGAAATATCCTAAATTAGTAGTTCTGGGAATTTTGTTAAGAAGTCAGATGGATGTTCGGCTTTAGCGAGATGAATTGTTTGTATGTATAGATCGCTGTTGCTTCTTAATGCTTTACAATATTCTTCAATCGTAGAGAAATCATGCATAACAATGGTTCCATCGTCATCATCAGGTGCTTCGCAACCTTCAATAGCAGTATGGACGATTTCTTGTAGTGATCCCCATTGACCATTTCCATGCCAGCAGTTTTTGATGTCGTCAATAATTGCAAATGAATCCCGAGCTTCTTGGTCAGTGATAAGATGGTACATAAAATTCCTTTAAATAAATAATTCTGGATAAGATGTTTTAAACCAAGCTAAATCACGATCTTGGAATTCAGAGATAAGTGGAGTAATAAGTTGTCTAAAGTTTAATTCGTATACTTCACGAGTACGACTTTCAGATAAAGTTTCACAGGCTCTACTTGCTGGGCAATTATCACATACTCCGGTAGTCGAACATTCTGCGTAATCAGCTAAATCTGTAACATGTCCTTGTTCCACTGCTTGTAAAAAATTGATGTACATAGTTATAGGGTGCATAGGTGTCCTTTAAATAAATAATTCTGGGTGAGACTGTTTTGTAGGTAACTCGTCGTAAGTACTAATAAGTTTCCAGTCATATCCTTCGGCCCATTCACGCATTCCTGATTCAGATTGATCATCAGGGTAAGTCCATTCGTGAGCACCATCTGTCACTAAGTTAAAACATTTTGAAATACTGTTATACCAGTCATACGATGACCTGTTATTTTTAGGGTTTACAATAATATAATCAAAATTAATAGGGTCGTAAATGAGATAATACATAGAAATACTTAAAATAAACGAGCTATCTGATTTTGCATTGCTTCTGAGCGAACTTCTTCGAATGGTACATCCCAGTATTCTTGAATATCTGCGTAGAGTGATTTAGCGTCTTCCAAAGAACCGCCGAGCTCACGAAGATGGTACATAGCTCGTATAACATTACGAGATGCAGAACCCCATGGGGCTTCAAATGCGTAGTTGAACGTAGTGAGTGGATCTTTCAATTGTGCTGATTTTTGAGCAGAGGTAAATGTCTGATCTTTGTGCTTTTTATCGGCTTCCAGTTCTTTGGCACGAATGAGATAAGGACGAGCTTCCAATGGAGAAGCATCTAGGTTGGAAATAACTGGACGATCGGCATAGCTAAAGAATATTTGAGATTGAGGTAGTGGATCTACTCTGAGCGCCAAGTCTTCTGCTATACCTAGATAGAAGTGCTTCCAAGCAATCGGTGAAAGTTCGACGGTAGAGTCTAGCTCGATGAGTACTCGGAACTTGTACTCGTTGTCAGGATCACTAGATAAGGCGATATGATGGTTTATGTCGGATAGCATGAAGTGAGCTTCAGATGCTGTAATAGGTGAATCATCTATGTCTAAGACTACCCACTTGGTTCCACCAAGAATGTTTTCTTTACCGCGAACTCCGTTACGGAATTTAAACGGTGAATAAGCATAGTCACCTTCTAATAGGTTTGAGAGATCGTTGAAAGTAGTATCGTTGACATCAAAGCCATATGCGGTAGTGACAGAGATATCATGTTTAGCAGTTCTTACAGCTTCAGAATCACCATTAGTGATAGCAATGTTAAGTCGTGTACAATCAATGGGTTTAAATGATATGCCCACAACTTCAGTTTTAATAATCGGTTCATATTGTAATGCACCTCCTTCGTTGATTATTGAGTAAATACCAGAGGTATCGTAGCCGGAAGCTAGGTGAACTAGTTCTTGCAGCTTTCCATGGGATACTGAGGTTACGTAGTTGTTTTTCTTTAGGTCATATACAGATATAACTGCTTTGCCGTTTTCTTGTACTTGAGTTTTCATAAAATCTGCAAAATGTTCATAAGGCGATTTACTAATTTCGGTTTCGAAGTTGTGTATATCATCAGATAGCATCTCAATAAATTGCATAGCTTGTTCGTAGTGATGTTTCTGTATACTAGAAGCTTTCTCTATGAAGGCAAATGTAGAAGATAGTTTTAAAGCACGCCACTGATTGTGTAAACGTACAAGAGAACTTAGAGAATCGGGATTGGTTGACTGAGCTACGTAATCTTTATTATATCTTCGGTAAAGTTTGAATAATTGATCTACTTCAGTACTAACTGGTAAAGGTGTGTTAGCGTGAGTAATCCCATATTTAGCAACATCAATAAAGTAGTCTTCTATTAATTCTCTTGCTTTTGCGGCTTTATCATCTTGGACTTCTTCATATTCTAGTAGTAATAGGGGATCGTTGCTGAAATCAGGTTCAGGTAAAACTTCGTTGTTGAAGTATATTATAGATCTACGAGCTAGTTTAGAAGCTAGTGCATTTATAAATTTATGCCTAACTGCTTCATTGTACATAAGAATATTATAGCTACCCATTAAAAGAGCGTTAGTAGGTACACCTGTTAGCTTTTTAGATCGGAATTCAGAACCTTTTGTGTTTTTAGCTGGTATATCCCCTAGATCATAAGAGATTGCTAATGCTTTAATCAACTCGTCTGTGTCCTTGTTGCTGGAGAATTCATCACTCATTTCTGAGGTTACGACTAAAGGGGCTCCTAGAGGCGCTGTCATGATTTCTTCTGCCAAGGCTACAAAACCTGGAGCAGTAGTAAATGCTGTCTCATAAGTAGGACAGTATTTGCGGTAGTTGTTATACACTTCAGGTACACTAGGTAATTCCTCACCAGCTTTCTGTGCTTCTTCTATAGCTTTTTGAACCAAGGTATCTTCTACATGGGCATCGATAATTTTGTAAGCTTTAGCAAATGCTTTAGAAGCCATCTTGTAAGAGGAGTCTTTACCTACTCCTGAACCGGCGGCAATCACCGTGATAGCGTTAGTAGGGCAGATGGTGCCGTCTTTGAGTTCTGCAGATCGTCTGAACTGTGAGGCAAAAGTGGTTAATACGCTTACTGCAATTGTGTATTTCATACGGTCAGGCACGTTAATTACAATAGTGTCTGAAATTTGTTTAATTAGGTCGTTAGCCTTTGGGTTAAGAGCTTGGCCTAAAGTTTGCGTTAGCGAATTTAGCATTGACATTAAAGTCCTTTATAATTAAATTTAAAATGTTTCTAGAAAATAGTTCAGTATTGCCGGACGAAAGTAACGGATCTCCTGTATACTTATAGTTGCTATATTTTTTAAGTATACTTTGCTCCATTTGATAAGCTGTAGAAGCTGCCGGAAAATCCCATAAATATAGTATGTTAATACTAGTAAGTTCTTTTACTAAGAATCTTTCGTTCACAGTTCGGTTAGTAATACCTATTTTGTATGCTTCTCCGTTATTAATAGATAAATAATACAATATAGCCGGTTTAGTTAAATTAAAGCCGTGTAAAGCACAATGCGGACAGCCACGGGTTCTTAGTAAATTATCAGGAGTAGTCTTGAAAGTACCTCCACATTTATGGCGTACTTCAATCTTAGTTCTTGCAGTAACGTAGTTTCCTACTACAGTATAGTCAGTACCCAATTTTTTAGAAAAGTTTTTAGCTGCTTGTACTTGTTTATCTTTATTTGTCTGTATTAGTTTTTGCACTGAACACACTTTGCAAGTTTTAGCTTTTAGATGGTTAATAGGTATTACAAGGGATACAGTTGCACAGCTGTTATGTTTTATTACTACTGGTGTTAAAGCATTTTTATAAACTACTTTAGCGTAGTCAAAAGCATCACCATGTATAGCTTTAGCCTCAGTAACAAATTCTTCCGTAGTTTTAGTTCTACTATCAGGCGTATCTTTGGAACAATGGGGGCATCCCTGTTTTCCAGATAAGTGATTATTAGGTTTCATAGCAAAAACACCGTGCTGTCTGCAAGTAATTTTTACTTTTGTATGACTAGTTGTATACACGGTATTTTCGTAAGTGTACATGTTATTATGTACTGCATTGGCTTTAGTTTTGAATTCTTCAGTAGTTAATCGTATAGGCATATAAGCTCTTCTTGTTTATTTCCTATACTATAGCATATAAAGACTTAAAGTACACTGATTGCTGTAACAATCTGTTTTACATGACCGTTAAGTGATGGGGTCAAAGCATTGTGTGTATCTAGTTCTTTTTTACAGATTTCTAGCATTGTCATTTTGTGTCCTTAGATAAAGTATTCTGGATATTTAAGTTTAAGCTCTTCGAAGTTTGAGATATTAAGTGGAGTACAGGTAGTAATAGTATCACCACCATCTGTTTTCATCTTATCAGGAAGAAAAGTAGTGTTATTGGCCATATTTTTAGTTAGTTGGTATAGAGCTGTTTCTGCGGTCTCGCACCATGGTCCGGCATTAAAACCTTTAAGTATTTTAAAATCAGAATTAGCTACTGCGTAGTGGAATTCCATCTCACGTTTTAACAAGTAGTACATTACAGTCCTTATATAAATAGTTCAGGATTGTTCTTTTTAAAATCAGAAGTATTGAAGTGAGCGTCGTGCAGTACTCCATCTGTATCGATATATTGGAATGAAATCACTTCGATGTCATGTAGTCCGTATCCTGAGCTAGGGATATAATCCCATAAACATTCTGTAATATCATCAGATAAATTTACAGAGTTACGATCGGATAGCTCACCCCAGCCTTTGATGTCTCCATTAAATAAGTAGTAAAAAGCGAGTACGTTGTCTTCTAGTTCGGCTAAGGTGACAGTAGAAGATTGTTCAGTATAGTCGCCGTCATTAGTATCACCTTCGACAGTTAATAGATAGACATCTTTTTCAGTAATAGGTGTGTGAGTAACAAATTTTGACATGTAATTCCTTTAAATTGTATATTCTGGATGTATTTTAGCGATTTTATCATATATGTGCTGTGCTTCTTCTTTAGTATTAAAATATGTTAATTCGTTTAGCTGTTCAAAACCTATATCGTCCATAGCAGTATCCCAATTGATAATTTCGCCAGTTGTTAAAATGTACATATCGTCAGTAATAGCAATAAAATACTTATCAAATGTGGATAACTTAATAATTCTCATAATAGCCCTTAGATTAGTAATTCTGGATAGCGGTTAAATAGTTGTTTTGCGGATGAGATATCAGTACCATCAATAGATAAGATTACAGGATGTTTATGAAACTCGTCGTGTAAGCAACCGTAGGTAATACACATTGCACGAGATGGCTGTTCAGAGGTATTCCAAGCGCTCTCAAAATAGCAACAAAATGCTTCATGCATATTATCGCCTGCTGTTATAGCGGCCATACCATTGTCGTTGAAAATAAGAAAATAGTGATGGTACCATTTAACTAGATGTAACATTTGTTTCCTTTAAATAGCGTTGTATAGAATTCCATAGCCAATAAGTAGCGCAGGCATCGGTAGTTGAATATAATAGCATCTGAGGATCGTACATCTGTTCTATAGTAAAATTATCAGCAGAGATTCCCCAAGCACCATACTTGTGTCCAGCGAGCTGCTTCAAGCCGGTTTTAGCCTGTGTGATATCAGCATGGTTAAGTATAGTCTTTGCAAGTATCTGAGTGTCTTCATAAAGTAGTGGAAACTTGCCAGTATGAAATTGTAAATGTTTGAAGTCAAAGCTTGCGTTATGCCAGACTTGACGGACAGGAGTAGTGGTTAAGAAGTTGAGAATACGTTTAGTAATTTTAGGGTTATCTAGTATAAATACATAGCCTTCATGATCATTTAGAGCTATGCTGCAGTGAGTTAGCTGTGTATGGGATGGATGATCAAGGGCTGTTGCTTTAAGGCGAGATTCAAGGGTAATACGTTCTTTACGCGGTAGGTCAGTTTCGAGTAGCTCTTTGTAGTGAGTTAGGTCGTCGGTAGTATACTTAACAGCGACCTCAAAGTCAGCAGCGAAGAGATCGGTTTTTGAAATCTCGTGAAGAAATCGGTTAGCTTCTAAAACTTTGTTTGTAGATTTGTAAGTTACAGAGATAGGTCGTTCCAAAGTATGCTCCTAGATGTATTCTTCAGGGTATTTTTTTCAATGGCGTTTTTTGACATAAGTTTCAAACTTATGTACGATAAACCTCATTGGAGTAAAAGACCATTTTAATTTAGTGAAAAAATCGTTAATTATTGTCATTACCCAAATTAGTAAAAATAGAGGGTAGGAAATTGGCCAAAGTAGTATAATAATAAAAGCGATAAGCCAATCAGGATATTTAATAACTATTGCCTTTAGAAACTCTTCAGTAAAATCATAATTTTTAGGGTTGTTAATAAATTTTTTAATTTTTATTGATATATCGTAACAAAGTAAAATTGAAGGCATACTAATTGCACCTAATGTATACCAAATTACAGGTAAGTATAATTCCATAAAGACTCCTAAAGAAATAGTTCAGGAAAGTTTTCTATACAGTAAGCTTTCGCAATTTTTAAATTTGTTGAATGTTGAATCTTATGGTTAGTCCATGTAGCCTTATGCAGTGTCGATGAGTATGTTAATTTAGAAGGTGTATTACAAATATTACAATCGTAATCTGAAAAGTTCTTAGCATCCTTACGTATATGTTTACCTTTCAAAGCTTTAAAACATGAATGGCAAACAGTAAAAGTTTTTGAACAACTGAGGTTCGCTTGTGTAAAATCTTTTCGCAATGCCTGGATATCCGTACGTGTAAATGTCATTTCTTCTAATATGTCGTCCGGTATAGCATGTAAATTAGATAAAGCTTCTGTAGTTTGTCTAATTTTACGGTAGCGTGTACCTGCGAGTTGACGCTTGCTGAGTGGTGTATACGAAAACATAAGAATCCTTATATAAAGAGTTCAGGATACTGTTCTTGAAAAGTATCAGGATCGATAGGTAGTGTACTACGATAGATGCAGTGAAAAGTTTTACTGAGACATGTATTAATAAATTCGTCTAAAGTCATATTAACTTCCTCTGTACTACTTAAATCAAGAGGTGTATTAATTGCTGACATAATATTACTCTTCCATTCGGACCAATCTGTTCTATATTTATCGTAAAAACCGTACCAACAACGTCCAGTAGATATATCCTGCATAAGTACGTACTCAATCATTTGCAGCCTTATATGAAGTATTCTGGATATTTATTACGGGCTTGAGTTTCTGTTAAAAGATTTTTAACGAATGTTCGACGACGTGTAGTGTTTGCAAGTCTGAAGGTGTATATACATTTAGTATCAGAAAATACTACTTTATTTTCATTAAGTTTAGGTAAATAAAGAAGTGTCTTCCAGTCTGTATCATAATAATACGGTGCGTAGAAAAGATGGTTCTGTAAATCATGATTTTTCATATAAGAAACTCCGGATATTGATTTTCAAAGGATTGTTGATCAAATGTTTTTAAAAATTCTTCGTAAGGTTGATAACCACTATGCAATATACAATTTCCATCTTTAGAAATAATGCAATTATTACAAGAGTCGATACCGAATATTCTACATGTGGTACCGCTGGCTCTTAAGTTATTAAGTGTAGAGTACGACTGTTTAAAAATATCCCAAAAATCAGGATGAAGTTCTGCGATGTTCACGATAAACCTTATATAAGTAATTCCGGATACTCGTCAAATATACCATCATCTTTGCAAAGTGATAGTGCGTATTCTTGACATGACATATGTAAGTCATAACTAGCGGATAAAGGACAATCTTCACACATCATATCCTTACAGTATCCTTCATTAACTGCGTATGAAAATGTAAATGTTTTTGGCTCAGGAGTAGGGTTAAAACTCCATATAATAGGATAATCGCCTATAGTATGCTTGATTGTCATAGTGGTCCTTAAATCATGTATTCTGGAAAGTCATCTGGATGACCTAGAAGTACGGTATCGTTATTCTTGATGTGTTGCTCAAAAACGCTACCTGGCCAATCGTAGTCTGTATAACGAAGTAAAAAAGTATATGTTGAAGATGTAGTACGTGTTGCATCGTAAGTACCTATAAAAATGTTACCAGTGTTTAACACTAGTTTATACAGGTACCCATCCCTCATTTCCACTACTTTGTTTTAGTAGTGATTTTTAGGAACAGACCTTTGCTACCTGTAATATCTTCATCGAATTGAGCGATCTTCATGTAGTCTTTGTGGTCCTCTTCTTTGTGAGCTTTCAAGAATGAGTTCAGGATTTCGATTTCCAAAGAATGGAAGAATGCAATTGCCGGCATAGCATCTGCAGCTTTGTCATTTGCTTTGATGTATTTCTCAAAGAAAGTTTCTGTAAGCTGGCGCTTCTGAATAGCTTCTTGTTTACTGGTTAGTTTTGCGATTTTCTTAACGATGGTTTCGATCTTCTGTGTTTTGTTCTTCTCGATAACAGCTTCTACGTCTTCAAGTTTGACGACTTTAGCGTAGTTGTTGTAGAACGATAAGAATTGACCAGCTAGCTCAGAACCAAGTTTACCCTTCATAATAGGGAAATGAACTTCTTTCGGAGTCTTGTTCATATTGTCTACAAAGGCACCTAGTTTAGCCCATGATCTAGGGGTAGCTCCTACGTCACCGTTTTCCGGCATCCAGTGTAGGCGATCAGGGTGTTCAGCGATAAAGTCTAGTACGACAGAGTTTACTTTACTGCTGCGTCCCCAGGCTAGCCATGAAGCAGTATCAGCTTCTAGTTCTGCGTGGATAAAACGGTCGATCAGAGCAGGGTCCATTTCGTCAACCTGATAGTCATCAGCTGGATTGATAGCTGCAACGATTGTAGTAGCACGACCGTCGATATATGGAAGTTTGTGGGAGTGAAGTTCTTTGTTCAGTACAAGTTGTAGTGTAGCTTGACGTACATCGAGTGTAGAACGATTGAGTTCATCCAGGAATAG